ATTAACAACAGATGTGTTATTTGTAGTATTAGAAACGTTTGTAGTATTATTAACTGTAGTAAACGTATTGTTTACTGTGGTATTCTGAATAACCCCAACTGCTCTTTCGCCAATACGATTTGCAGTAGTATTGTTTTCAGTTACAGAACGAGAATCACTTACAGTATTAAACGCGACATTTGCTTCTCTTGTAGAAACAACAGTTCCTTGAACAACTTGCGAGAGACCATTGGCAGAGAAAGAATTTGTTGCAGAAGTTGTGACGAATGGAGATCTGTTAAACGGATCATCACAAACTCTAAAATTCTTAGTTCCTGTTCTAAACGTACCAGCGGGAATTCTAAACTGAATTGCAAGTTCGCCGTTAGCATCAGTAACTAGTGAATCGCCATAATCACCTGTGCCATTAGTAATAGCATACTGAGAATATTCTGCAGGATCAGTTGGAGATGCAGTTAAAGCAGCACTTGATAGTGGGCGACAATGTGCTGTAACATCAATACCGTCGAAGAATGGATAAATTCTGGTTGCAGGTTTCATTCTCGAGCACTTAACAGTAACTGTAACGCTTCTCATATATGGAATGATAGAAGCATTTGTTACACGATCACCAAGATCTCTTGTGATGGTTTCAGGTGTGACAGTCATAGTCACACCTTGACGAGTTTGGCGCTGTGTAGTGGTAGTAGTTGAAATCTGTATTTGCTCTTGGAATAACGTATCACCAGACACACGAGTCTGTCCACCAGTATTGGTTGTGGCAGTGGAGGATGAACGACCAGTTACGATGTCCTGCCAATCATTCCACTGAGTTCCCCAAGAATTTGCCATAGCAGCAAAGTTGTCGTAGTTACCGTCGAAGTTTACAGCAAGATCAGGACTTTGTGCAGTATCAGTCCAGTTATCAACTGGAGGATCAAGAGTCATATCACCAACATAGGAGAATAAAAGATCTCCCACACAGTTTCTTGCCTTAGAAGCAAATGTATTCTGAGTAAGAACAGTATAGTTATATGGAAGTGTTAGTAGGTCACCCGTTTTCTGCACACCAATAGAATTTGTCGAATCAAAGATTAAATCGACATTCTCAATATTAAAGAATGGGCGAAGTTCTTGATTGATTGCATCAATCGAGCAACTGTAGTTGAGATCCTTTGGATTACCTACATTATGACCCGTAAACGCATCTACCAGAATACCATGCTTAAATCTGTTCAGAGTGTCATCAGCAGCACTAGGAATGAACAGCGACTCAGTTGACTTTTCGAGAAGAGTCAAAGAAGTGTAGTATTCTAAACGAGTAATACGTTGCGCAATTGCACCGATATCGCGCATTGTATAACGACGATTATCAAGAGTGCGGAAAGTTACACCATATTCATTGCGTCCAGTTGACTTTGCAACATTGGGAGCGAGTGATGGGAATGGCGGAATTGTAACAATGGCAATGCACATTGCGTTTTCTGGAGTAAGTGGTTCAACTGGAGTCAGTGATGGAGTTCCGTTCACGGCACTAAACACACCATTATCATCCAATACGATCTTATCTATACGACCAACATAATACTCATAATTAATATTGATTTCTTGCTCTGGTCTAGGAATAGTAAGACCGAACGAGGCAGGATCAATCGTAGTAGAAGTTGCTGGATTGACTGGAACTGTAGCAATATTAGCAAAAGTAACAGGTACGATCGAATCAGTAATTCTTACTCTGAAGTCCAGCGTATCGCGAAGATCATACGACTCACCAGTTGTGGGTGAGTTATAGATCGGAATCTCGTATGTTTTTATAAACGGACCATCGATCTCATCTTCGTCTATTTGATATGAGTCGACTGCGAAGTAACCAGCATTTGATGATGCTTCAGTGTGTGTAAAGTAACTGATCTTAGCAACTAGATTAAATCCAGCGAGAGAAGCAGCACCATTGACTGCATTAAGTTTACCAAGTTCGTATGTGTTATCACGTTGACCATTATCCAGAATATATTGTGACTTAATATCTGTGCCAGTTGTTACGATATCTGAGTACGATGCTGCTGATACTGGTGCTCTATAAACAGCATCAACAGAGAAGATGTCTGCAACACCAAGATTTAATGAGGTTCCGCCACCTACCTTAAAGAAGTATTGAGCATTGTTGCCTGTACCTGTTAGATTGACTGCACTACCACCTGACGTTGCTGATACTCTAAAGGCATTGGCAGTTAGTCCAGCAGAAATAACATAATACGTAGTACCGCTCGTTAATCCCGTAATACTTGTTCCACCACCATTGTAATATACTACAGCATCACCAGAAGAATATCCGTGGGCAGTATATGTGAATGTTTCAGTAGAAACATCTACTGCAGAAGTTAGAATTTTATGAGACAAATCAAAGGCAACATATCTCGCTCTGTTCAGAGTTTTAACAAGAGGTGCCGCAAGGTTTACTTCAACCGTAGCATAGATGGTAACAGTATCGGTAAATACAGAAGAAGAACTATCTTCCAAAGCAGTAAAACTGATAATTTGAGCAGAAGCATCTAGTGCATCAACTGTGCCTGTTGTCAGATCTATAATTTCACCATCAGTGTCTTTTACCATCAACAGATTGTTGTTGATATACGACTCAATCGCATCATTTTCATTTTGTATAAAGAACTCATTACCCGAAAGAGTAATGCTACCAGCGCCTCCAGAAATAGAAATACCTTCATATACCTTGGTATAATATAGAGATGTTTCGTAACTACCAAACTCTGCATCGACACCAGGAGCAGCAGGTTTGATTGTCTTAGTAGCACGCGATGGCATTCTGTAGAGAAGTTTATTATATTGTGATGAATTCAATACAGATTCAAAAACGTCAGCATAACCATCATTGCCACCATCTTTTGCATAATACAATCCAGCAACATCAGAGAAATTTCCTGCAGTCATTTGAACATCATAGACATAGATATTATATTTTGCAGCAACAGAACCAACCGCTCCGTCTACGTATTCAATGTGACGAACACGAGCACTACCATCTACGCTGTTATCGAAGAAGTACTGAGAATCGTTACCTGTTCCTGTAAGATTAATAACTGTTTCAGTTGTATATGTTAGACCAGTTAGAGTACCTGCCGTAGTTACGATCGCGACATCAGCTTCGGTTGTTAGAGTAAATCCAGTAACATTTGGTGAGGTGCCAGTTACGGCAGAGACTTTATAAACAGTACCTGTTGCGTAACTAGTAATAGTACCAGTTCCACCAAGTGTACCAGTAATAGTAATACGATCAGCAACAGCTAGTGTTGAGTTGCCACAAGTAAACTGACCAGCAGTACCAGAAGTAGCAACAGTCGCTGCAAGAGTGCCAGATGTTGTTGCTGCCTTAACTTTAAATGCGTTAGCAGTTAAACCAGCAGTAGCAACGTAATATGTAGTGCCACTTGTTAATCCTGCAGCACTTGTGCCGCCGCTGTTGGAATATACTACAGCATCACCAGAAGAATATCCATGAGAAGTGTAAGTAAATGTATCAGTAGAAGTATTTACTCCCGACACAGGAATTTTGGTACCATTACGCAGAGAAATCTTAGAACCATCTAGTGGCAAATAACCCTTATAATCGGTCACAACAACATAGTTACCATAAGCAGAACTGATGGGAACACTATAATTTTTTACAGTGTCGATACCCTTTTCAGTGAAGGCATATTCTGTCTGGCGAGTTTCATACTCATAACCGCGAACATATGCCTTACCCGCTTCAAGTCCAACTGCCAGAAGAAACTCATCACCACCAAGTTCCGTAGTATAAAGACCATTGTTTGTAGTATCATCAAGGTGTTCACGAACCAGAACAGGGAATGACTTTACTGTATAGTTACCCGATTCGTCATATGTTCTGCGTGCTAGATTTTCGCCAAGTTTAGCATAGATGTCAGAAGTATGTGTTCTATTAAGTCCACCAGCAACAACTGTTGCAACTTCATAATATCCATCTGGAATTACATCGGGAGTTTCAACGAAAATCAGATCTGTTGAAACATAATATCTGTCTGCTCCTGGAGCAGCAAAGTTATATGTACCTTGTGCTGGATCGAGCAGAGTTTCATCATCACCAGAGTCTGTAATTTGCTCATCTGCACCAACGCATATACTACCTGTTGGATTGTATGTATACTTTGAAAGATAAATTGTCTGTGAAGTATGGAGAATAAATTTGCCATCGATATAAAGAATACCGTCACCAAGAGTCATACGAGTAGCACGACCCCAATAGTTATTTGTCAATACGTCAGTGTCAACTTCAAGTGCTTGAACAGTAAATTCATCACCATCAAGAGATGCAGTATTTGACACAACTGTTAGAGTCTCTGCACCAATGAAGTGAACAGTATTTGTGCTACCATCACCGCTGGTATATCTTAGATAAAGAGTTCCTGGATCTGTTGCTGTTGCTGCAATTGCGTCTACGATTACCGCTGTAAGACCGTTGCTACCCTCGACTGTAGCACCGATATATGATGGAAGAGACGCATTTCCAGCAGCATTTGCATCAATCTTTACATATGATAATTCATTATCGATCTGAACGTCGCAACCCGAAACGATCGCGCCATTTTTGAAAATGTGGTCACCAAACTTGTTGACCTGATTCTGAAGGATAGACTGCAGTTGCGTAAGTTCGCGTGCCTGAACCGCATATCCAGGTTTGAAGAGAATTCTATGAAACTTTTTAGATTCATTAAAGTCGTCATAATACGGAGATGTATTTAAGTCGAGTGCCATATTTTCCTACTTCTTTTAAAAATTGATCAACGCTCTGATTTTTTCAACTTGATCAGATGTTCTAATGATTTTAATTCTGTTGTCTAGATATATGATATCACCAGTTCTATTGTCAACTTCTGGTTCCAAATAATCAACCATATCAGGGACTAACACGGTACCAATATTAAACTCAACAGGAGATCCTAATGATACTTCTTGCGTCTCATTAGTTAAAATGCTACTGCTAGAAATTCTTGGTATAATAGGTAACAAGTGAATTCTATCCACTACGCCATTATTATTACTGTCCTCTTTCTGAACAACAATAAATTTTCCACCATCATCACTCGTAATTACATCATCATAATCTACCAAGGCAAGATTATTTATTGCGATAACATAACAACAATTACCAGTATTTGAAGTAAAGTTATCAGAAGAACCGAAAATTCTAGGATTCTTAATAACACCCAATTGGCGGAAATCGTTATTCAAGAAAGTATCAGAGGTTTCGTTTGCGAGAGAAACCGTCAATGATAGACTCTTAGCAAACAACTCTTTCTGTGGGTTGGAACCATGTCCACCATACGGTGAAAGAACTGCTCGGAAAGAAGCGCCATTACCTGGAGATCCCTCTGCAGCATTAACAACAGAGATTTCTGCAAAACTATAACCAGATCCTGGATTTGTTATGGTGACAGCAGTAACGACGCCATCAGTTAATGTCAGTGTTGCTTCTGCATCTTGCCCATCACCAACAATAGAGATCGACGCATCACCTGTGATATAACTGTTACCACCAGTGAGAATTACGATTCTATCTATGGTTCCAGGAGTCGCTGCTGCTTCAACGTTTTCTTGTGGAGTTCCACCTTCAGTGAATCCAAGAACAGCAGATGCTGTTGCGGTTTCATTGATTACTTTTGTATAGGTTAAACCAGTCAGAGTACCAGCAGTAGTTACGATTGCAGCACCCGCAGAAGTTTGAAGGGTAAATCCTGTGACGTTTGGTGAGGTACCAGTTATAGCAGAAACTTTATATGTGGTTCCTGATGTGTATCCAGTAATAGTGCCTGTACCTCCACGTGTACCAGTAATTAAAATGTGACTGCCAACTGTTAGTGTTGAGTTGCCGCAAGTAAACTGACCACCAGTCCCGCTTGTTGCAACAGTAGCAGTTATAGTGCCAGGAACAGGAACGAAACTAACATTCGCAAACGAAAATCCAGATCCAGGTTCGTTTACTGTAACTGAGTCTACCTCGGAAGCAGATGCACCCGTTCCCAAAACAGCAGTCGCTCTAGCACCAGCATACCCAGTCCCACCATCGGTTACTGTGATTCCTGTAATTACACCACTAGAGATAACTGGCGTAGCAGTGGCACCAGAACCCGCACCACCCAAAAGGGATACCGTAGTTCCTTCGAATGTAAGTGTATGTGAACTGCCAGTACCAAGAGAAGTTAGATCAATCGCAGAATTATCAGACGTATATGTCAACCCAGTCGGTGTTCCTGCTGTTGTTACAATAGCAACATCAGCCTCAGTTTGCAGTGTAAAGGCAGTAACGTTTGGTGATGTACCAGTTACAGCAGAAACTTTATAAACAGTATTAGTTGCATAACCAGTAATAGTGCCTGTACCGCCTAATGTGCCAGTAATTGTAAGACGATCACCAACTGCTAGAGTTGTAGCAGCACAAGAAAAAGCGCCAGCAGTATTAGTAATTGCAACACCAGCAATATTTTCATATGATCTAGTAAGTTTAATTGTATTCGCACCTTGATAAATCACATAATAGGGTCTATTATTCGTTAGACCACCAATAGAAGTTCCGCCACCATTTGAATATGTCACGAGATCCAAATTAGTAAACCCATGGGCAGTTATGGTAAACGTATCACTTCCAACTGAAACTGCAGCAGAAGAAGATCCATTAAAAGTTTTAGAAACTTGAGATCTATAACCCGTTCCACCATTTGTTACGATAATTGAAGAAACAATATCGACACCAGAACCATTTGTTGTGCACTGAGAGAACGCAGAGGCATCTTGACCAGTTGTACTGTCGATAATTACCGATGGAGAAGTTTTACCATCACCTTGAATTACCACATAAGGTGCAGTTGAATACCCAGATCCGCCAGACGTAACAGAAATATTATCTATGAACCCGTTCACATCAAACTGCGGTTCACCAAGACCTGCCATTTTACGAACAGGAATGTGTGTTGGAGTCAAAAACTTGGTGACATCACCTGTTTCGACCCTAAACATAAATTTCCAAATATACCCGTCTGATGTTTCAATCGTATTAGTATCTGTTCCTGTTGGTTTTACTGTACTTTCAGAATCTTCACCATTGCTGATACATTTGTATACGTTGAAATCATCGGTGATAACATAAAATATCGCAGTGTTTAGTGTAGTTCCCCCCGAGTATGGTTCGATTAAATCATCGTTAGCATCCGTTTCACCATATGCATCATCATATTGATCGTATACTGTACCCAACGTCCAGTTATATCTTGGTGCCATTAAGACCGCATCACTTGCCTGTATTCTTTTGACAAACAAAGTGTTTCTATGGGACGTGTTTGAGTATGACACAGAGTCAATTGGTTGCTCTGGATCTTCTTCGTCCGCCCATTCGAGAGTTCGGGAGACAAAAAAATAGTAGTAGTCGTTCTCGTTATAGATGTCACGATAAACGCTTCTTGCTATTTCTTGTCTTCCCTGTGATCTTAAAATAAGTGGCATGTTATCTTACGATACTGTAACCGTCCAAGTGATTGTCATGCTGTCTGACGCACCCTTGTTGATGACAGCAAATTCAGTGCGGCAAAGCATTGTTCCACTGGTAAGAGCATTGAAGATACCTGCTTCAGTTACAGCACCAGTACCTGAACCAGCATCAAACGTTGCAACATATGCAACAGAATTTGTTGTTACTGTTGTTGAAGTCAGAGCAATACGTGCACCAAGAGCACTTCCTAGAGCAGTATCACCTGCTGCTGGGTCTACTGTACCTGAACCAACACCCATGTGTGTCATAGCAGTAGCAGTAGCATCCTTCATACGCGATGCGATATAGTTAAGACCAGTAGTAACAACGAGGTTAGGAACAGTTACTTCTTGCTTAACATTACCTGCTTCATCGCGAAGAACAATATGTAGTTCGCCCTTAGTACCTTTTACGTTTTCGATTAGTTTCATTTGATTTACCTTCTTCTTAGTTAAAAATAAGTTGCTTGACCCACAAAGTCCGAACCGAATGCACCTTCAACATAATCTTGTATGTTTACAATACCACTTTCAGTGACAGTTACTGTTTCGAATAGTCCTTTGAGTATATTTATAAGCGATTGTTCAGTTGCCGCAATAGATTCTATTGTTTCAGCATCATTTGCGACGATTAATAATTCAGTGGCACCTGCATTGTCAGTTTTAACCAGATATGGAATTACACCGACTAAATCAGTTGATGTTACAGAATCATTTAAATATTTATATAGATGATTGGTCGAATTTTCCGCTGCTGTCACCACTTCTGCTTGGGGTTTTTCGATACCAGCATTGGCATATTCATTAGATATTACGGATTCTGTAAACGTTCTATAATACTCTACGGTTCTACCAAACGATTCGGTTGCAATAACAGCATCTTCACCTGCTATATGTTCGAATGTAGTTCCTCCGACGGAAACATAATAACCAAATGGCATTCCAAACCCAGAAACAATAGTAATAACACCCTCACTATTGATACTAATAGTCATAGTATAAACACCACCACCGCTAGTTATATCAAAGGTGGTGCCATAAAGTGCACTGGCGTTATCAAACGGAGTAACATAAGAAGGTGTTATTACTTTCGAAACTGCAAATACATTTGCTTCAGAAGCCGTTGCTGCATCAGCAAGAACCTTTGCGAAATCAACTTCAATCGTTTCTTCAGGATCCCACGCAAATTCCACACCACTATAGTCTGGCACCGCCCAGAAATCTCTAGTAACCCAAACTGGATCCTCTACAAGAGTTTTACCGAAACCAACCACTGTGGTTTCTGAGGTGTAGAATGCTTCATTAAACACTCTGACATATTGCACAACACGGGCGAACGAATCGACCATAGAAGTAGTATCATCTGCAGGATTATAGATACCAACGTCAAATAATAGTTCTGTTGCATCAGATAGAGTTACAGAATCACTTAGAACCTTATATACGTGAGAGGTTGTAACATCAGATTTAGTAACAGTATCGGTAAGAACTTTATAGAAGTGAACAGATCTAGTTGTATCGTTAAGCACTATGACATCAATAAACAATTCATTGAGTACCAGAATTTCGAGAACACCAATGTAATCAACCATATCGATTGTCTGGGTGATCAGCAATTCACCAAACACTGCCATACCAGCAGGGTGAACTGTTTTATTAATCAGAGGCAACCATGTATTCGAGGTCACACCAGACTTAATCACATACGAGTAGTTCTGATAATAAAGATTGTCTTGTAGTTTGTTGATGTTAGACAACATACCACGAGAATCTTTAAATCTTCCTGTCTTAACAAGAACAGCACCAGTCGTAAAGGCAAGAACTGCTTCACATCCATTCGGAGATGTAATAGTTGCCTCGAATTCTTCTTGCTCGAAGTCGAAACCAGTATTGAAGATGGTAACAGCAGTAACGCATCCTGTTTCGTCAATCGAGGAAATTCTGACCGACGCTCTGTTATCACGACCAACGAGTGTATATGATGGATCAAAAAATGGTTCGTCTACACCATCGTTAAATCTACCAGCATCGTATGTTCCATAATCGGTAGGATTAGCAGCGATAGCACTAATCAATCCTCCCGAAACCGCCGACATAGGTGGATCGATTACATATGGTCCGACTGTGCTTTGTTCGTCGATTTGATAGATCTGTCCAACTCTAAAACCACAGTCTCCGTCAACACCTTCGCCTTCACAGGAAACAACTTCTACTGTAGACAATTGACGAATTACAAAACCGTAAACTGTTGTAGAATTTGTTGATAGAAAAATTTTAGTTCTAACGGAATCCGTAGAAAAGATTACTTGAATATCTTCTTGGTTTTCAACATATCCTGAACCACCTTCGACAACAGTAATACTAGAAACAGAACCATCTACAATATTCGCACGAAGAACTGCTCCAAGACCAACAGTAGAGTTTGGGTCTAGAGTAATTACTGGTGCTGCAAAATATCCTGATCCGCCATCAGTAACAGGAGCATACAATATGTGACTTCCTGAACCAACAACAGTAAGATCAACTGCTGTGCCAAGTGTAGCATTTCCTGCGCTCGCAGCAAGTTTGATTGTATTAACATCAACTGCTATAACGAAGTATGTATCGTAATTGGTAAGACCAGTTACAATTGTTCCGCCATCTTTATCATAAATAACCACATCACCTGTAGAATACCCATGAGAAGAGATCTTAATAGTATTGTTGGTTAAGTCTATACCCGTTGCAGTCGCATATGTTAGACCTGTTAACTTACCAGCAGTAGTTATAACGGGAACATTAGATTGCGTGGTTAGAGTAAATCCAGTAACGTTTGGTGATGTACCAGTTACAGAAGAAACTCTATATGTGGTTCCTGTTGTGTATCCATTAATAGTGCCTGTGGTTGTATATGTAAGACCTGTTAACTTACCAGTAGCAGTTACGATCGCGGCATTAGATTGAGTAGTTAGAGTAAATCCAGTAACATTCGGCGAGGTCCCAGTTACAGCAGAAACTTTATATGTTGTTCCTGATTCGTATCCAGTAATCGTGCCTGTGGTAACATAAGTTAGACCAGTTAGAGTACCAGCAGTAGTTACAATTGCAGCATTAGCTTCGGTTGTTAACGTGAATCCAGTAACATTCGGCGAGGTCCCAGTTACAGCAGAAACTCTATATTTGGTTCCTGTTGTATATCCAGTAATAGTTCCTGTACCTGCACGAGTACCAGTGATCGTTACGCGATCGCCAACTGCTAGGGTTGAGTTGCCGCAAGTAAACTGACCAGCAGTACCAGAAGTAGCAACAGTTGCTGCTAGAGTTCCAACCGTAGGTGTACCAGCGATAGTCATAAGATCACCAACTGCTAGAGTTGATGCACCACAAGTAAACTGACCAGCAGTTCCGGATACAGCAACAGTAGCAGCAAGAGTTGCAACTGCGTATGTTAGACCCGTCAGCGTACCAGCAGTAGTCACGATCGCGGCATTATCTTCGGTTGTTAACGTGAATCCAGTAACAGCGCCAACCGAACCAGTTACAGCAGAAACCTTATAGACAGTTCCTGTCGTATAACCAGTGATTGTAGCAGTACCGCCTTTGGTACCAGTAATTCTAAGAAGATTACCAACTGCTAGAGTTGATGCACCACAAGTAAACTGACCAGCAGTTCCGGATACAGCAACAGTTGCTGCCAGAGTTTCAACCGCAGGTGTACCAGTAATTGTAAGACGATCGCCAACTGCTAGAGTTGAGTTGCCGCAAGTAAACTGACCAGCAGTACCAGAAGTAGCAACAGTCGCTGCCAGAACTCCTGCTGTTGTAATACTACTAAATGTCTTACTAGTTTCTCCGACTATCGCCTTTATTTGCCCATCAGCAACTAGAGCAACGGCGGAAGCACCAGCACCTGGAACTTTCAAAGGAGAATTTTTAGGTAGTGATACGTTTAATTCGTAAATTGCTGGTGAAGTATACGCCAGTTTCTTTACGCTGGTTACCGTTGTTTCGATAGTCTTTGGGAAAGTCTGAACACCAGTATTTTCGTAATAAACTAAATTACAAATCTTACCATATAGGGTGAATGGATCAACTCCCGCATATGTTAGACCTGTTAACGTACCCGCAGTAGTTACGAGTGCGGTATTAGATTGAGTAGTTAGAGTAAATCCAGTTACATTTGGTGAGGTACCAGTTATAGCAGAAACTTTATATGTGGTTCCTGATGTGTATCCAGTAATAGTGCCTGTACCTCCACGTGTACCAGTAATTACAAGAGTATCACCAACTGCTAGAGTTGAGTTGCCGCAAGTAAACTGACCAGCAGTTCCGGAGACAGCAACAGGCGCTACTAGATTTACATCTGGACCAAGAATTCTAATTACAACGTCTTCTATCCAAACACCATCAGATGCTTTTAAGATGTGAGTTGAGGGGTAAAAGAATTCTACCGTCTCATCATAAAGAATCTTGAACAGAAGTTCGATAGAATTTTCTGCACCCTTAGATTCATAAAAATCACTGATTAATTTTACAAGTCTACGCTGATTAACGAGGACATTCTTCGGAATGTCTACTGCGTATTGTTTTCTAAACTGATCAATGAATGCTTCTAATGTTTTGTCAATGTCAGAATAATCTCTGGCATTTAATAGAAAATTATTTACTTCCCCTGATTGGTCAAGGAAACGGTAATAACCTTCTAGAAAAGTTACGAACCCTGCATATTCATTTTGAACAAATTCAGGGAGTTGTTCCTGAATAAGAAATTCTAATTTGTTTTTGTATGGAAGGTCACCAATAATCGCGACAATAGTAGCGCCCGTCCCACCACCGCCTACAACAGTAACTACAGGTGGAGTGGAGTAACCAGATCCCTGATTAGTAATAGTTATTGCAGTAATTTTACCACCAACAACAGTTGCTTCTGCAGTTGCACCAATACCACCACCACCATCAATATCAATAGTTGGTGTGGTGTAATTACTCCCACCCGAGTTTATGGTAAACCCAATAACAACTTTCTCGTATGATGGTATTAAACTCATTATGTTGTAACCGTTACCTGGAGACCTGAAGTAATATTCGCGGCGGCATTCGCACTACTTAGATCCAATTTTAGCAAAGAGTTTCTGGAAATAGTAGGAATAATTGCACTAGTATAATCTTCGAGAGTGCGTGTTAGAATCTTTGTGGTAATATCCGCTGTAACATTTTGTGGTTTGACGTAAATTCTAAATTCAGTTGCGCCACCCAAAAGAGAGATAAAAAAGCATGACGGTACAAGTATCTTACCAGTACCATATTCTATTGTCCCAAAACTAGAAGACAGAACTATATCAGTCCCAATTTGTTTCAGGTAAATTTTTCCAGTTCCTAGTGGATCGGGTGGAGATTGATCGGGAACGTCCACCATATATACATCATAATATGCACTGTTTAAGAATGTGTTAAAATATGTCGAATGTAAACTATTTGGTAGTAGAGATTGCCCAAAATTAGGATCCAACCTAAACGCAATTTGATCTGTTACAACACCAGTAAACCGTTTATGTAAAGTTAGATCAATCTTATTCGTAATAATCGAATTAGAAGTATCCATAATATCTGCGCTCAATTTTGAATAGTAGAAATCTTTTCCAAGTTTATTCAAATTGAGATCAAAGTGCGAAATAATATTTGTTCTTATTCGAGTAGCAAGTTCGGTTGAAGTCTCTAAAGATTGCTTCTGATCATATTTAGTTGTCGAATCAACACTGATAAATGTATATTCAGGATCAACGAAAATAGGTTGAATCGAGACTACACTTTTTGGTGCAAGAATATCTCTCGAAATTGTGTCTTTGTCAGACTCTGTAATAACAGTTCCCGCAACTGGATCTAGGCAGATAAACACTCTACCATAAATGGGAGGATCATTTATCTCACCGCCCCATACAGAAATAGAATTGATTCCAGGAAAACTTCTTTTGATAAGAGTTGCATAATCATCAGAAGTTACTGCACGATCCCTCGTTGTATTGAATTTGGGAGCATAGAATTTAATACTATCGATGCTCTCTGCTGGTGATCCACCAGAAGCACGTGTGATTGTTGTTATTGTTTTGGTTTCTGTCGACCCAGTAAGAGTAGTATTCATTGAAAAATTAGAGAGATTATTTGCGCCATCTGCAGAACCAACAAAATATTCTACAGTAACGATATTACCATATTCTAATTGTTTACCCAGAATATTATCACCAAACACAATTTGATATAGACCATCATAACCTAGTTCGATCCAAAAAACACTACTGTTGTTTTCGATGTTAAGGTATGTGTCTGAATAATTAAATGTGGTAGTGGTTTCGTCATTTTGAACAGAAACTGTAACCGTCGTAATATCAACATTCTTATTTGGAATGGTAAATGGTCCAGAGAGATTGGTTGTATCTACAAGAAATTCATTCGAAACCCGATTACCTTCAATTAGTTTGACATCATTGAATGTAAATGTTTTAATTGCTCCAACTTCATCAGATACAACAGCAGTATAATCGTCGTCTGGTCTAAATGAAAATATACCAGATGGGGATAAGTCTGTGGGGATTCCCGTCGCAGTAAAGGTGGCGTTTTTAGATAAAAGAAGAGAATCAGGACCATAGTTTGCAACAGCAGTTATCTCAAGATCGATTACCGCTCTTGCACAATGCTGAGAATTGGGTAAGTATCCCATCGACTTTGCAATAGATACAACAGAAGATCTCTTCAATGCACTATCGAGAAACATTTCATTCGCAAGAAGATGCGCAAGCGTAGCATTGTAGTGCGTATTATATGCAAGAACATCGAGGAGAACTGACATAGCAGATCCCTCGAAATTATAATCTGAAAATTGATCCTGAGAAGCAAGATATTCTTTCAGGTTTTGCTTGATTCCCACAAAATCAAGTTCTGTTACTCTAAGTTCTGCCATTTAGCGAGCTCTCTTTAAGAATGTTGAATAGGTAACTGGACCTGGAGTACCAACTACATAGAATCTGATGTTTATATCATATTGATTAAGGTCGAAATTTGGTGACACTTCAACCATTTGAAGATTGCATCTAGGTTCAAACTGTTTGATTAGAAGTGTTATTTGCGATTCTAACATATTCGCAGTAATAAGATCCATAGGTTCAAACAACATCTTATAAATCGGAGAACCAAGAATATAGTTGAACGGTCTTTCTCCGTTGGAAGTTAACAACAATATTCTAAGCGATTGCTTAACTGAATTGATGTCAAACTTCATCCCCACATCACCCGTTCCAGGATGTGGAGTAAAGGAAAGATCTAAATCTTTGTATATTCTGACTGTCTTCATAATACTTATTTATATGCCTTTTTAGTATTTTTTGAAAGTTCCAGGTGCCGAAACACGTTTATGATTATACATGGTAAAGTGCAGATATCTGTTGCCTTTTTCTTTAAACGAGATATGAATCCAATGTCCGCCAGATGGTAGATACTCGAGAAGAAGTTGGTCATATGGAACGTTCTTGACAATCCACGGGACGATTACATCGTGGTATTGACCTTTTGTTATTCCATTGAATTTCATGTCCACTGCCTGCCCAAGCATATGCTGTGAAGTCGTAGAACCACCAGATGGAATATAATCTCTAAATCCTGACGTGAAATACATTCCAGGGAACTTAGTTTTGATTGGATCCAAGCAGTTTACTGCCAAGCAGCGCATGTTTGCAATCATGTCTGCTTTACTGAATCCACCATAATTTCGTAGTTTACCCTTTACCATAACGTCTTTCAGAGTAAACTTATCAGAGATTTTCATTCCATAGTTAATACCATTTGAGATGTTAATATCTGGAAGTTTTACGCCAGACTTGGTTACATTACATGCAGTAGGTGCAACCCTTCCACTTACTAAATTACTAGATCCTTCTTCTCCTGGAATCGCACTATCTTCAATACCAGCAGCGTTTCTATCTGCAATGCCATCTTCGCCATCATAATCCATACCCTTTGCTTCTTCTGGAGAAACACCACCATTACCACCAACAAATTCTGGTTCGCTTGGATTCATCGGTGAAACTGGATCTGCGACAATAGTAATATCAGGAGGAGTCCCATCTGATGCTGTTACTGCAGAACCTGCGCTTCCAGGACTTACTGTAATGACCACACCATCAACATTGGTAGCACCACCACCCTTGACGTTCATAGTAGAACCTGCTTGGATATTTGTCGTATCAGATGCTTTGATGTTTGTCTCTGCGCCGTAAACATTCGCCTTCGCATCGGTCTTAATGTTAATATCAGAGGACGCATCGATATTAATTTTACCATTTGAGAGGATATCAACGCTTGTTGCAGAACCAAGTCTATATGATTTAGAAGTTGCTGAATCAATATCGCCACTCACATCCATCGAATAATCGCCATCGACGCGAGTGGCGAAAGTTCCTTTGACCGCAAGGTTCATATTCCCGCCGACTTTCCAGTCGACGTTTCCGTGTGTGTCAATATTTGTATTACCCCCAACTGTAAGATTACAGTTGTTTGCCACGTAAATATTACAACTACCACCAACGTGAACATTTGCCTTACCCTCGATGGTAATAACACCATTGCGATCGATAACTGTATAACCGTCACCGATAATTTTATTTACCTGTGAACCATCTGGGCGCATTTCTAGAAATGACCCTGATTTGTGGTTTAACGAAACACGTTCTGCATTTGGAGTATCATCGAATTCCATAGTGTGTCCAGATTCACTCTGGTAGGTATGGTTGTATGGATACTCAGCAGCAAAGGCAGATTTCGGTTGAGAAACAGATTCTCCTGTTCGACCAGCAATAGGTTTCGAAGTGGTTCTCTGCGCATCATGCTGTCCATGGATCGTTTGATCCTGTGGTAGTGCTTTAGTTTCTCCTGGATTTTTTCCAACCGCAAGTGCATTAACGTCACCATTACCTGCTTCGAGATATTCCCGCTTAGGATAAACGTTATTTGGATCGTTAAATCCAATACGAGGATTGTTATCTCTTAATCCATCGTTCGTCGGCAGATTAGCAACAGTTGGTTTTGCCTGAGCAAGTGTTGCAGGATTTGGCGCAGAGATTGTTGGAGATCCAGGTTTTGCGTCCAAGAGTTCGTTAAATAATTTGTTCGCAGAAAACCCAACACCAAAGAAGTCGTTGGAGGTTTTCCCGTTAGAACTTGTCTTAATTAATCCATTGGCAAACTTAATCGCTGTGTCAATTCCTTGTCCATTAGCAACTGACAACATTCCTAAGATAACATCTTTGGGAGAGTCTAATGAAATCGCCTTTGAAGATAGAAGGGATTTAATATTTCTATCAAGCAGAGAAACCATTGCATTGTTTTGCGCGAATGGATCGTTTAGAAAACCGCTTCCACCTCCGCCAAGATTAGTAATCTGTTCGATGTGAGTATCATCGATAATTTCTGCGATTTCTTTTTCGTGTGTGTCTATCAACGAAGTAACTGTAGACACTGCAGTTGTCATGTTTAAAATAGTAGGTTCTTGTCTGAATGGGTCAAAAGAAACATCTATTGCTTCATTCACCGCAGATGTTTTTACATCAATCTGTTTGGAAACCAATTCAAATGCAACCTTAGTCGCGGATGGAAGTTTAACTGAATCGGTAATTAATGCAGTAGCAGATTTTACAGCAGACGAAGTAAGTGTCTTTGTTATGGTCTTGACCATTTTATTGGTAGTGCTTGATACTTCGTTATCGCCTGTTGCTGATGTCGTCAAGGCGATCTTAGTCGTAAGACCAGACACTTCTTTAGAAAGAGTGTTTTTAACAGAAGAAACTGCAGAACTAACTGAACCATTTGCAGCATTCACGACTTTGAGAGCAGTTTCTGCTGCACTACCTGTTTTTGCTGTCCAAATTTTTGGATCCGCAAGAGCAGCAAAGTTTAAATTATTACCAACGTTACCAATGTTCGTTGGAATCGGAAGTCCCAATTTATTAAGAGCATCAAGCGCAAAGTTTTTACCGAGATTTTTACCAATCAATCCACCAAGACCAAACTTCGCGAGAGAATCAGATGCCTGTGCTCTAACCCAAGTTTTCTTTGTCAGTATTGAAATACTAGGAATATTCTTTTTGATATTCTCTAATGTTTTTTCGACAGCATTAGGTGCCACAGCACCGACAGTTTGTAATGCCTCTAAATTAAATCCGTATGCCCCAATCTTACCGCTATCTGAAATTGTAGAATGTGATCCACCACCAACGTCTTGTGCGATGGATCCCATCAATTGCTTGACTTCGGTAGCGGAAAGAACCTTACTTATTTTGGTATTATCTAGAATTTTAGATAAATCTTGATCACGCAAAATATTCAGCATTAGATATCGTTCCTGCTCTTAGTGGTCAGAATTATATTTTTGTAAACCATATTTTTGTAAATTTACGTTACGCTGTCAACGTACCGCCTCCCTGTGTGAAATAGGATTTAATTGCTGCAAGACTCTTTCCACCTTGATTATAATTATTTCCAGGCAAACTTGCCCAAATACGTGTTGCACGTCTTGTAGCTTCAGTTATGTTACCTTTCTTTACATAATCCAATGCACCGCACTGCTTCAGTAGTTGTACTGCTGCTAGATCTTGACTAGCAGGACTAAAATCTCGGAGTTTAAGTTTTCTTGCCAATTCATCCCAAGTTGAAGTTAAGAATTGATATGCTCCTGCCGCAGTCGAGTAAATTGTTCTACCACGCACTGTTGCGCTGTTTGTAATTCTAGGATGATCTGCAAAACTGGTAAACAGTTTACCTGTAAACATTAGGTTATACCCATTCGCTCCAGCAGTTCCTTCGCAGTTTCTAATAGTCCACAAGAACGATGCAATATTATCTTGTTCAACATTTCCAGTTTTTGTAGGAGGAGTACCATTAGATGGCGGAATACTATAATCACCCCTACCATCAGCACCACCAGAGGTAGGTGAGTTACCAGATCCATCTCCACCACTACCACCACCACTGCCGTTACTTTCAGGGACAGCGTTAATTGTTCCCAAAAATGCAGGTTGCTGTCCTTCTGCTCCGTCCATAAAGAATCCAAAAACCCATGTACCTTCTACTGGACCAGTTGGCGACCAACCTATTCCAGAAGTGCTGGCACTATTTGCTGGCATAATTGGCATCGCCCACGGAAGATCATCAGTTGGTAACTGTTCTTTGTCATCTGTATGATAACCAAGAATTCGTAGTTTTACTCGACCAAGACGTAAAGGATCATCACGATCCTCGACACATCCGAAGAACCAATAGAAGTTTGAATCATTATTTGAAAAGAAATTATCTGTCATTTTTTATCTCACGTAATATAGGGGAGCGGATTTATTTTTCTACCATCTAACCAAATCTCAAAGTGTAGATGGTGTCCTGTCGATGCGCCAGTGCTATTGACTTTCATAATTGCTTCTCCAGCCTTGACCTTCTGTCCAGGTTTGACCATTATAGAACCTTCGATACCATGACCGTAAAAGGTTGTATATTTACCAGCATGCGCAATTTTAACACGAATCCCGCCACCTGCGTTCTTTCCACTACGTATACCTGGCTTTTGCCATCCTGCCAGTTCAACTGTGCCGTCTCTAGCAGCATAAACTGTCGTACCTTTTGGAGCAGCAATATCTACACCCATATGACTACTAGAACCAACCCCACCAGGAGATTTTCTTGGTCCAAATTTACTAGAAATGCTACCCTTACCGCCAGTTGGATGAGTCCAACCTGCTTTATTGACTGGTCCAGGAGATGACGGAGATGCACCATTTTCTTGTTCTGCTAGAGGCATATCAGAATTTTCGGAATTTTCATAAAGAGGAGGATTCGGTGGTGGCGCACGTTCAATTGCTTGGAAGGATGTATGGAACGAATCCTTAGCGATTTCCAAAATCATATTGTGTGCGACTGGAGTAATTTTATGGTGGATGGCAGTGATCATCCAAACACCAGAAAGGAACGGATCCCATTGGTTTTTCGGATCTGATTTATCTGCGCCATCTCCAACTTTAGGATATTTGAAGTGAATGATCTTACCAACTTCAGCATCCGTTCTTCCAGGAACCGTGATGTGCATACGCAATCCAGAAATATCTTCTAGAACACTTTGACGCATACCCAACCATTTATCTGGCGTATAATCTAGCATCTCATCATCGCTTGTGGTAAGAACTTTTCTATGCACTGGACGAAAGAAACGCTTAGACAATGCGGAACGAGTTACGTTCGCAGGATATGTCATATTATCTTTTGATTCCTCATCAAATGTTGCTTTACCATTTTCAACTCGGTAATTTTCCATATGGATGATGTCAGGATATGAATATGAATAGTCATGCGGTATATTTGTTGCTTCTTTAATCATAATATCGAAAACTGTAGTAGTGCTGGCAAATCTTCCGTTGTCTTGTGACTTCAGAATATCGACCTGCTCATTAAACCGAATATCAGATACAGTACTAAATCCCTTGTCTAATCCAGGTTTCATCGTATGTAATGTTTCATCATCAACCAAATCGATTAAAGGATTAAGAGGTTTCGGTAAATACACATATTCTGCAAATATAGAACTGAGATCTAACTGACTCTTAATTAAATTGTCAATAGAAGTGAAGTAAAATCCTGTCTTCGTTTCATAGAATAAGAAACTGGGTCCCTTTTGTTTTGCGCCAATAGATCTCTGTGCAACATAGTTGAGGCAGCGAAATGGTGACCACATATTTGCCACGAAGGCAATCTTACCTTCATGTGGAGTATCCGCGATAACCATTGGGGTTTCGTCTTTATTATCGATACCGCCGAAACAGCGTTTTTGTTTTAAATACTCTGTGTATAGTTTGTCTGCAATTTCGTCTGTAGTACCCTCATACTTTTTACTGACTTGAGTGACATTATCACTGACTGCTTCCATAGAGCAGAAGTATAATGTATACATTTGTTCACGGTCAGCGTTGAGCATTCTATTCTTAATAGAATAAATTGAGAAGGTCTTTTTTATGCTTTCGCCGTATCCATCACCAAAGGTTGGAGTTTGTATCCAAATATTTAAGAGTTCGTCGCCCACAAGAGGTAAACCAGATATAAGTTCTTTAGAATCTACAAGCATCAAAACACCCTGTAGTGCGTTCGAAAATATATCTTCGTAGATATTTAGTTCGACAACAAAACTTTTGATGTCAAGAATGTCACCGTTGACACTCATGATCTCAACAGTCTTAAATGTTACGTCACCAGGATTTGATAATGCTTTAGAATTGGTTGCCATATTATACTCTAATTATTCGTTGGAATTCCGAAACAAATCTGCCAACTAAAATCTTTGGAATATACTTTATTTCTCGTTTGTCTTCGTTCAATTCAAATTCATAATCCCAGTTTGTAACGGATTCATGTTCACCAGATGAAATCTTTGCTGAATTGTAATCAACAATAATTCCTTTCGGAACACCTTGAGATGCGAGTTTATCTGTTGTTCTGTAATGATGTACTGCTTGATAGATATTATTCTCACCATACTTTTCTAAGCAATAAGAATAAAGATCTCTTTCTTTTCTCGGCCATTCTTCACGAACATCAACGATATTATTGATCAACAATAAAATCCAATGATAATCTTCTCTCTCATACATTTTAAACGCCAGTAATTCCGGAGTTTCTCCATCTTGAACATACGTTGTTTCTAAAAATTCTACATTTTTAATAGGAGTTTGGGGTGCGACACGCAAGAAAATATCCGTAACACCTTTAAATGTGCCATCGAACTTACCTCTGAGTACTGGAAATTGTCTGAAATACATTTTAAAATCCTTGATAAACTCTTTGTGCGGTCATCAGTTCTAGTTCTAAAAATTCTAATCGCATAGTAGCATGTGTTGGCATACCTTCTTTGAAGGTTGTAAATCCAGTATCGCTACCATAGTCTACTGTCATACCAGTAAGAACGCAAGTGGAAATTTTACGAACATATTGATTCTCTTTTCCTGCATTATAATAAACGATAGAAAATTCTGATGGATAGTTAAAGAAGTATCCCGAGTCTCTAAGTTCTGGGTGCATATGATATGCGAACTTTTGAATGATTCCCATACCATCTCCCGCAGCACCAGTTCTACGAGTAAAAATTGCCTCTGCTTCTTTTAAACTTCTTGGGGCGAAATTGTATTCAAAAACAAATGATCTATTCTCCATTGATTTAAAAAATTGTTCTTTGTATGGATTCGTCACGGTTTTGGTATTAGATTCCAATACTTTATTAACATCTAATGCATTATCACTCAACACTTTCGAAAGTTTACCACCAGAACGTAATGCCAGTTTCATGTTATCTGTACTTAGCGGATTAATTGCACCCAGTAAAGATTGGTTACCAGATCCGATCGCACCGAGCAACGTGCCCATTTCATCTGCTTTCCAATTTGCTTTATACCCAGAAGACATTTTATTTTCAGGCATCTGAAGAGCAATCGCACCAGCACCTCGATATAGTTCCTGACTTCCTGATAATGCGCCAATAGCACCAGCACCTGCAGCACCTACTGCTCCCTTAGCAATTACAGAGGTAACGCTACCAAGTATACCACCAAGAGTCACACCACCTGCATTTTTGCCTCCGCCTTTAGTCAATTGTTCAGCGATACCAAGACCAGTGCCAATACCTGCACCGAGAGCAGCCGCCACTTTTGTGGCGTTTTTTGGATCGACTCCATTCTGTGCGCTCTTATCAAAAACAGGGGCACCTGCATTTTTAAAATTTTCACCCAGACGTGAACCTTCTCTTACCAGTGGGTAGAAGATAATATAATGGGGAGACTGATCTTGCAAATCAAGTGGATATCGTAATATCTTATCGTTAATTCCGCCAGTGGCCTGAACAAATGCTTCTCTCGCTGCATCTGGTGGAGGTGGTCCTGGATCGTTTGACACTTATAAATATCCTTTAGATTGGTTATTTTCTTATATTTATATGGTTTATTCAAGAGATTCCTTAAAAGGTAGATACAATATTCAAAAACCCAATAAGTATATTGGGGATCCGACCAACATCATTTTCCGTTCCAGTTATGAATTGAAGTTTATGAAGTGGTGTGATGCAAATGATAGTGTTTCCGAGTGGGGTTCAGAAGAACTTGCAATACCATATAGATCTCCTGTTGATGGAAGATCCCACAGATACTTCGTCGACTTCTATATCAAGGTAAATGATCAACGTTATTTGATCGAAATTAAACCTGCCAAGTTTACACAGGAACCAAAAATCCCAAAACGAAAAACAAAACAGTTTCTCCAAGAAGTAATGACTTGGGGTGTGAATCAAGCAAAGTGGAAAGCAGCAACTGAGTTCTGTCTAGATAGAAAGTGGAAATTCCTGATATTAACTGAAAAAGAATTGGGAATAACGAATAAATAGTTATTATGGCAAATCCGTTCGAAACCCTTCGTGCTAAAGCTGGAGATGGACAAAAGTCTATCTGGTGGTATATGCGCAATGCTCAAAAATTAGTCGGCGCGAGTTTATCGCCGACTACAGCAATGCAATCTGATATTGGAGAACTAAAGTCAAACATCGAAATTGGTTCGATGTATATGTATTATTACGACCCAAAATGGAAAAACGAATTGCCATTCTATGATGCCTTCCCGTTAGTGCTGCCATTCGGTCCAGCACCTGGAGGGTTTTATGGTATCAATCTACACTATGCACCATATTTAGTTAGAGGAAAGATTCTAGGCGAATTGTTAAAATTCGCAGACTCAAAAACACTTAGTCCTACCACTAAAATTAGAATGTCATATCAAATGTTGCAAGGCATAAGCAGCGCAAACGAAGTAAAACCTTGCATCAAACATTATTTAACTACACATGTTCAATCAAGATTTATGAAGATAAATCCATCCGACTGGAAAAGTGCCATTTTTCTACCTCTTGAAGCATTCCAGAAAAAAACAAAAGAAGAAGTATTCAGAGACTCCAGGAGTAAATATTAATGGCAGGCAATGGCCTCAAAGAATTCCTCGCAGAAGTTGGCAAGAAGGACTTGGCAAGATCGGACAGATTCGAAGTAATTATCGGAACACCGAAATGCTTGAATGGTATAACAAATAGCGTCACCAATGCAATTTTGGATACTAACATTCCAATCTTAAATTTTACCTTAAACGATGCGACGAAGTTTCTTGCTGGGTCGAAAAACACCCCAGAAAATGCTAACACACAGTATATTTCGCTTATGTGTGAAGAAGCAATATTTCCTGGTTTGATGATGGGATCTAAACCATACAAGTATAATAACCGAGTTGAAAATCGGGCAACGTTTTTAGACTACAATGGTGAATCTGCAACGTTTACTTTCCTTTGTGATAAAGACTGGAAAGTAAAGAAATACTTTGACACATGGATGCGCGAAATTGTGGATGAAAACACGAGATATGTTAATTACTATGAAGACTATACATGTCAAATAGAATTATACTCATTGAACCAAAAAGACGAAGTAACCAATAAATGGATCATCGAAGAAGCATGGCCGAGATCAATGGCACCTGCATCATTGGCATGGTCCAATACACAATTTGTTAGACTACCAGTAACCTTTACGTTTAGAAATTGGTATCAGGATCAAAATGTTGTGCAAAGAGGTGCAAACTTTGTTGGTAAATTGCTTGGACAACAGAACACTATACCTGGAGGTTCCAGTTAAGTCAGTTTTTATATTTATTAGGAGAATATTATGTTACCTGTCATGGAAACACCAACGTTTTACATTGAAATGATTGGAACTAAAGAAAAAGTTAAATTCAGACCATTTTTGGTCAAAGAAGAAAAATTATTAATTCTCGCATCTGAATCTGAGGACCAAAGTGAGATGCTGAACGCGATGCAAGAAATTACAAATGTTTGTAGTTTCGGCAAACTGGCAGGCAGCGAACTACCATTCTTTGAACTTCAGAATATCTTCATTAAACTTCGATCCGAATCTATTGGTCAGGTAACTGAGTTTAATTTGGTCTGCGGTGAGTGTGGTCACAAAACTGGAGCGGAACTTGATCTGACGACAATCAAACCGACACTTACCGACGGACATACAAATAAGATTGACGTTGGCAATGGTCTTGGAGTTATTATGCGATATCCAACCGCACTCGATATGAAAGGTGATTCTACAACATACGATCTGGTTGTTTCTTGTATCGACAGTGTATATACTGCCGAAGAAGTTTTCACTACCAAAGACATTCAAAGAAAAGAAGTAGAACAATTTGTTGACAATCTAACTTCCGAACAGTTTAAGAAGATTACAGAATTCTTCCTCTCTATGCCCAGAATTGAACACAAGATCGAATATGATTGTGCAAATTGTTCAACTCACAACGTTGTTTTCCTGGATGGAGTAGAAAGTTTTTTCGAATAACCCTTTCTCATGATAACTTGAGGAATCATTATAAGACCAACTTTATTTTAATGCACGAGCATAAATACTCATTAAGTGAACTTGAAAATATGATGCCTTGGGAAAGGGAAGTTTATGTTGGTTTATTGTCATTACATTTAAAAGAAAAAGCAGATAAACAAAGGCAGCAGTATTAATGGAACCTAACTCCACGTCGGAAAGATTTGCCAAGGTTATAGAAACCGCCAAGAACAATTCAAGTTCTGGGGCAAAACCAATGCAGTCAGACGACAGGGATAAACAGTTTTCTGAGATTCGCAAACTTCTTGATATTAATAAAAATAGACCTTCAGATATCCAAGCATCCGCGAGATTAGTCAATAGTTTTGTTGAATCTATTGAAAAGAATACTGACGACACACTAAGATCATTAGAGAAGCAAGATAAGAAACTATTAGAAGATACATTGGATGCAATAACAAAATTGCAATTCAAGACAGTCGAAGAATTTAAAAACTCTCTAAAAGATATTAACGACCTTGCAGCAAAAATGATTGCTAGAAGCGAGAGCGATGGACCAAAAGAATTTGGTGATATTGGAAAGAATCTTCAAAACCAAACACTAGAGGAACGTTTTAAGTCAGAAGGATTGACTCTAGAGGGAAAAGACGACACATTCGTTAATCGTCTGAAGAATAGTATGTTTGGCACAAATAGAGAACCTGGAAAAGAGGGGCAAGTTGTTGGACTCAAAGAAGGTGCCAGCAATTTCAAACAGGACTTCAAAAAAAGTTTCATGGATGGGTTTGCACCAAAAAATGGTGTTCTTGGTGGATTATTTCGGTCACAAGAATCTCGCCGAGAAGAAATTCGCAACGAGGTAAACCAATCTAACGAAAAGGTCTCAGAAGTAGAACGTTTGAAGAAAATGTTTTCCGAGGCAATTAATAATGAGACGGAAACCAAACAGTCCACTTCTCAATCCACAAAAGAGTCTACCGCAGAATTTAAATCTGTTGATAAAATGGTAAATCTTACCGAAGAACAAAAAAAGATTCTAGAACAGCAGGGTATCAAACCAGCTTCCGAGAAAGATTTTTCGTATAGAAAAGATGGTAAACCTGTCTCGATGGAAGAGATTAATAAAACCCTCGAAACAAAGTACAAGGAATCACAACAACCAAAGGTAAAGATTCAGACTGCCAAGGTTGGAGTTGCACCCGATGAAAAGAATGATGTTGCATCTATCTTACATGACATCAAAGATATTCTAGTAGAGATTAAAGATAAGTTATTCGATAAAAAACGTGCTGGTGTTGCACCTTCTGGTAAAAAACAGTTGGATCCAAATTCTAATGTAAAAGAAGTTATGACTCGCAATAAAGCAGCACAAGTAGAAGCAGAACAAGCATCTGCTAATGCCGAAAAACGTGCGGAAAATATTGATAAACAAAACACCGAAAAGGCATCTGCGAAAGTTGAAGCAAAAGAGAAATCCGAACCAAAGGTAGTTATCGGCGGAACAGAATCTGCAAACACTAGAGTTACACCAGAAACTCCTACAACTGGCAACGGTGAACAAGGTGAAGGTGGAGGATCTCTGTTTGGCGGAATCGCTGCTGGGTATGCTGGTTTCAAAGCTGGCGGTCAGGGTCTATTTAAAAAACTAGAAAATCAAAGATACTCTAATCGTCTCTCCAACTTTGGTGCAAAAGCAGGTGGTGTATTCGAGAGAGGCACCAATGCAGTAGATGGTACTGTTGATCGAGTAAGGGGAACTGCAAACACTCTGAGAACAAAGGCGACTGACCTTGTTAAAAACAGAGGTTTGCGAGCAGAACAATTACTAGACAAGAATGGCAGACCTCTTGCTGGTGCTGCTAAACAGTCTCGAATTGGTAAAGTGATGCGAGATCGTATTGCGGGAGTTACTGAAAGTGGTAAAGGGATGTTTAATAAAGCATCTCAATTTATCGGCAAAAACACTGCAAAGGGTACTGCCGCTGGTAAAATTGCTGAGAGTGGTATGGGCATGCTCAGTAAAGCAAAAGGTGCTATCGGCAAGGTCGCAGAAAAGGGAATGTCTAAAGTTAGTGGCAAGATTGCTACAAAGGGTGCTGCTAAAATAGGCGCAAAGGCAGTTGGTAAATCTCTCCTAAAGAAAATCCCAATCATTGGTGCAATCGCTGGTCTCGGATTTGGAGCGATGCGAGCACTACAAGGAGACTTTGCTGGTGCTGCTGGTGAAGTAGCGTCGGGCGTTGCTTCTACTGTTCCTGGAATGGGAACTGCTGCATCTTTCGCCATTGACGCTGGACTTGCAGCAAGAGATATTTCAAGAGAAGGTGAATCCACTGAAGGTTCAACAGAATCCGTCGACGGAGCAAGAGCAGAAGGTGGACCAGTGTCTGCTAATGGTTCTTATCTAGTTGGTGAAAATGGACCTGAGTTATTTTCTCCAAATTCTGCTGGAACGATTAAAACCAATCCAGTTACTAAGAGTGATTTGGAAACAGGAAATAATACCGCCGCAGCGAATCTAAAAGAAATGACTGAAAGTGCAAAAGAAGATACTGCACCAGTTATCAATGTTCCTCCACCAACTGTAATTCAACAACCTGCTGCACCGTCACAAAATGGTGGTGGCGGATCTCTACCAATGGATACAGTAAGAACTGAAGACAGTAGTTGGCAACGATTCCAAAATAGAAGATCTTTCGGATAAAAAAAGGGGGACTTAATTGTCCCCCTTTTCATTTTATTCGTCCGCGAGACTCGAGAAGTAACTCATCGTGTCATCATCAGAATCTTCTTTCCAAGGTGGAGTATCATCTACCTTGGACGCTGCTGGTGCAGACTTCATCTTAGTTTCAACGAACAGTTCGTCTTCGGCATCAAGCGGATTAGACTTTTCTGCTGTAGGAACACGAGAAACGCCAGATAGGACTAGGTTCAACTTGTTCTTCAGTTCGTCGTATGACTTGAAGTTTGAAGGATCCAGAAACGCTGCAAGCGAATGGGTCTTACCCCAAATCTGTTCCAACTTATCTTCATTTTCGTCGAGAGGAGTTGAACCGTCGAATTCCGACTTATCGTAGTTACGATAACCTTCAACCTGACGAATGCGCAACTTAAAGTTAGCACCTTCCCAGAGGTCGAATGGATTGACTGGTTTCTCGTCTTCAAACGTAGGTTGCATCACATCCTTAATCTTATCGAAGATCTTCTTTCCGTACTTATACAGGAAGACCTTACCTTCGTTCTCAGGATTCGCAGGATCGCGAATAACAAGAACGTTTGAGATGTAAGAAAGGCGACGCTTTTGCTTACGAGCAATTTCCTTGTTCGATTCGATACCTGAATTCCAAAGTTCGGAATTAAGTTCGCCTACAGGATCTGGTTTGTTAAGAGTAGTAAGTGAGTTTTCGATATACCACTTACCAGTTGGACCTTGGAAACCATGGTCCCATACGCGAACCCACGGAAGTTCTTCACCTGCAGGAGCAGGGAGGAAACGAAGCACTGCTTGACCGTTACCTGTCTTATCGACAGTCGGTTTCCAGAGACGATCATCATCGCCACGTTTTTCTGTGGTGGGGTTTGCGATTGACTCGACTGCCTTCATGAGAGAGTCGAAATTTCCACGTTGCTTGCGGAGGTCAGATAGAGAATTATTTGACATATGTATTGTCCTTATGTTTGCGTTGTATGTTTATTTTGACGTTGTATCATAATAAAAGTCGTCATCGAAATCATCTTCTCGACTACCAATATATTTATACAAGTTGTTTTTGCTTTTACGTATTTTATTTACGTCTTTTTCATTATGTCGAATGCGGTTGGAACCACGGTCTTCATAATCGCTTCTACGAGACTTACCCATAGTTATTTTACCACCGTCCCAATCTCCTGTTCTAGTTGGCGGATGTAATGCCCCTTATCAATTTTGACAAAGGGTTTATATTTCTTTACCAAATGCACGAAGTCATTCCAAATAAAATCATTCGATAAAGAACTATAATCGTTATTCTCTAGTATACCTATTTTTGCCAAAATAGCAATAGATTCTAGAGAAATCTTTTTACCAAGATAAAGTTTTAATATCTTGGGGTGTTGACCATCAATTACTTCGAGGGGATTACCATCTGCATAGAGAGTTTGGATATCTTGTTTAAAAGTATATCCTAATTTCTGCATTCGTGTCTGCCACTCTGTATAGACTTCATTTGCCTCTGTATCAAAAACACCACCCCATTGATTTCCAGATACAAAATTGGCAACTAGAAAATCAATGACCTCAGTTTTTGTTTTTGTATCTGCAATTTTGCGCAGAGCAAACAAGTCTTTGCGTTTCAAGAATGCTTCTCTAGAAACCTTTACCCCTTTACGGGATTTGGTAATATCGAAATCAGGTCTAGTGAAATGCAATCTCAATGAGAGATACAATTGATAAACTTGAAGCGAGTCCATCAGAGAGGCAAAACCCCATCATCGTTTTTTAACATGTTGAGTTGTTGCGCTTCAACTTTAATCTTTTCTTTAAGTGATGCGCTGATAAGACTAGCAACAGAGCCCACCTCAATATTTCGTTTCTCACAATAGTCTATTAGAATATCCATACATGGTGTTCTAGAGTCTCTTGCGAGTTTCTCAATAAAGATGGAGAACTCTGCTGCCGTCTTAAATTGCTTAGTTATTAAAAACTCATCAGTTATTGGAATTACTTCCGTTACCATAATCTATCCTGCGTAAAAAATATGTCTACCGATTTTAGTAACTCTCTGTAATCTCCACCCTGGACTAACATAATCCGCATGGTAAAACAACACGTTACTATTAACTACTATACGCGTATTGATCTCAGAAGTCAATACTTTTTTAGCAATATCTTTTGCTTCGGCGTATAATACTGGGTCTTTGGCAGGTCGACGCATACACGTCCAACTGAACTGACAGACCCTACTTGTTCTCTGATAAACGACAGAGCAAACGTTTGATGGATATTTTGGATTGCGAACTCTATTTAAAGTTACACCTGCAACCGCGATTTTACCCTTTCTGGGTTCATTACCTGCTTCGTAGTAGATGTTATCTGCTAGACAAGTTATTGCTGCAGAATTTTGTGACAGGTATTTTTGTTTTTCTTTTTTAACGTTTTTTTGTATGATTTCTTCTTGTTTTTGTAAAATTTCTTGGTTTTGTCGTTTTACGCTTTCGACTTTCTCATATCCACCGACAGTGTATTCCATTGCGGTGTCTTCGATTCTTTCTTTTGCATAACTCAATGATACACAATATATTACAATTACCACTAAAATTGAAGAAAGAATTTTCAATGTCTTCTTATTAAAGGAAGGCATCTCTATTCCTTGGATTGTTAAACTGGAGAGAGGATTAACCAGTGACTCCCTACACTGGGCACTTTTTTTCAAAGGTGCATTATATTTAGGGTTTCGAAACTCTTTATAGTCTCGTTTTAACCCTAAACTAGAACGGTTGACGGTTTATTCTGTTTCGAGGAAAACCGCCGAAAACCCAATGCTAGCTTAAGCAGCTAGAGCAAAGGCAACGTTATCGTTTGCATTTACAGTTTGTGGCGCTTTGCCAGTCAATCAGTCTCGGTATTCCTATTACACGAAAATCGATATCCAGGTCACCCCCATATGGTGGAGGTGGAGGGAGTCGAACCCTCGTCTTTCCGCTTTTATTGTCAACTGTCATCAACTAATATTCTATTTATACTATACTTAACGTAGGAAGTCAAGTGTTTTTTACCACACTTCCCCATTTAATTTTCAACCAAATTCTTTCATGGATGTAGTAGTCTACACTCAACATCAAATGTAAGATAGTCGAAAACCCCGTCGCTTCACCAATATTTCCAGTGAACAGATATGTCCAAAGAATCGTGAACAACCATGCAGATACTCTGTATGAAATACCTCTAACTAAAGTCCGTGTTTTTGTTTCAAACATAAAATCTACCCATATAAATTTGAATAATCAAATGCAATTCTGTGAAGGACACGATTGTCCATTCCGTCGAAATCCCAACGTTTGTGAATGCTCAACCATTGTTCCGATATAACAATATCTCCATCTTCCCAATCATGATGATAAACAAACTCATCCTTTAGCACATGTTCAGTTAGTTCCTGCATAATGCTTTCAAATTGTTCCTGTTCGTATCCATCAAATCCAAAAATTTGTAAGAACGGAAAGAAAATTCCAGTCTTACCTTCTTTATTGGTGTGAACAAGATCGATTAAATTGTCTCTGTTTACATGGTCATTGAAGATTGTAGTTTGTGAGTACTTTCCATGTTCATGCCCACAATATACCTTTATGTCAGCAATCTTAGATTTCATCTCATCACTTAATGCTTTGTAACTCGCAATGTTGTTAATCCAACTGGTGCGAGAACCTTTTGTTCCCTTTACTCCATGTAACCAAATAAGAGGATCTCGCTCTTTGTTGCTAGGTTGATTTGCATGCCAATCTAGAGCAACTTTGTGACCATGTAATCCTTGTTCACCATCCTTGTTGCGTTGACCCGTTACTCGAAGAATATGGTCAGTTAAACGAATGTGTTTAATTCTTTCTGCTTCTACGGGATAGTATTGACACTTTCCTATAATTTTACAGAATCGTACTTCATCTTCAGTCGAGAGTGATTGGTTCTTGAACACAACCACCATGTTACTAACAATGAGTTTACCGACTTGTCTAACTTGCTCGTCGGTTAACATTCTGATGTCCTCGTCAACGAACACGGTCCATCCATTATCTAATATTTTAATTTGCATAATATACTCTCTTTACATCTCAGTCGAGATAATATCCATTTTCATAATAGTCGCGTGTTTTGATTAATTCTTTTGCCCAGTTATCACGCTTCTCGATGAACACCTGTGGTTCCTCATCTTCGACTGCGATCAGAATTACAACATTAGGAATAGAAATACCTGTTCGCTCTTCATACATGATTGCATATGCAGTAGTCTGCATAAAGTAGGAACTGATATGTTCTTTCTTCTTGAGTTTACCCGAGGTTTTAAAGTCAATAACTGCTCGTTGCCCGTTATACTCGGCGATACAGTCAACGCGACCTGCCATGCGCAAATGGTCACTATACAGAGCAAGTTCTTGACAATGTATATTGCTGATGGGATCGAGAATGGGTAGAAATTTTGTGAACATCTCAAGGTCAAGCAACGATGCTTTCGTGCTCGTATACGCTTCTTTCAGATCTTCGTTCTTGAGATATGTCTCGGTCAAAGAGTGAATCTTTGTTCCGCGAGTGGATGACTGCCTAGAGATTTTGTCTGCTTCTTCAGCACCAACACGAGCACGCCATTTGGCAATTCCGTCTCGACTTAATACAGAAAGAACGGTGGTAGCAGAAGGATACGCTACACCAGAGGCATTAACGTAAACTCTGCTACCATCTTCGTTCGTAGTTGATTGAGCGAAATCTTCATATTCATATATCGTTTTAAACATAATTCATTATACTATAATTTTTACGAAAAGTCAAGCCATTTCGTCAATAAATTCTTTCAATTTAGTTTGATAAAAATAAAAGTAATTAACATCATTCTCTAGTATGGAATAATTTTCATCTTCAACCACAGTATTTGCTTCTGTAATTTCTCTGTTCAATTTTGCAATAAAATCTGCATTAGCAGGATCTTCTGCATCTAATCCATCCAATTGCGCCTGCAACTGAGACGGACGATCTAGTGCAAGTTGTTTTGGTTGGGTTGGCAGACCTGTAAATGCATCACCAAGTGATGCGTGGAAATCTTCTAGTAGTGTTGACATTTTTATCTCCTATGCTGCGTAGCGACTTTCGTAATCTAGTCTTGCAATTATGTATTCTTTTACGAGTTTTGATCGAACGATATCGTCTACTGTAAACTCAACAGTTTTAAATGAAGGCATCATATCTGCGATCGCAATAAACTTTTGCAACCCAGACATATCGTTCTTCTTATATAGGTCAGTTTGACGGAAGTCTCCACAGAAAATGACTTTTGAGTTCTTACCAATACGAGTCATGATAGAATTAAGTTCCATGTCTGTCATGTTCTGACATTCATCGACAACTACGATCGAATTATCTAGAGTGATACCACGAACGAATGATGTAATAAGGAAGTGAACCATTTTTTGTTCTTGTAAGCGAGCAAATGGTTGAATATGATTGAAGAGATCTTCGCAGATTTCAACATACGGTAAAGTATAGACTTCTGTTTTTTCTTTTTCGTCACCTGGAAGGTGACCGATATCTCTTGATGGCACTGCTGAACGTACAATAACGAGACGTTCGAAATTGCTGGAACTATCTAATACTTCTTCTAATGCTTTATATAGGGCGATGAATGTTTTACCAGTGCCAGCGACACCATGTAGTAGGACTGCGGATGCTTGCTTATCATAAATTTCGAAAAAAGATCTTTGATTGAAATTTAGAGGGGAAATTTGTTTCAAATCATTATATGAAACTTTGCATTTAGAACTTCTCTCTTGTTGAATGATAGTTTCGGATGGGGCGACGAGTTGTAGATTATTTTGCTTTCTTCTCGACATTTGCAGTCCTTATTTTAACTAGAGGGTTGGTACGAAAAAGGCGACTCCACGCAAGGTAGAGTCGCCTTTATTTTCCGAGGACATCGGAATCTAAAACTGGGATGGGAGTTCTTTTTTGTTCCATACAAGTATTTATTAAACTGTATCGCTCCACCACTCTGGAATCGGACGATTTTTCCATTTTGCAAAACTTTTTTTCGCGCCGATATAATAGTTCTTATATGCCTGAATTGAGTCGAGTGTCTTGTATTCTTCTGGCATACACTGAGGCATAGGAGTTATATCACCATCTTTGATATTGGTAGGCAGATTACCCAAATAGGGAATCAATCGTTCAGAAACATGATGCCTACCGTAACGAAATGTGTATTCGTCCATAAGATTCCGCCAAAGGGTATACAACCACATGTAGTTACCTGTGGTCTCTCTGCACCAAATGCCTGAAGGATGTTTCATGTGAGATGCAAGGTATAGATTACTATCACGATCGTCTTCCAATTTCCAACGCATTGCTTTGCGTCCAGAAATAGATTTACCCACATATTCATCACCATCAAGAAGTCGATGAGCAGTTGATAGAAGTTGCGCATATTCTAGAATCATTTTGACAACATGTTTGTCAACATGCATCACTGCACACGTCTTGGGGTCTGGATGTAGATAAAAAATATTCATAATGTATTACTCGTCAAATGGAATCTCTTCCATGTTATTAATTATGTTTTGTATCGCATCTTTAGCGACATTACTTATTATACTGTTTCCTATCGAAAAGTCAAGTGCTTTTCTAACAAAAATTGGATCTAATGCATTCAACATATCTGGTTTATATCTCTTATCACATTCTGGATAAGTATTCAATGCAGCAAGGACAAGTTCTACTTCGAAGTCCGTATATAAAGATATACGATACCTTCTGTGCGATAGAAATCTATCTGGAAAATTAACTACTCTACCCATAACAATATTTATTATTAAAAGACCTTCACATTATAGATATTTTGGAACATTGCAGCATCTTTCTTATCATTTACCATTGGAAATCCCTTTACGTTTAAACTGGTGTTGAGTAACATGGGACAACCTGTTTCTTTATACCATCTTGTCAACAATTCAAACAATCCTGGATGCTGCTGCTCGTTTACAGTTTGGACGCGAGATGTGCCATCAACGTGAATGATAGCAGGGAACTTTGCAGGAAATTTACATCTTGCAGTAAATTGCATGTAAGGGGATACTTCAACTGGCATCTCAAAATATTCTGCTGCATGTTGCTCAAGGATGACTGGGGCGAATGGTCTAAACTTTTGTCTGCGCTTAATTGCATTTACTCTGTCCTTAATGTCTGGTCTAGTAGGATCGGCGAGGAGACTTCGGTTACCAAATGCTCTCGGACCAAACTCCGCCTTTCCACTAGCAACTCCAACTATACCCTCTTTAAGCAAAGAAGTCAATAGTTTTTCTACAGGATATTCAGTATCAATATTCTCGCCAAGGTATGGACCTTGCCAGTTTAGTTTTCTGCGATTGTTTGCAGCAATAGCACCAAGAGAACTACCAGCGTCTCCTGGATTCGGAATGATCCAAATATTCTTGAAGTATTTCAATGCGATATGATTCGCAGAGCAGTTAAGTGCGCAACCCCCTGATAACACTAGGTTATTTTGTAGAGGGTCTATTTCCTTGGCACGACGAAGCAGTTTATCGAATTCTTCTTCATAAATCTTCTGCGCAGAAGCAGCAAGGTCATAATAATCAGGATCTTCGTTTTTCAACCACCATTTACAACCACGATGTAAATTAGTTTTTTCGTAGAGTTCGCGCATGTCCCAATAGTGTTTATTGGGATTACCATATGCTGCCATACCCATCAGGATATATTCATCTTCGTTTGGTTTCAATCCAACTCTGTCTGTTATAGCGGAATAGAATAGGCCAAGAGATTTCGGATAATCCATATTCCACTTTTTCTTAAGAGTCTCATCGGCGCATAACCAAATAGATGCTGTATCAAATTCACCGATGGCATCAATTACTAGAGCAGTTGCAGATTCAAACTGAGAAGTATAATACCCAGCAGCAGCATGTGATTCGTGATGCGACGCAAATTCAACAGGAACTTGGAGTCCAAATTCATCCTCTAGATATCGCCGAACACTGAAACGAACCAGTCCTTGCCCTGAAAGTAATCTACGCATTGCTCGTAGTTTTGGTTTCTCATACCAGTGGATTTTTTCTGGTTTACCAAACTTCAGCGCTGCTTCGATAAGATCTAGATTCAGATACTTGTCATTTTTGATTCCGCTATACCGTTCTGCGCTTGACGCGAATAGGATTTCTCTGCCACTGACAACAGTCAAAGCAGCATCATGTGCACCAGCAGAGATTCCCCACTCAATCACTATACATCTGTTCTAGTTTTTCAATTACAAGGTTTGCATATTTTTGATGGGATTCAATTCGGGGGTGTCCGAATACATGATGATTCTTAACATTAGTAATAGGATTTCCGGAAATTACTGTAAGACCAGTGGTATTAATCTCATTATTTGACGGCAGCATAGAAGCACACAAATCAACGAACTCAGAAAAATTCTTAGTTTTCAGTTCTTCTGAGAACGTATACGGTAAAAAGGTATCTTTACCAAAAACATAGCATAGTTTAATTCGTCCATCTAATCTGTCAGATAGAGTAGACAAAATCATAAGTTCTTTATAGTAATTATATAGTATATTGTAGGCATTAACCCAATGATGTTCTATTTGTGTTTTGAACTCACTGGAGAAGTTGGATTCCCATGTAGACTCTGTAAACTTAGAACCAAAAATCCCTCCACCAACATCGCCAGTTTCTAAAAATTGAAACCATCTAAATGGAGAAGTAACTCCTGCTAAAATAAAATCATCGTTCTGTATTTTAGAATTGTGTAAATCGGATAAAATTCTATATGTTGCATCTGCTAAACTGGATCCTGCTCTTGCTCTATTATGCAGAGGTTTATCAAATCTTTTTGCGACATAATTCGGCCAACTTTTAGTTGCATTAAGACGTAGTATATCGCTAATTGTATTTGATGATACGTTTAAACTTTCATACAAATCGCGAGGACCTGTTATGTTAGCGTTTTTTACATGAGCAAACAGATCCCTTTCTGACATATTAAAAAATTCGTGATCCGTCAATTCGGATCCTGCAGTCATACTACATCCATAACTAATGATTCTGTTATACGGAAACTTAATCATATATGAAAGGGTCCATTTTTCTTATTTTTTGTAATCTCTTTTTTACTCTTCTAGATTGTAAATAAGAACGAATTATCGTTAATATTTTTTTAAACATAATAGTTATATCCTTTTAACTCATCACTAATATAACCTGATTCCATCGTCGCTGGGTCGCCCGCACGACTGCTGATTTTGCTATCTACATACTTATTTGTTAGTATTTCATCTTTTGTTGGAACCGCAACATCAATGTTATCTATAAAGTGTGCAAACTCTGGAAATGTTGTTTTGAAATCTTTGCCACGACGCACGTCGTATTGTATATAGAAGTTCTTAAAGTCGTTCCAAAGTTTTCCTTCTTCTGCTGTATCACTGTGCGGCGTTTTAATAATGTCTAGATAATCTATCAATCGTTCAACTTGTGCATATTCCCACTCACCAAGTAACGGTTGAGAGTTGCAGTCGTTGTCTGTTAAGTGTTTAGATTTTCTATTATCATACCATGTCTGTAGTTTGTCCCGATAAAATTCTTTGATATTGATCGGAAGGATAGCAGGACTTTGGAAACTTGGGAATCGTAGTATGTTCAATGAAATTTGGCAGTAACGATTACCATACTTGCGCTTAAACTCAAGCATCTCATCCATAAATTCTGTTATGCTTGATAAACATAGACCGTTTATTGTCATCATCACAACAATCGACTTAAAATTTCCCTCGACGATAATCCGTTCTAAGTTTATTATCCATTGTTTGTAATCCATGCCATCGCGGATGTATTCGCTATGCGCACCAACTGATTCATTACTAGTGTATAAATCAAGATGTGGTACATGATGACTTACCTCAATAAACTTATCAAGTAGATCCTGTTTGGGAACTAGATTGGAGTTTACAGCGTAACGCAGTTTCTTACCCTTTTCAGGATTGTTTTTGAACCAGTCAAACAATTTCCACACTGATGCTGCCATCAAAGGTTCACCGCCAGTGATGCGGATCTCTTCTAAGTTGTCCTGTAGTCCACTTTCCCACCATTTCCAAAATGCTTGGATGTAAGGATTGTTTCCTTCTTTGTCTGCTGCACTCGCCGCCCATGGTGCATCGTCTACGTAGTGTCCGCGAGAATCGCTGATGATGTTACGGTATGGACCATGCTTCTTAATATCTTTGACCCAACTTGTGCTGAATGATGGGTTGCAATATGAACAAGCAAAATTACAGGTGCGGTCAAAACTAACCTCTAGTATCTTGAGCATCACATCTTGCTCCCACGGCATGTCAACGGTGGTCTTTATATCTTCTTCCTTATAGATGTGAGTTTTCATCACACGGTCAGAAATCAAATCCTTACCAATATCTTCGACCTTCCAACAATACTCACATTCGTTGGGTCTTTTACCTTCTTGCATCAACTTACGCATCTTCTTCTTATGCTGCGTATTATGAATTGCAGATGGATTGGTCTTGATTTCTTCAGGATCAATCTTGTGCGCTGGAGGGTGATGGCATGATGTTGTCTGACCATGACCTAACCAAATCGTAGCATTGTACCATTTTGCGGCGCAGTAACTTTCGCTGATGGGATCTATCACTCGAACTTTATATTGTGACAGTGACTCGTCTGGTTTATATGTCTTCATAGTTGATTGCTTTACAAAACTCAGGGAAAACATCAGAGAACAGTGTATTTCTGTAAGTGTCCAGTCTTTTATTATATGAAATAAATTGCCGAAACTTAGTTTCGTTACCATCTTTACGTAATGTCTGTGTTATGTTGTTACGAACATAATCAGGCATGGTTTGAATTTTCTCTATTACTTTTTCTTTAACTTCAGTAGGTAGATTCCAAGGACTTAGAAAATCTGGATCATAACACCAGTTATGATGTACCTTATATTCTTTGAAATAATCGAAAAATTCTTTGACATAAAATATATTGTAACTGCTAATAGTTTGGCAAATACTTAAATCTATCCAATCTGCACCATTTAATTTAGAAAGATTAACAAGAAGTTCTTCCCAATTACTACCAGACCGTATGTAAGTATTTCTCTCATGAATATCATCAATACTAGCAGTGATAGAAGATTTCTTAAAATTCTTTAGTATTTCGAACAGTCTTTGTGGAATAGAAGTTAAATTGATATTATACCAAAGTTCGATATTCTGAGAAAGTCCACTTTCAACAAGCATGTCAAGATAATCTAAATGATGCATCATCAATGTTGGTTCGCCACCATTGACATAGATTCGTTTTAGTTTAGAAGACTTATCATATAAATCTGCCCAGAAATCTTTATTGAGATACCAATCAACCTCAAACACTTTATAGTTGGTAACAAAATCTAATTCAGTTTGAAGTTTGTTATAATCTTTAATCCACTTAGAACTTGATATTGGATTGCAGGTTCTGCATTTTAAATTGCAAATATTACCAAGTCTCAATTCAATGAATTCTAGATCGATTTCAGTGATCCTACCATCAACTTCCATCTTCTCAACAATAGCAGGAACAGAAGAAAGATATCTTCCATTTTCTTCAAGTCGTTTGCTCTTAATGCCCACTCGTTCTTCATCATAACATCTAGTGCATGCTGCAGGTTCTATTCCTTGCAGCATTTCTAGTCTTGCAGTTTTAAATGTTTCTGAGTTTAAGACATCGTCAACCTTAGAGTTATTTAAAGTTAAGATTTTACCGTCATTTTTAGCATGACTAGCACAGTTCTTGTGATCGCTAATACAACATAGACTTACATTTCCATTCGGATGTGTTGCTAGATGTAGAAATGGTAATGCACAAACTTTAGATAAATTTATCAAAACTTTTCTCCATCCATGGATAAACACTTCTCCAACTTTGTCCCCTGCGTTGGTCAAGTCGATTTAAGTAGTTTTTCAGACGTTGTAATTTTACAGGGTCAGGTTCAGTCGAAACGATCATATTACCAAAACCAGCAATATATGCTGTTGCATCTTTCCAGGGGCTGTTGGCAAGCGAATCATTCAATTTGTCTACAAACGGTTTCAATTCAGAACCGAAAATTGCTGGATCCATAAACGTAGGAGAAGCAACAATATTAGCACCATAATTAATATGTTTTATCTTAGACCATTCGATTAATTTATCGACCAAAACATAAGCAGTCGGTAATGTTACTGACGATAATGTCGCCTGAATCGAGATCTTAACATTTTTTGATTGCAATAGAATGTTAAAATTATCTTGCCAGTTTTCTAGGGACATACCATGTCTAGCAAATTCTGCTTCTTTATCCCAGCAATCTATACTACAAACAATTTCAACCGATTTCAATTTACCATCTTCGACAAGTTTATCGAGTTTTTGTATCGTTGCAATAAATTTAGGAGTAGGATGTTTGAGGTTTGAAAAGATTTTCCAATTTAATCTTGGGTGAGATCTTTGTTCAAAGAAACTTAAACATTCATAAAATTCTGGTTGGTATAATGGTTCACCGCCGAGCACTTGAAAGTCAAACAGTTCTTTGGAGTTGAAGTCCATCCAACTCCAAAATTTCTCTTTTATTTCAGCATAATTATCGACTGGTTTAAACGAACCGTCTAAATCATATTCGGATTCTAATGGACCATATTTCTTAATTTCTTGTTCGATTACGGAACTAAAAAGAGCATTGCAGTATACACATGCTTGATTACAAAGATTAGTAAAATAAACTTCTAAAATTCTTGGAGTAACTTTAGTTGCAAATGGATTATCTTTTAGTTCTGGGGGGCAACAATCGGCATCATTAATATATGCAGTGCGCTCACTCTCTCCACCAGCATCTTCAATTCTCTTGCAATATTCGCAACCGTTTCCAGGCCATTGTCCGTCAAGCATCTTCTCTCGATCTTTGACCTTTCCTGGATGGTTGTGGAAATCTTTAAAATCGATTTCATTCAAATCCCAACTATTGCATCTGTGACAACTAGAGGTTGTGCCCTTTGAGAGAAAAATAGTACTCCACGTCCATTTGAATTGACATGCAGTTTTAGTTTCTATTGGAAACTTATGATAATCAGTCATGTCTTGTCCACCAATCGTATAATTCTGGATCTTCAGAATATATAGTTCTCAAATTAAGATTAGAATCATTTCTAATATGATCTAATAATTTTTGGTAATTCAATCCATTTTTAAATGATTGTTCTGCCTCATCGGGCCATTGTTCTTGAAAAGTTGGTCTATTCTTCATTTCCTGTAATGTTTTAATCAGAGTAAGTTGTTTATTCGTTCCACGGGGAATCATATACTCCAACAGAGAATCAATATGACGATCCAGAATATGTCGAGGCCAAGCAAACGGACTGAATACAATATCTGCATGAAATGCAAACATAATTTTAGTTTCAATTCTAACGTCTAGTTCTTTACTGAGGTCGAAAAGGTTTTTGAGACTAAACATTCCTGGACCAGTAATGGTTAGATCAAGAACCATACGATCTTTGCCGTGTGGTAACTCGAGTCCTTTCTTAAAGTTCTCTAACCACTCTTTCCAAACTATTCCTTTGCGAATAAACTCTACGATCTCATCAGTTCCATCTATGCTTGCACAGATCAACCAGTTCTTAAACTGCGGGAGATAGTCATAAAGATTCTTACCGAAATAATCAACTCTACTTAGATTTGTATTATAACGTAAGTGGCAATTCTTTGCGCTGCCATTATCTACCATTTCTTGTAACGCCCACCAGTGGATATCATACATCAATGGTTCGCCGCCAACCCAGTAGCACTCTTCCACAATACCTCGAGTTACAGCATCGCGAAATTCTTCCTCTACCACTTCGGTCTGAAATTTTTGCATCTTTGCTTTGACTTCTGGAATCATGAATGGTTGATTCTGTTTCGACCACATATTATGCTTACGCTTTTCTGCTTCCCAAGAAGAACTTAACTGTTCTCCGCACATGCGACATTTGAAATTACACAGATTACTAAACCGATAATCAAACGAAATAGGTTCCATTGTGGTATGACCTGTTTCGTCGGTTGAGTCAAAACATTCTTGAATCTTATCATTAAATAGTGCGCCAGTGAACCAACTGCGATAGTTACTTACGCTGAGAATATCGTCGTTGCAAACATCGCACTGCGAGATACGTTCTCCCGCCATTAACTTGCGACGAATGTCTTTCATATATTCGCTGTTCCAGTGTTCCTTCAACGAGACTGGATTAAAATCATCTACCTCTGTTTTGCTTTCAGTAACTTCACCATACTTGGAGTCATTACTCGCGTCGATGTATTGTTTCTGGAAACTATGCTGTTCTCTACTTGCACAGCACAGTCGTCTTTCCGCCTGTGGACTAATATAGGTGTGAGTCCACGGAGCAGTGCAAAAGACTTTATTTGGACTGTCTTCTTTTACTTTACCATGTTCCCACACAGGAAGAATTTTATCGCTCATTGACACCTAAACTATCTGTTTTGGTATTCCATCCATGTGCGATTTCGTCGCTGATATACCCTTCTTCGGTAGTAGCAGGATTACCAGTTCGTTCTTTCAATCCAGTATCTTCTTTATAATTTTTACCAAGAATTTCTTCAGTTGTTGGAACTGGAACATCAACACTATCAATAAAGTCTACAAAAATTTGTGGGAATGTTTCGCGGAAGTTCTTACCACGACGCACATCATATTGTAGATAGAAATTCTTAAAGTCGTTCCACAACTTTGATTCTTCGCTGGTGTTTATATGTGGTGTTTTAATTACGTCAAGGTAATCAATCAAACGCTGAACATGAGAACGTTCCATAAGAGAAAATAATTGTATGCCGTTTTTATCTCTTTCATCTTTACTTACGATGTCCAACAACCATTTTTCCAATTTGTTCTTATAAAATTCCTTGATATTAATCGGGAGGATAGCAGGACTTTGGAAACTAGGAAACCGCAAAAGATTCAGGGTCATTGTTGGAAACTCTCTTCCATATGTTCGTTTTAGGTCGAGCATATCATCCATGAATTCAGTAATCGACGCCAAACAAAGACCATTAATTGTCATCATTATGTGCAATTTCTTTAGATTTCCTTCAGTAACTAATCGATGGATATTTTCTTTCCACTGATCGTATATCATACCGTCACGAATATAATCTGAGTGTTTTCCAAGAGATTCGTTACTGGTATACACTTCGAAATCAGGCACGTGATGCGACATCTCAATTAGTTTATCTAGTAACGCTTTCTTAGGAACAAGATTAGAATTCATCGCATATCTAAGTTTCTTGCCCTTCTCAGGATTGTTTTTGAACCAATCGAATAATTTCCACACTGATGCTGCCATCAAAGGTTCACCGCCAGTGATTCTAATTTCTTGCAAATTGTCTTGAAGATCTGATTCCCACCATTTCCAAAATGCCTGAATGTAAGGATTGTTTTCTTCTTTTTCTGCAGCTGGTTTTGCCCACGGAGAATCATCGATAAAATGCCCTCGCCCATCACTTTGAATGTTACGGTACGGACCAAACTTCTTGATGTCTTTAACCCATGTAGTAGAAAATCCTGGATTGCAATATGAACAAGCAAAATTACAGGTGCGGTCAAAACTGATCTCGAGAGTTCTAAGAGTTACATCTTCTTCCCAAGGCATGACTGCAGCCTTTTGAATATCTTCTTGTGAGTAAATCCCTGTCTTGTATACTCGGTCAGAAACATTATTTCGACCAATGTCTTCCACCTTCCAACAATATTCACATTCATTTGGTCGCTTACCTTCTTGCATCATCTTACGCATAAGTTTTTTATGCTGCGTATTATGAATTGCAGAAGGATTGTTTTCTAGTTCTTTTGGATCGATATTATGTCCAGGAGGGTGATGGCATGATGTTGTTTGTCCATGTCCTAACCAAATGGTAGCATTGTACCATTTTGCGGCACAAAATGTATCCGAAATCGGATCGATAACATTCTTCTTATACTCAAGAAAAATATCGGTCTCTTTTGTGTCCATTATAGTTCCTTGCACTTTTTATAGAAATTATTTAATTCAGGAAAGGTCGTCATAAAATCAGTATTTCTTCTTTTGTCCATTTCGTCTACATACTCAGAAAAACGTTTCATGTCTAGTTGTTTCTGGCGAGGATCCATTCCTGATTTCAGTATATCTAGGTCTCGTTGAACCTTGTCGATTTCATATGGTTTGAATCCACGCAAACTTCTGTTATAATCTTCTTGCTGAACGTTATCGCGCATGAATTGTAGGCAGTCTTCGAATTGTTCAATCATCTCAGTTTCTTCGTGTAGTAATTTCATATTCAACCAAGAAGGACTGTGGAGCATAGGTATGTCGAACCAAATTCTTTGTGCGACATTACGAATGAATGGAGGATGCTTGAAACCATCATGATCAGGTGGTTGAATTACTTTTCGTTCTTGTTTATCGAAAGCAAATTCTTCGCGAAGTTCTAGGATCCATTCTAAGAATCCTCGCAGTCCAGGAACACTCAGAATATTAAATGTATTGATAATAGTAATACTTGTTCCTTGTGTTGAATGAAGAAACTTCGATACATTTGATTTCAAGACAGCATAATCCATACCAGTTCGGATATATTCTGCTTGTTTACCAACACTATCGCAACTTACAAACAACGAGAAGTGTTTGATTGCTGGAGCAACATACCAATAATTACCACTATCTGGATTTAAACGGTCAGGGTTTTCCCACACTCTGACTTCTTCCAGTTTCTGAACCTTAGAAATAAACTTATCGAAAATATCAGGTTTTGGAGGACATAAGTTACTGGTAATGCTCACCTCAAGCAGAGAGTTGGGATGTTTATCAACATACTCCAGAACCTTCCACGTATTATGATCCATCAAAGGTTCACCACCTGTCATGCGGAAAATCTTAAGATTCTTATAGAGATCTGGCCACCATTTCCAAAATGCCTCAACGTAGGGATTGTCTCGGTTCGCAACCTTCTTGGGCATCAGATTTATACGAGCGAGTGCATCAAGATCGTTATGCCTTGCATCGGTTAGTGGTATTGCACCATACTTTACGATTTCTTCTTCCCAAGCAGAACTTAGGTGTGGACTACAGTAAAGACATTTAAAATTACACGCCTGATTGAAGTTGACTTCCACGTATGCGGGAGTCCACGAGGCATCTAATTCAGCATCTCCGAGAGTAATCTTCTCGAAGTCAGGAGAGTTCCACCATTCGCTACTACGATAATGTCGATCGCTCGTATGACCTGCATCTTCAATACGCCAACAGTACGAACAACCTTTTGGTCGCTCGCCCTTGCGCATCATAGCACGTTCTTCAATTTTCTGGGGAGTATTGTGGAGTAATCCTGGATTTTCAGACAATCCTTCTAGAGGAATATCGTGTGTCGGCGGATGGTAGCAACTATGCGTCTTACCGTTAGTAAGATGCATACTGACCATATTCCATTTTGCAAGACACATCGACGAACTAGCAGACTTCAGTCGCTCTTTCATCTTTTCTGTCACATCATGATATTCATTACTCATTTAATACCAGTCACCATAAATCTGTAAAAATGCCCACACTTCAACATACCAGCGTATTCTGGTTCTCTGACTCTGTTGATCAGCAGGAATTCCTCTAGAGTATCAGCAAGTCGAACATGCTCAGGATTAACTAGATTATTTCCTTGGACTATGTATTTAGTCCCAGCAGGGATAGAGTTCCACCATGCATCGTAAACCTCTTGTGTTACATGTTCACTGCTGGTGTTGATAACGAGATTCGGATATGGTTCATAAGACACCATACCATTGCTCATATCATGTTGTTGGTATTTAACATTCCTACTGAGATTGATTTGGTCAAATACAGTTTCACATTTAGAATCAAGATCTGTTGTTATGATATTAGTTTCAGGAAATCGTTCAGCAATAAATTGCGCCAGAATACCATACCAACCGCCGAAGATAACGATAGATTTTGTCTCTTCTGGAATGCATTCGAGCAACCACTTCTTACTCTCGATCTGACTTGACCAGAAGTTTTCGGAGAATCTGTATGCATTATTCGGATTATTGCGGATGTACTCCATCCACTTCATTACAATATCAAATTCAACCACGGCGCATTTTCGCAATCTCTAAAATTTGTTCATTATTGGTGACAGGAACAGCATTGCTCTTATGCAAGACACTGATGCCCTTGATTAATGTTCCAGTATATGTATTCTCTTTGCGAGCAAAGGTAACGCCAATACCATCACCAGAAGGATACTTTTGACGATGATCGCTGACTTGATAGTCAGGAAGAGGGGTGCCACGCAACTTGGGATTGTAATTGCCTTGACGATAAGAGACATACTCATCGAACGTCTTAGTTTTAGAACCAATGCGCTTCATCTGCTTGTTGTAATCGATCCAGTCTTGGGAATACTTCGCAGTCACGCCCTTGTTAGAAGTTTTGCGCTTGCGAGTGCTGGTAGTAGTGAAGGCATGTGACATAAGTTGCATAGACATAATATAATCCTTTTCATAGACGACATAGTCAGTATACCCGTATTCGAGACAAAAGTCAATGGAAAAAAGATTTTATTTTGACAAATAAGAGCTTGACTTTTCCGCAAGAATGGGGTATAGTGGTAATAATAAATAAATGGAGATTGTTATGAATGATTTTGAAATTTCTACTGAAGCAGAAACTCTTTTGACTACGCTCGGTTATGAGTGGAATGGTTGGGGATATATCGCCGAAGATTTCCTCGAAGTCAACTTCGAATTGGAAGCGAATGGTATTCCGCAGTATCAGTCGTTCGAAGAGTTTCTTCGTCGTAAATTGGAATGGAAACAGTCGCTGAAGAGCGACATGATTGATGAAAAGGTTGTAGCATAATGAGTACATCTATCCACGATCAAGAACTTGATCAACATTTTGGTCGAGTTGAAAGCGAACTTAACACGCAAGAAGTAACAGAAACTCCTGTTGTATTTTTCCGATTCAACGAGGACAAGGACAATCCCCTACTTACATGGACGTGGCACGGTAAACCCCATCGAAGTTAGCAGGAGGTTCGCCCTCCATGCGCTCGAGCATCATATCGTAGTAATTGTTTAACTCTCTTTGCCAGCAATGCTGGCAAACTTTTTAGCATTTTCGACTACTTGGTATACATCCCTAACCAGTTCGGCAGTTTGCGGTCCGACGATGAGTTTGACTCCATAAGACTTGGTTTGACCTTCCAGACGAGCAGCCAGATTAACGCCATCACCCAAGCAATTACAGTCAAAACGCTGAGTGCTGCCCATATTACCAACAACCACAGTGGCAGTGTTAATACCAAGACCCATCCCAAAAGCGGGCACACTTTCTCCTTTAATTTCGTCATTGAAAATCTCCAAATCTTTTAACATTAAAAATGTCGTTGTGTGTTAATAAATATACTGGAAGATAGTAAAAATTACAGAGAATCAAACCGAGAGAGGAAGATAAATGCCAGAGCAAGAACAAGAAAAGAAACAAGACCCACAATTGTTGACAAATTCGGAATCGACACAGAATCACCACTCAGGAGAATTTCTAATAGATTGGTCTGTAACTGATGGGGATGTTGGGCACCTGAGAGAGTCGCTACAAGATTCGCAATTCCAGCAGCAGATACGCCAAGAATCACTATCTTACCAGCCAGACCAGAAAGTGGTTCGCCAATTTCGACCGACTGAAATCGGTAGTTCGGATTAATGAAAACCCGACTGTATTCATCAGTCGGTACTTTCTTTAGCATTCTCTTCCTTTTTCTTTTCGGAAGAAAAACTAAACTCAAAACAGAATACTTTGAGGATCTCAATTTTTAGATTTATCGTCATTGTGATCCTCTTTTATTTGCAATACGGTACTCACCTTTTGGTTTAATCTTATCAAATCGTTATCGAGCATACGAACTCGATCGATCAACGCAATCAAAATTACATTCGTTTCGCCAATCAACGGCATTAATTTATCGGTTACGAACTTATAAATGAACCAAACAAAATAACCCATACCGACAGAAGCGACAATAGGAAATCCATACTGCTTTACAAGTTCCGCAATGATAGAAGGATCCATTAGTCCTTCCTTGCGTCATTCTTCCCGTCGGCTCGTGCGATTCTGTCTAGATCTGGTTTCAGACCGAGAGCGGAACTTACAACTGCATCAACGCGAATAATATCATGGTTCATGGTCTTCACTCGGTTATCTAACCCCATGATGATACCCTGCATTCCCTTGAGTGCTTTAACAACACTTTCAAGAATATAGTTGATGACAAAATATACGAATACACCTGCAAGCAATGCGCCTGCGATCGGGAAACCAACGTCTCCGATTAATTTAAAGATAACATCGTAACTCATACGATTATTTATAAGAAGTTATCTTATAATGTCAATTTTTTCAATTGAGTCAGCATTCCAAACTTCTAGATCGCGGCGTAATCGACCTTCTGCAACCAGATTATCATATCTAGAAGTTGCTTTACGCTTCCACCACGAAATAATATTATCCATATAATGTTTATCAAAGTTTTGTCCAGGAATTAACTTATCCTGCTTGCCGAGAATAACTTCCTTGGAATTTTCATACCCGTATGTTGAAATATAGAAACGCTTCTTGGTGGTAATCTCTTTATTTAGTTTAAGCGCATCGCAGAACACCGAATACTGTTCGGATTCATGCTCCTTCAGTGATTTGCTGATGATGCTGTTCATCTTGTTCTGCATCTTCATCTTATATGATGCAACACCCTCACGACCAAACAATGGCGCTCCACTATTTTTCTCGTAGAACCATTCCATGGTCTCGTCCCAGAAATCGTCGGAGAAAGAAAGAACAAAATTGCTAAGAGTGTCGCCTGTGTAACGGATAAACGGTTTCAATCCATCGTACTGAGATGCTTGCTTGATGCTACCATATAATGAGGTGGTTTCAAATAGACAAGTGTCCATGTTATACTTCTTGTTAAACATCTCGCGGAACTCATGCGAGGTGCAAAGAAGTGCAAGAAGTTTACCGCCCAGATAATTAAATCCGAACGGTTGAGCAGGAACAATGATGAACCCCATGACAGCATGTTTGTTGAACGACCGAAGATCGGGAACTTGTCCGAACCATTCATTACGTGGTCGTGAGTTTATGAATGGACTGGCAACTCGGCAGAATCCTACGTGCTTGCCAGTATTCTTTTCTCGTACGATGAACTTGATTTCCTTACCGAACGAATTCTCATTACAAAAGGAAGAAGTGATTTCTACCATTGTAGAAAATTCGCTCGGTGAAGGTTCATAGATCTCAAGATCCATGTCTTCAGGGTGCATATTAAAGTCGGAGAACAGATTGTTCTCAGGTTCAAACCCTGGAAGAGAGTGAGGAAGGGTTTTCAACCGCTCCAGTTTTTTCATGCGCATATGATCGTCAATACGACCATAATTTGACATGTAGTCAACGAATCGTTTTGCGATGTATTCTGCGTCGTGTTTTTCTAATATCATTTAACCAGTATAAAGCATTTTTTTAATAAAGTCAATGATTTTTTGCTGATCGTCAAAAGATTCATTAAGAAACTCGGTCATCTCCATCTGAAGAACGAAGTTAGAGCGAATGTTGTTAATTTTACTCTCACGACCCTTCAACCAAGTCTCGTCTTGATTGCTACCACGTTCTGCATAGCGAACATTCCGAGTTTCCTTAGTGGTTTGTAGATAAACGATACAGGTGTCATACTTATCGACGCATTCTTCTAGGAATGAACCTGTGCAAAGACGATCGCCTTCGAATAGAACAATGTCATTGGGAGCACGAGATGCGAGAAACTTCACTGCCTCTGGTTGAACTGCCATTGACATCTTGTCAGTGCCGCCAAACACTTCGCCTTCTTCATACTTACCTAAAACGTAAATGTTGTCCTTATTATGATAGGGAACCAACTTTACATCAGTCTTCACTTCGCGAGAAATGCCAATCTCGTCGAGCAAACGTTTCATAAGGGTTGACTTACCGCTTCCAGGTTCGCCGAAAATTGCAATTACATTCATCCAAATAAATCCTCTAATCCAACTGGTTTCTGTTCAACATCAAACATCCAATTCATTCTATCTAGTGTTCTAGACCGAACGTATTCACCACACTTGTCCTTATTAACACCATACCGCGAAAGCAATCGAGAGTCAAGGATTTCTTCGCGAGATTGCCATAAAACATTCCACTCAATACCATACCAACCGTCTGCTGCTACTTTATTAATCTCGTCTGCTTGACGATCTAGATAAAATCCTAGATATCGCGACGACCTTTCTCGAAAGATTTTCTTGAACGAGCAAAGACAGGTTTCCATAGTAAATGCGTCGAACTGTGGCGCAAGAGTTGGATAGCGATGACGTAATTCATCCAGAATCGACTGAGACTGATCTTCCAACCACTGATATTCCGCTTGAGTGAGTTTACCATTAATCCATTCTTCCTTATCGAGAGCATAACAGAGACCATTGCGGTGTGACTTGCTACCTGAATAGTCATTCAACATTAGACTGGTAGGTTCGATCTTAATTCCTGCAGTATGCTTTAGATGCTGCATATAGAACCAAGTCGTGTAGCGACCGAACTTATGATAATTGGTATTGATAACCTTCCAAAGATTATCGAAGTTTTGAGTTTCGTTATCGCCGTAGTGAGATTCTAATACATCACGTTGAAGTTTCTTACCCATAAACTTCTGATACGACTCAAACATAGAAGGCAAATGCCCTTTATTGTATTTGGTATCTGTTTGATAACGAAGTCTTTTATAGTTTTCGTTATTCCACCATGTAATACGGTCTACAGTCGCAAGTTCGTAGTCTGGGAACTCATTCTTGAGCACCCAAGATGTTGGAAGGTAATAGGTGTTACCGTATAACCAGCACAACCAAATACGTTCCTCGTCATTGTGTTCATATCGCTTATTGAGGTAGTTGGTCTGCCAGACCGAAGGATCACAATCCTTGTGACTAACAGACCAAGCATACCAGCGAATGAATAATTCTCTGTTAGATACTTCGATCCCAGAAAGACTCATATTTCCTCACAATAATATTGCGAGCAGTGCTTGTAGTCATATTAAACAAATGTAACGGAGAATTGGTATCCAACTTAGTACCAGTCACATCGAATACAATATCTTCGTCGATGATTTCATCAGAAAGATATTTATCGAAGCAATAGGCAATCCATCCACAATATAGTGCACGGTCGACTTTATTTTTAGAAGTCTTAGTTGCACCATCAGGAATAATGCGACGCGAAGTCCACATATTATTCACGTGAGGATTAGTAGTACCATGAATGGAATCTGAAGTTTGCAACTCGTCCATCATAATGAACAGATTGATCATCGAGGGATATTTCAACGTCGAATAAAATCCATTTACATAGGTTTTATTGGATGGTCGAGTAAACGGAAAATATCCTGCTTTTAGATAATCCACCAAACGATTGATACCTTCTATAACCTTGTCGCGTTGCTCACCCTTAGTGGTCATGAGATAACGAATTAGCATTCCCATCAATGGAGAAGTCAAAGACTTAGGAACATTATCGCGAGAAATAATATTACCAAGAGTAACAAATTCTTCAATGAAGTAATCAAGAACTTCAGTGGTCTTGATTGCCTTTTCCTGCATATCATTCGAGTTAAGTCCCGCGAGATTGATGGGGTCATGTTCACCAACAGGAACATACTGATCGACGGCAACAACTGCAATGTCATAAACCTTCTCACCCTTTTGAAAAACTGTAGGGAGATTCAAATGGTAATTCTTGTAACGAAGATAACCGCTCAGTTTTTCAGAGAAAGTTTCCGCAGTATCGCTGGAGTCAATTGAGTGGTAAAGACGTTCTGCTTCTTCTTTATCATTTACAGGATAGAAAAGAACAGTCCAATTCTCAGGTTTGACATAATCAGGAAACTGAAGGTTGTTATTGAAGATATGAGTTCGCGTGTTACCGTCAAGACGTTCAATTTTTCCGTCAGGATAAACCGCAACTTGCATTATACCATGCGTCGCTAAAGAAACATGCCCAATTGCACGCTTAGTCTTTTCCCAACGCAATGTTTCATTACGCTGGCACCAGACTGCAGCCCACGACTGAGCAATTTCTGCAGGAACATCAGTTCGAACAGAAATCTTTTGACTCTTCAATTCAGCAAAGATTTGGGAAAGATCATAATTAATTACATTAGACGTTGATGTTTCAGATCCAATAAGAGTATCGATGATACCATTATCATACCAAAGTTTAAGAAGTTCGGTCGACTTCTCTGTCAGTTTCGATCCCTTGCGAAGATTATCTTCACGAGAAATCCATTGTAAGTTGTCATCGCGACAAATTACCGAAACTGGGATATTGTGCTCGTAACCAAACTTGATCGAAATAGTATGGTCTAAATTTAATTCTTGACCATAAGATCCGATCGGAAGAGGAATATTTTTCTTCTTCAAATCAGTAAGTTCGCGAGCTTTTGTTTCATAAGACTTGTAGTCACTGCTGACAGTGTTAATAAAATTAATCATAAAAAATACTTTCATTGTAAACTACGAAAGGAATTTGCGTGGTGAACCATTAACGGTTGTGACAAATCAACATTCGGAGTTTTGTTTCATGTAATAAGGGACATCCTCATTACAATACCATTATACTAAACTTTACAGGGAAAGTAAATGGTTTTCTTCAATTTTTACAAATACTTTTACGCATCCACCCTTACCTTTTCTATATACTGCTTTATTAATAACAGTATCGTTGATGTCATATAAACCATCGCGGTAGGTTGGACCATTGAGTTTGAACATAGACAGTTGACTGCCTGACTTCTGCTCACCGAGGAAAGTGAATCCACATTTCTCGTAGAATTGCACTGCATCTGCTTCTGCTGACACTCGGAAGTATGTGGCATTGTATCGATGCGCTTCAGCAATGGCAAAGTCACATAACGTCCTACCAACACCCTTGCCCCGCGAAGCATAGAATGTATGGAGCAACTGCAGGTTAGCAATGACGGGAGTTCGCTTAGAGAATGATACGATGATGGCGCCGAGAAGATTATCATCTTCCCAGACGCCCATACAGTTATCCCAGAGTTCTTGCATGTCTGCCTTTGCGACAAAAGTCTTTGCAAAGGAATCTTGCTTCTGAGTTGTAATATGTTTAGTAAATTCCTCGCGGGTTGTCGAACGCAACCTAGACAACATCGTGGAATTCTCGTTTCTTTTCACCACGAGACTTATCATACTTGGTTTTAATCCAACCAGCATATTCATTTAGATCCCAGATGAATGGTGGGAACTTGAAATCATTGTTAGCAAGGATTTCTTTGACACTCGGTCCATCATTCAATGCTGCATCAATAAATGCAGTTGCAAACTTGAACTGATCTTCCATCTCACGACGATTTACAGTTGAACGGAAGCAACGGAACTCAATTGTGCCAGTATGCTTCATGCAATACATGTTGATCGCATAACGGAAGGGTCGACCCATCGAAACGCCATCTTTACCTGCTGCATGCATCTTGATAAACGAATTAAAATCTGTTGCAAGGTTGGCAATATTGTCACACATGTAATCAGGCATCTCACGACCACCGTCGAACTTGAGATATGTTGTAGCACCCTTTGCCGACTTCATACCACCACCATCGCGGAACTGGTAACATGCTTCGATAGTGTCTTTCTGATTTACCTTGATATATGCAGTGAGACGCTTCAATGCATCAATGTCATCTTTCAGTCCTGGAACAAAAACGTGAAGGTGACCATGATTGACACAGGAAGCAGTTGGTTCATTACCAAAATCTTCGAACAGCAGATGAATGTCCATGATACGATCAACCTGCTCCTCCCACGTACGAGTAGGTTTGGTATTAATCTCACCACCGAAGGCAGGTTCCTTCCCCAACGGATCACAAGCGATGTAGCGATAGGGTGCATGAATGTTTACAATATCAGTTTCCGCAAACTCCCATGCACCAAGTTCTTCTGGAATTTCAACGCGACGATCTATGTCACCCCACTCAATTTCGTACCCATAAGTGAAGTCTTCAGGATTATATTTCATATTTACCATATTGCAAGTCCTTATTGTTAGTATTTACCGCTGTTTCAGTAATTTCACCATTAGAAACAGTATAAACTATATTCATGTTACAGTCAATAGTTTTTTCTACACCTGCACGATTAAAAATATCATGTGTAGAAGCAACAATTACGCCATTTTCAGTTCTATACTGTGTAAGTGGGCGTTTACCGTTGCGGTAGAAGCGAAAAATCTTGTCAGAATGAACTTCACACGCTGAAATTGACGCATCAGGCCAACGTTCAAGTGGATTTTCACCATTTTCAACGGTTTTTAGCAAAAGTTCGCTGTCATTTCGTGTTTCAGTCGCGTAAGAACTGATTTTTGACCAATTTTCGGGCAATTCTTGTGTAATTACACCATTATGAACGATTGCAACCTTGTCAGTGAACAATGGTTGGTTAAATTCTAGGTCTGAAGTGCTATAACGACAGTGTGCAACCATGTAAAGGTTGCCATCTTCATTCAGCATGCTATACATGTCAATGCCATCAAGGAATTCATCTGCTGGAAGTGGTGCTTTGATGGTAAAGATGTGATTTTTACGAACAAACGACACACCTGTTGCGTGCAATCCCCGAATACGAGACTCAGAGATAACACGCTTCAGGAGCATCATGTCTTCAGCACTGGGATTTCTAAGAAATGCTCCAACAACACCACACATTAGAACAAATCTGCCAATGAAGACTCCACCGTGAACGCTGTAGGGTGATACTTCTCTAAGATTTCAGTGCCCATCTTGTTCTCGAGATATTCATACCACTCAGGTTCGTCCCACATTCCAGGCGAAACGCCATTCCAGAGTGGGCGATAGAACTTGTGGTTACGATCCATTCGACGATCGGTTACAAACTGTTCACGAGTCTGCTCATATTCCCATGGTCCAAGATCTAGCATTGCTTCGCGAAAATAGCAAACCAACGAAATACGTTCAGCATCTGGAGTATCTAGAACAATCTCAGTATTAGCATGCATAATCTCGTGATTGTTAACCAGCAAAAGATCTCCTGGCCGAACATTCACTGCCATACGATATTCTGGGAATACCAGATAACCACCAGTATAGTTACCCTTACCAACTACGAGAAGATTCGACAATCCACTGTCTAGATCGCCAGCATCTCGGTGACACGCAGTGCGGAAAGTCTTGTTAACGGTAATGGTGGTAAACACTGTCTCGGGAACGAGGAAGCGAGGGTCCAACTTGTCTGCCGCTGCTCGCTGATTACCCCAACGCCATGGTAGGAGTTCCTTAAAACCTCTGTCCAGCGACTGGAGGAACGGGAACGAGAGAGCAAACTTCTCTGGTTCATCGCGAGTGTATGAGGTGGCGCGACCGAAGGGAATGCGAGGATAACGGTCGAACCATCCAGCAACGCCAGAAAATACTGACTTCGCGTAGTTGGTCTGTGAAACCCACTTAGTGGCAATCATCTTCGCTTCTTCTGCGCACTGTTCCTTGGTCTTATTATGAAGACCGTCGACCCACTTGTCAAACCATCCGAAGTATTCGGGATATGTCTTACAGACCTGACTGCGCAACCAGACTTGACCACGAGTCTCGTCCTCAGTAGAACGACCTGCGCCTTCATACTTCTTACGAATGGACTCAATGGAAAGGTCATCAATCAAACGACCGTCTGTATTTAGCAGGAAGTCTAGAACCTCGAGTTCGTAACTGGTAACCCAATCACGTCCACCGCGACCTTCGACACCGAGAAGTTCTCCGCGAGGTCCAGCAGCGAGTCCACGATTCTGGGATTCTTTTGCTGCCTCGCGGAGACCGATGTATGCTGAATCTCGTTCTTCCTGTGTAAACCAGTTCTTGCGGAACTTGAACGCAATACGCTGCTCATTCCCAAGACTGGGTGAACCCATGACCGATTCCATGTAGCAATCTGTGTCTTCATTAATAACAATATCATAATGACTGTCATCAACATATTGACCAAGCAAATGCTCACAATCGAGTTTAGAATCTGCAACAATAATTCTTACCATAATATCTCCAAAACTTTCTTACATTATATGTAGGCGACTTTTAAACCGCATTGTGTGCAATCCACTTATGATTTAAACCTACTTCGCGACCATATGCTTCGATCTCCCAAGGAGCATCGAAATAGGCATCTTCCTTGCCCTTGGGTTTCCAGATCTGTCCCATCCACTTGCTGTAGATTTTAAGTCCACCACGTGCGGCGACCGCATGTCCTGTCGCGAGTTCGTTCTTGGCATGCTGCTTGACGTGAACCATCTCGTGACCAAGAACCTTGATCATCTCATCGATATCTTGGTTCTTCAGACCGATGGTGAACCATCGTGGGTTCTTCGTGCCGTCCTCATCGACACACTCGCCCTCAAGGTCAAAGTTTTTCCAAACTTCGATATCTAGTGTTAGGTTACGAACCATCCGAGGATCCATTAGTTGCGCCGCAAAAAACTCTGCTGCTTCGATTAACTTCGCCTTTTCCTTGCGCTTACCAACCATACCTGTTACTGTGATATCCATAATCAATTCCTTCATAACCAATACAGACAGTATACCCTAAAACGAGGCAGAAGTCAAGCCCCTAAATCATCGAGGAGACGATTAATTATATCTTCGAAGTCATCATCAGGGTGAAGGCGATAGTCAATAGAGACGCTTTGATAGAGATCATTGACATACTCAAAGAGTTCGTTGCCATGACTTCCAGAGATACAATCATAGATGTAGTCGAATGCATCAGGCGCATTGGCGAGACCACGAGCGAGGACTTGTTGTTCAATCATTTTATTTTCCTTTTCAAATTATATACACAGTATACCCCAAAATGAAGATAAAGTCAAGCCCCTAATTTGCTAATTTGTATTTTATTCTTGCAGATAAAGATTCATATGTCTCATCGAAGATGGATATCTTGAGCATAATACGCTCGGTATCTCCGTTCGTCACGGAGTGTGGCAATGTAGTGTTTAGCAATGCTTGTTGATACGTATAGTCAATACCCTCAACGGTAATCGGAGCAGGATTCTCGGTTATGATCAGATTGATAGAACACTGCGTCCCATTGTCTACATGCTGCGGTATATCTGCGAAAGGTTCTAACCAATAGAATCTTGGACTTCCATCAACTTCGAAATCGCGCATTATCTTATCGATATGCTCATCAGTATATCGCCCAATATACCAATCCTCTTTCCTTTGTCCTGGATACCGCGAATCAGTATATGGTTCAGCACACAGTTTCGCATTCACTGCTGACTGTAGTAGAGCGACAGTGTCCAAAGGATAATCTAGTAGAGTAAGTGGATTTGTCATACTTTATCTAAGAATTTCTGAGTGACTGCTTCGTGCCATTCTTTTCCTGGATGCATCAGATCTCGACCCATTGTTCCCGTCCATCCTTGGTCAGTCATAAGAGTTGTTAACTCTATTTTATCCAGAGGTTTTTCTATGAGTGCTGCACCGATGCTGTTGCATATAGACTGCACACCCAAGGAACACTTCAATAGGTTCATTTCGGCATTAGCAGGGTGCGACAACCAAGTATTATAAAACGGTTCAACCTTTTCTCTGACGCCAGTTCTTTCAAGATGCTTCAAATAGTTTGGCATTAATTGAATAATCGCTTTGTCCGCCAATATCTCCATTCTTCCCCCGTAGGGTGTGAGCATCATCACATATTTCGGACGAAGTCTAGGGATCCAGTGGTGCGCCAAACGGAAACACATATCGGGTCCACCACCTCCCACACCAAGGTTATATCGACGAAGTCCAAGTCTGCTCGCCACTTTATACGCCCAAGTACTCTCCAAATCTACGCCAATACCGACAGTAAGGGAGCAACCGAGGAAAAGCACGGAGTCGTCTGGTTCGTAAGTAAACTCCTCCGAGCGAAACCCGTCTTTGTTAAAGGTATACGTAATATTGTCTTTCGTCCACCCGTTCTTCTCCAGCAATGCACGCTGCTTCGGGTCTGCCATGTTCTGGTCGAACAGTTCTTCGAAGTCACTGGGGCACCAATTAACTGTCGTGTCGATATACTTGTTTAAACCATACCAACTCTGCCCGTAACTATCACATGTTTCACTCACTAGCAAATCTCCCCTTTGTAATATCTTTCCACTCATCTGGTGATACTCTTTCCTTATTCGCCATAAAATCCTTATAGAGATCTACCTCATTCTGCAACTCCTCTAGGGAATATCCCACATTCTCCACATATACATCCTCTGCTGTAACAGAATCTCCGACATACGAATCCGTGCGACGAGACTGAAAGAGTTCGTCTCTTCTAGGAACATAGTTATTCAGTTCGTAGAAGTCTATAATACGAAAATTCACTCCCACCAAGATATTATACATGTATGGAAAGGAGTGAGAATATAACGCATGCAGAGATTGTCTATAGTTTTCTTTCCCAAGTTCGACAGCATATCTAAAGGTCTTCGCCTCACTCCACTCATCCTCAGCGAGAGCAACCAAATCCCTATGCATGTCTGTAGTCAGTAGTATCATGTCTTGTGTAGCATAGGAAGTCGCAGACCTAACACGATCCAATGGATGGCGAAGAACTACGATGGGATTGTGGTGTTCTTTCCATTCCTTTACGCTATGTGTATGCATCTCAGAATACGCTTCCATACCATGATAGTAATACATGTTGGTATGCCCACAGCGAGTCGCTGCTAGTATCGCGTATTTACTGTTACATCGAATGAACATGGTTATCTCTCTGTGTGTTCGTCAATTTTTTCCATTCTTCTACTGATACTCTGTCCTTGGTTACCATAAATTCGTTATAGATGTCCAATTCGGTTTGCAACATCTGAAAGGAGTAGAACTCATTCGCGACATAAACATCCTCAATCGTTGCATCTCCGACACGCGAATTGCTGCGATATGACTGCATCTTTTCCCTAGGAATATACTGCTCAAGGTCATAAAAATCTATGATGCGAAAATCAAATCCTATCATATTGTGCATATAGGGTAAAGAGTGTGTACCAAAAATTATGAGATTTTGTTCCTCATCCTTAATAAGTTCGCAATACGCTGCAGCAGACATCACACGGTCTAAAGGATTACGAAGAACTACTATAGGATTGTGATGCTCTTTCCAATGCCGAAAAAGAAACCCAGTGTCAGAATGTAGTGCCCGACCGAAGTAATGATACATGTTGGTATGCCCACAGCGAAGTTTCACCATGACAGCACAATTACTGGAGCAGAGAATAAACATGTTGAACCTTTTCGAACCCTGTATCTGGCCGCAAAAAAATTAAAGACGCATTATATAGGAAAGTGTGTAGCGGGAGAGCGATTGCGTTTTTCAGACGATGTTAAAGCAAGTCGTCGCTTAACCCCTCGCACCGCTCGGGTACCTTGTCCAACTTTCCATAGCTCACTTTCTCTAGAGCCAGTACTACTACACGCCACGAGGGACGCGAAGGAGGCGCATTACATCTTTGTCAAGATAGTTACCCACAGCGGACCACTGACGGAAGGCGACACACTCGGTCGCTCGAGCAGCGCAACGGTCGATGTTGGCGCAACCCTCACAGGGAACATCGCGGACGTTCTCTGGGGTGTTCAGGGGAAGGAGGGCATTCGCTGATCGACCCTTGATGTAATCTTGTTCACAACCAACTGAGAAATATTCGGTATTCATAATAACTTTTCCTTTGCTTTATTGTGAATCAATTTCTATTATCCTGTCCCAATTTATGCTGTACGGTAATTTTAGGTCTCTAAACTCTATGAGCTGTGCTACCTTGTCGGTCGCTTGTTGATATATCTTATAAACGTCTGCTAGGGTGTATTCGTAAGCCATAATTTAATCCTTCATTTCATAGACGACATAGTCAGTATACCTCGATTTGCTGTATAAGTCAACACTTTTCTTCATCTTTCTACAAATAAAATGATCCCCCTGCCATCGCTGACAGAGGGACCAGTAGGTGCACAGAGAGAGAAAGGAAGGAAACTCCCTATGCAGTAACACCAAATTCTTCGTCAACCCACGCCTGTCGACGAGCATCAGCACGCTTGTTGTATTCGCGCACTTCGATCTTCTGGTTGGTGTAGTCCACCGCAGAGACCAGTTCGTCGATCCCGTCCTTGGCGACCGCAGCAAGCACTGTCTCGAGGTAACCAGCAACGTAAGAGTAGTGATTCCCCGAGAGGTCCAGCAGGTTGTTTACCAACTGCCGAGCGAGTTCGGAGGAGGTGTAGACACGAGTCACAGCAGGGTGAGTGTAAGGGACAAAATCAGTCATAATCAATTGCTCCAGTAAGATTCAGAGGCAGGTGAACAATGGTAAGGAGTATTCTCACGTTCGAGGAACTTCTTACCAGTCATCATATTGGTTTTTTCGACCATAGTAGTATTACCTAGTTCCAACGCATAAGCGATGGCGAGGTGCTTGCGAGGAAAGGTACGAAGCGAATTGGTCACCCCAGCGACGGTTTCAAGCACGTGGAAACCCTTGAACATTTTGTCATAGGGAGTAACCGAGAAGCGCGAGTGGCGGAGGACATTGGTAGAACGAAGCATAATTTTTTTCCTTTTCATATTATATACACAGTATACCTTATTTTTAGGATAAAGTCAACACTTATCTTGCTTCCCGACAACTTTTTTTTGTGCCCTGTCGCGGTCAGTGGCGAAGTGTGAGCGGACTAAGACAAACCTCGACACACCCCAAAACGCCCCATTTCGCTCCATTCGATTCAAGAACAGGACTATGCGTAAAACGTACTAAATGTTAGCGAAAAGTACTAACATTCACATTTTATTCATATTAGAGACATCAATATCACACCAGCAGCGAATGCATTCAGTAGTGATACCTTACGTATAGTATCATTCTTCACATCTTTCCATACATAATATGCATTCAATAACAATAATAGTACACCAATTACATTCCATATCATTTACTTTACTCCAAACAGTTCATTTAATGCTTTTTCTTTAGATTCATTATCACGGAATTCAGGATAGAAATCATCATAAGTTCTCTTAAAAGACTTGTTCAATGCTTCTGTATATTCTTTTTGCATGTCGTTATTATTCATATCACAAACGACCACAGAGATGTTTCTGGGTATAGAGTTGCAGGAGTTCCCAGCATTTCTTCTAAGTTCTTTACATTTTCTATCACATCAGGCCAGTCAAGGGAATAATCATGTCCGCAGAGTAGACCACCACTCTTTATATTGTTTATACCAAACAATATGATATGCCAATCATTTGGATTAGAGTGTGTAGCATCTACGAAGAATATATCTGCAGGTTTGTCTACGTATCTGGAGTATTTAAAGAATGGGCAGACTGCCATGATTGGATGGATATTAGAGATATCTTTAGTGTTCTCGCGGAACTCATCATAGAAGTCTACATCTTCTCGTGCATCATAAAATCCATCCACGCAATATACATTCACGGAGGGATCGCAGGACTTTGCCCATGCGACTGCGCTGCGTCCATACAGACTGCCTACCTCTACGATGACACCACCTTCTGGTACTGCACTCGCCCATTTCTCGATGACCTGGAGTTCGGTCTCATCCATGTGTCCCTTGATTGACATATCATACATCGTCTTCATCTCCCATTTCTTCCAGCATTTCCAGCAGTTGCCTGACGGTTAGATCATAATATGCATACTCACGATCATACTGATTAGGATATTTCTTCTCGAGTTGCGCTCGTATGCGTCCTGCAAGTTTAGATAAATCAGTCATAATATATTTCCTTTAAAAATGATACTCAACCCAGTAATAGGCAGTCTTGCCACTAGACCATGTTACCTTGCTGCCTCGATATCGCTTATACGGAACCAGAGGTGATTCAGTTGGTAGTGGTAGTTGCTTCCATTCTTTCTCAGTCATTAGATACCAGACTTCTTTACCAGATCCTTGTATCCACGCCATGATGGATGGATTTTGTCAGGTTGGACGTAGGATGTAGAGATGGTGACATCATTGTATTGTGCAGCAATCTGCTTTACGACGGCATTTACCTTGGGTTTACAGAATCCACTATTACACGGAGGCATGACCCACACAACCTTCACAGAGCGAATACGATATCGAATCTTCTGTAGTTCTTTATATGTGTTTACACCAGAGTGGTCGTTGGTGCCCAGACTGATTACTACAGTCTTTGCCTCGAGTGGAGTGCTACCCCAGCGTTTGTTCCACTGCCACGTGTTGTATCCACCCTTGGAGTGGGATACGCACTCAGTGGGTGCAAACATCTTGGTGCCAACTGCGATACTATCGCCCATGATTAAACACTCTAACATTATATGCTCTCTCTATCACGGTTTTCGTTCATGCGCTTGATATCAGCAGCACGTTGCTTCTTGAGTTCTTCAGCAGTGGCAACAGCATTCTTCTGCACGGCATACTCAATCAGTGCATCTTTACTCATGCTGGACTGAAGATCCGCAATGATAGACTGAAATCGTTGGACTTCGCTACTCGTAGGAGCATAGCGAGTGACCGACTCGAGTCGAGTCTCGGCGAGTCGCAACTTATCGAATGCATTAAACGTTTCGGCAGTCTTGGTGTTAATCATAATATCAGGCATAATCTAGTTTCCTATTCAATCTTAGAATTACCATTCTACCCGATAATTGAGCAGAAGTCAATAGTTTTATTCATTGTCTGATATTATATATGTCATGATGCTCTGATAGTTTGTCACTCTTCAGTGCTTCCTCAGCAATATTGGCACATGTATACCCATGTCCATGTCCATTCGAGTGACCGAACTTCTGTATACGTTCTAGTGCTTCTTTGTATCGTTGTTCAGTTTTACTTGTCATCATCAACCCATTCAATCTGATGAAATGCTACCACTCGCTCAGAGATATTACCATCATCGTCTTCTAGATTCAGAGTGACTCCAGTCGAGTTTGGACGAGACTTGAGAGAATGCACAAAGTAAACCTTATCGACATCCTCCCACATATCATTGTTAATCGTGCAGCGCATGTTCTTCCTCCGTGTCTACAATATGTAATAGGTTTGGTTCGCGGGATGCGAAGAATGCTCGATTAAACTGCTGGTTGATTGCTGTGTAATCTTCTGACGTCTGTCGCACTACATACTCAGTTCGACTCTGGTCTGTCCATCTACGTAACTCATACCTCATTAGAAGTTCCATCCTCTTTCCATAAATTTATCAAATCTCAGTTGAGACATCGAAGACATCGGTTGTTGATGCTTTGGATTTTTAATCAGCGTCTTGCTCTTGATAGCATCATACTGCTGACGAGAGATGAATAGTTGCTGCTTTGCCATGTCGAAGTATGGCATCGTATGCACAAAGTCGAATGTCTCACGATGCTTCTTATCCGTCTTGATGATGACCTGTAGTCCATTCTTAAACGTAATGGCATTGGCAGTCACTAACTTACCGCCAACATTGGTTATGGTCATGTATTCAGAAGTAACATCTGCAACCTCATTTAAAGTGGGAGTGTCACTCATTACGAATGATTCGAACCGAGATATAGTCACAGAATCCCTTAGATAGACATCCCAGTCATGGACTTCTTCATCGAGGAATAAAGACGCAAAGCATCCACCAGTCAGGATGGATTCCTTAAAGAAGGGATAGTTGTCGGTTGGTAGATCAGATAGCAGTTCGCGCAGTTTCTTCTGCACGATATCTTTTACGGATTCGATCTCAGCACGTTCAGCGTCATTGAATACAGATGTCATATCAATCCTCTCATAATATAATCATTCTACCTTAAATTGGTCGAAAAGTCAAGCGATATTTGGAATTAATCCGAACGTAGATGTTTCTTTTTTGATTGTTGCTGGGATAAGTGCGTCTGTCAGACTACCCATGTTGAATATCTGCGGCACTGCCAGTTGCAGGATATCGCATGCTGTAAATGGATTCTCTCCACGAACGATCTTTACGACCTTTTCGATGCATGTGTAGATAGAATTGACAATAGGAATTGCCTTTATTAGCGCAGAAGCAGAATCAATAATGTCAAAGATAGCACCAATAAGACTCGTGCGGAAGATCATTCTTGCCTTGTCAATCAGATGATCGAACGCATCCTCCAGATGATGTAGTAGATACTCCTTGGATATAATCACCTTGGTTTTCTTCAACTCAGTTGCTTTATCATCTATACCTGCAATGCTACCAACACCAAGACCTATCAATGGAATCTGAATAGACAACAGTGTGTCAATACCGCCATCAATAAGATCCTGTGAGAGTTTTACCTTGGCATCTATCTGTTGCTGCACTTCTTCTCGTGCAACATCAGTGATGGTGGTATTCTCGACGGACGCTGCTAATGTTTTGGCATCAGTAATATGTCCAGCAGCAGTTGATTTTACTGTCGCGATTGTTGCTTTGACTGATGTTTCAATGGCAATGGTAGGATCAACGCCACTTAGAACTGCCTTGATTGCAATACCAATACCTGGAATGTCTTCCAATGCACCGACAATGGCATTGATTACACTCAGAGTCCAGTTGTTGAGTGTAGTATTCAACCAATTGAGGATCTTCTGCCATACTTCCTCAGCAGTCATCTCAGGTACGTCGACACCCAGTTTACCATCAAACTTGTTCGTCACATCAAAATATCCAGCAACAGTGGGTTCTGTTGCTATCGCTGCTTTGATGATTGCATTACCAGATGTTGTGAACATGTCACCCACCGTGGCAGATGGCAGGAATGGTAATGGGATATCTAGTGGTGTCGAGATACCAAGCAGTCCAATAATCTCGGACAGAATCTCGACTATCTTTTTCTTGAAGAAATGCTCGATGTTCTTGAACACCTCTCGTCCACGATATCGTGCCTCCAACTCTTTAGAATGAAGAGCGGAGAATGGACGAGGTGATAAGAACGATTCGATCTGGTCGATTAGATCCTCGACCTGCGTCATCTTATCTAGAACATCAGTAATCTGATCATCTGTTAGAGTTTCCAACGCAGATGTAATCGCAGCAGCATCAGCATCGCTGATAGAACCTGCCAATTTCTTGGCATCCCGTATCTTACTTAACCTATCATCGTTGGCAGCATCCACCGCAGTGGATAACTGAGACTTAATCTGTCCTGGAAGTTGTGCTACGCTGCGGAAATACCCATCGAGGTTTCCGAGCGATAGATCTCCACCTGCTGCAGCGCAGTCAAGTTCAGTTACAGTGGGAAGTTTGATTGTTACGGTCATAAGACATATTTATTCCTTATTCATAAGGCTCTTATGAATTTCCGCCATACGAATTATAAGATTGGCGACAGCAAGTACGAAGCAGAAAGGGAGCATTGCAAAGAAATTACTTTGTCCAATTGCAGTACCGACAATAATGAAATGCACAACCGCAATGCCAAGTGCGAGCAAGACTGCATCACCTGCGACCTTTAAGAATAGATTAAAAAACATTATCGACCGACCAATATATCTAAACCACGCTCCTGCCAGTTATCACAGATATCGGAAGAGTTTTCCCATAGCATGTCGTAATACTCGTCGCTACCCTCTTCCAGTTCCTCGAGAGCGGGAACCTCACGTCGAATCATTGCTTCGATTTGGTCTGAATCTAGGGAAGAACCTGTATTACCAAGAGCAGTAAAGATGTGGTATCCAATGAAGTTCGGACACTCATCCTCATATTCCACTTCGAGTCTTGCATCGGGATCGATTACGAGAATCTCTTCTGTCATCCACTGCACAAAATGCTCAGGCCAATCCCATGCGCTAACTAAACGCACACAATTGTCCCATATCGTGTCGACATAGCAATATTTCGCTCCGATGTTTTCTAGCATCCAGTCCCATGTAATGTCTTCCTTAGCAACATCGAACAATGAGGTTACTGATGCGTGCGGATCAGTATCAATCTTGGCGAACCACTGATTGACGAGATCCATTGCCTGTTCATTACAAACAAAAGCAACCCGAGTAGTAACATTATTCGCCATAACAATCTCCTTAACGTATACACACAGTATACGTCATTTTAAGACAATTGTCAAGCCATTTTTGAGTAATTTTCTGAGGTTTTTTTGAAGCATGCCCATGCTGCTTCTTGGAACTCATCTGTCATATGAGAGCAGAGTCCATACTTATCGACTGCGATAGAGATATCCTTATACTTAATCTCGCACCAGCGCCATACATTGTTTTTGATATATGCATCGTAGTATTCGTTGTCAATCACGTAGTCGTGTGCCATAATAATATCATCTGTCTTCAGAATACGAGAAAACAGATTAAACTCAGCAATTTTGTTACCACCATCGCATAGTACGAGAGTTTGTCCATCACTCTGAATGTAGTCACAGATGTAATCTAAATCCTCAAATGCATCCATCACTCGAACATCGACTTGCCTATTGCGCAGTCTATCTGCGTGTCGAGTTTCTATGATGTCATATGTGGTAATTGGAGCATCGCGGACCTCTACGCCGCTGGCGAAAGTGATGTCTGTAAGTGCAAGTGTGAGTCCACCCCAAGCAGTTCCTATCTCTAGGACACGAGCGATGTTCTCTTGTGCAAACAGTTTCTCGAAAGCAGTGTAGAAGTTTTTGTTCTGTTGCGTGAAGATACCTTTGTAAACACCACCTGCCCACTGGTGGTTCCAGTTGGGAAAATCGTGCTCTGGATCATATGCTTCTTTGGGAACAACAAATGAAATCAGAATCCTCCATACGACCAGTGGACGGTGGAGTAACGAATACCCCCAGTAATATCATCGACTTGGTGCTTTACATAAGACGGAAACACCAGTAGATCTCCTTGATTAAAGTCGAATGAAATACGCTTCTCGTCAACGAATAGTGCAAGTTTACCACCCTCAAATGTCTGACGATCAGAGAGTAATACGATTGCACTGATTTTTCGGATTGGTCGCGACACGTGGTTTGTATAGTTTGTTGGGAAGATAATGTCTGAGTGCATCTTAAACTTACCACCATCACGATACCGAATAAAGTTGTTCTCGCTGCAGTGCTCGAACACATTGATATTCCACATCTCTTCATTGAGTTGTACTACTGCTTGCTTAATCTTTAGGCAGTATGGATTGGTTGGATTAATCGAGCACTGCTCTGAGGTGCGTGCCTCGGTGATCCCAGAGTTATACCCACCAGTCGTCTGACTGTCAACTAGTGGTTTCTCAAGTTGCTCTTTGATAAACTCTTCTGCTTCCTGCATCATATAACCACGCCAGATAAAGGCAGGACCAATTTTCTCAAACGCCATCAGTAATATATTCCCTTGAATACCTCTACTGGAATCTCTCCTCTGGGAATGCGATCATTAACATCGTATTCTAGGGTGTCCAGTGCATATTGTGTAATAGATACTGCCCATTTTTGTTTATCTCCCAAGGCAGAAGTCAAAATATTTTTGGAGATAACTTGAAGCATAGAACCGATGGCAATTAGATCCTGTGGATCATCGCAATACTGAATAGACTCACAGATAAAATCGTCAATTTCTTCGATCATAACATGCAATTTATCTCTCTTCTCAGAGAGAGTTAAACGTCGATGCTGACGAGATGGTATGTTTTCTTCGCTCATGCATCTATTTATTACTCGTCAATACGACCTAATCTGTGAAGTAGATTAGAAATAACTACCACATCTGGATGTGGGTCGCGTTCACTGACACCTTCTGCACGCAAGCACTCAACAAGATACGAGTGCAATGCACGCTTGATTACAGGGTAATCTGCTGGTGCAAATGTTCCGCCTTTTGATTCTTTAACCATTAGTCCCACAGTCCTTGATAATATTTACCGAACAATATTGTTCCACGTTGAATGCGTTCTGAGTGTTTGACATGACCTTCTTTGTCATACACATATGGTTTCACAGAGTGATCAAAAAACTGAGATTCATGATCTTCATCAACGATCTGTTCGAATGCCCAGATCATTTCGCCGAGCACCCATTCCCACCGCTTATGGTAGTTATCGTCGATATCATGATCAACGACAACAGGAACAGCAGTAGAGCGGCGAAGTTCCTCGGGAACATCAACATCATCGACTTGACAAGAACTATGTGTTGATTTTCGCAGTTGCTTTAGCATTGGCAGAATGATTAGAGCAAGACTATGGTCCATGCTCCATGTATCATATTGATCGATACGTACCTTGATCTTTCGATCCGTTCTATCAATGATCTTGTTTACAGTAAGATTAAGCAAATCCTGCCAGATATCAGAAATCTTCTGAACGCTACGATCCAACCAGTCACCAGTTTCTAGATCACCTATGCCCTCGATAGCGACAAGATTGACACCATTCCAGTAAGGAACTTGTTTGTTGCCATACTTGATGCGAATATAGCATTGCTCAAACCTCAAGGTTGTCCAGCGATTTCTATATGGTCCAATATTAATCTTCATGACACTTCTTCGAAAGTCCAGTTAAATACTCATCACTTCCAAAATCAAGTGGATAATCCAAATCATTGACTGCTCGCACAATTTTGGTGATGCCATATACTGCCAGTGCCGCTACTCCGAACACTGCAACATATGGAATTACTTCAATTGCTTTTTGTTTAATATCATCAGCCCTCATTGCCATAGACCTCCTCTATTTGCTTTTCTGTTCCAAACCACTTGATCAACTGATCAAGCGAATCAATATGCTTCTGAATCTCGATGTCATCTGCTTCTTGGTCACCATATACAAACACATGATTGTTTGCGCCGAGATCGTTCAGAAATGTCTGGCGAGTTCTGATAAGTTCTTCTACAACCATTGTGTCGAATTGATCAGTGGTAAGTGTTACTTCTACTTTATGCATCTTCATTCACCTTCTTATATCGATTGTAACTACCGTCTGCCTCGACCACCATAATCTCGCCAAGATTTTGTGCCATCACACGCTGCTCGCCTTCTGCTACGATATATTCATACTCGCGCAGAGTTCGCATCACAGCATTGGCAATGCCAAACTTGTTGCGACCAGTGTCCATAGCATTTTGTGCTGCCTCTGCACATTCATTGTAAACTTCATCGGGCAGAGACCATGAGATATCCATCGCATTGCTAAAATCGCCCACACGACGCAAATATTCTTGCCCACCATCAACTGCAACTGCACCACATGTGCAATTAACAAAGTCATGTCGATGCTTGGAGACAATCTTATCTCCGCAACTCAAACATAGTGCTGCATTCTCAACGATCATTCTGCATCCCCATAGTTCAGAACATTCACGAAATCCAGTTTCTGGTCTTCATCCCAATCTTTAAGATAGACATTATCTTCATCAAACATACGAAGATATTCTTTCTTATCAATCTTGCGTGTAGATGTAATCATCTCATCAACATGGAGTTGCGAGAACTCTTTAAAATCATCACCCATGCTCATGGTGACTTCATCCTTCGCGTCGGACGCATTCTTTGCCTCTACGACATACCGCATACGGAATACGCTAACAGTTTCTACAAGATATTTTGGCATTATTTCAACTTTCCATCATAAGTTCGCAACCATGGTTGCCCGACAACATACTTCGCTTCGAGGTCATCAGCAACCTTGTGCCAATAATCCTCAAACCATTCATTATTAGCATTATACGCTATTTGGCGACATTTGTCAATAGATTTAAACATCTTTGCATAATTAATCATAGGGAATATCTTCGTCCTGCTTACGACCCATATAATGGTCATCGCTCACACAATAGAACTGTGCTTGCAGTTGACTGTTAACAATAGTACGAGTGACATCGCCCGCAAAAGCAACGCATTGCTCTTTGTTTGCAGACTCGTAAACATCCTTTGCTACAAACTCACCCTCAGCGGTAAACAGGAATACAATCAACCAATAACTCATTTCACAACTCCATACAGAAGGATGGCGGTAATGAAACCATTGACCACGATCAGAGGTTTATCTTTCATCTCGTAAGCGGCATAACCCCACAAAGCAGCACCAAAAATCGACAGAATCAGGTCTACCGTATGAAACTCAAATGCGCGACAGGTCGCGGCGACGATGACACAGGCAGTACCAATCCACTTTACAGTTTCGAGGAACATATTTTTTTCTACAACTTCACTCATGCTAATTCATCATTCTTCAAAAACATTGCACCACCAAGCATCATCAGAAACCCGATAATCATCTGGAGACCGAAAGCGACTGCGCTAGGGGGATCCCCCGCAACACAGTCAGCAGCAGCGCGACACTCGAGGTAAAAATCTTCAGCACCGAGCGCACCAGCGACGAGGAGGAGACCAGCGATAAGCAAAACATATTTCATAACAAAATCCTTTTCAAATTATATACACAGTATACCCTAAAACGGAGATAAAGTCAAGCTTTAATTTCATGAAATCCAAGGGGAGCACAATAGTATAGAGTTCCATCAACCTCAAGGATGTCACCAACCGACATTGAGGAGCAGGGAGCGAGTTTGAAAATGTCTTCGAAATATATGCTTTCTTCCCAGAGATTCATTGCTTCGAACGCTTCTTCCATATCATCAACGTCAACGTTAGCAACGTGGGTGTAATACTGGAAGTTTTCAGCTTTGAAATTACCTTCGAAACTACGATCGAAGTACGCTTTGATGCGGTCGCTAGTTTCGCCGCTGTTAACAGCAGTGATTTCAGCATCGGTCAGTTGAATTTGGTAAACTTTAATCATTTTCATTTCCTTTTCTTAGTATTACCATTCTACCCCAAAACGTGGTAAAAGTCAAGCCCCTAAATGAAAATGATTGAATTATTTTTAGTAAACTCGCATTTTTCTGACTATTCGGTTCATTATATCTTCGGTCGCACATACATTTAACACTAGCATGGTGCATCCATCAACATAGGAAAATAGCGAATGCGCCTTGGTCGTATTCATAAAATATGTGATACCTTCTCTTAGTTGCACAACCTTACCATCAAAAATCCAAGACATGTTTGATGAGTGAAATTTATAGAACGGCACGATAATTCTAAGCATATTATTAGGTAAACTGAATTCGTGATCTCTGTGCGGCGGAAAGAATCCACCTTTATCTAATCGCAAGAAGTGTGAACGTCCCAAGGAATCACCGAAGAAATCAAACAATTCTGAGATCTCTGGTATCTCATATGAGAGTGAAGTTCTGACTTTGAAGTCTCTATCATAATAGAGTTTTTTTGTATGCATGTAGTATTCCATCAGACTTTCTAGGTCGGGAATACCAGAGTATCCACCATCCAAACTGGTCATCGATAATCCGTAGCGATTAAACCCCTGCTTATATGTGTTATATTGCTTCCATTCTGGATGATTGACGATAAGATCTCTATATGCATTTACATCGATCTTGTGAAACCCCAGTTCCACCAGATCTCCATATGAGACGACAAATTCAGTAAGCGGATTAAAAGTTGCATTTTCCATCAATTGGTTCCTGGATCAATTTTACCGAGTTGGTCAAATGCCCATTGTCGTTCATGACAATGATAGCACACATTACATCGACCCGCATTCAGTTGCGTGCAGGAGTGTGACAACTCTAGTAGTCGTTCTGTGTTGAACATGAAATGTAAATCTATTGTATGAGATTTATAGAGGTCGTTGAATGGCAAACTTATAATTTCTGGATATGGATTTTCTGTCACTCGAAACGGATCGACTGCAATATCAGATTCAAACGGCCAAGGTTGTGGTACTGCTCTCTGGTCTGCTAGGAAAACATGTAGGTCTGTGAACGTAGGATCGTACTTATCGAAAACTGCTCGAACACTTTCGCTAATTTGCACCGAATGGTGTAGATCTTGCACATTTTCTGCACCAAAGATTATTGGTTGTAGTAGATTAATATCGAGTTTCTCATTTATCCAGTTTACGATGCCTGCGCTATGCAGTTCAGCACCATCTGTTTTCGGGACAGTGAAAATATATTTAATTTCATCTGTAGATCTTCCAGTTTGCATCAACTCGAGGCACATCAGATAGAGCAATATTGCACTATCAGCACCACTGCTCAACATTATACCAATGCTTCTATTTTCTGGAATCGTTAATTCAAACGAATCTCTGCTATTTTCTGGTCCACACGTAACAATCATAAATCACCTCTGCAATATTTATTACTGTATAACATCAAGTTTTTGCTGTTTGTATTTCTCGATAAAATCGACTTTTGTGTGTAATGGTGGTCTAATACCACCTAGATCTCGATACGACCCTAGCATATCCTGATCAGTTTTACCTGCAACATACCATTCGGACATTTTCCAATGTTCTGCGCCAAAGTCCATCCAATCTTCTTTACTCCAGAAATTGTTGATAATCCACAATATTGCATCTCTTTCTGTCATACCTGTATTACTTTTCCATTTATGTAGCATTACAGATGGGACGAGGTTGCGAGCAGTCATTTTAATTTGATACTTCATTTCAGGAGCAATAAAATTGCTTTGAAATACTCTTTTGAGATCAGGATGAGATTCATCTAGTTTAACTTCTTGCGGATCGATTAAAGTATAACCCTGCTTTTCATATGTCGTGGATAATGTGTTTTGTTTAACATTATTATGAGTGCTCGCGATGACCAATGGATTTAAATGCACATGATTCGTTTTCCAATGTTCGTAAATCCATTTTCGAGTTTCATTGAGCGTTTCGTCAGTTTCATACGGCAATCCTACAATGAGAGCGATACTTCCCCTATAATACCCATTATGTTTCATAAAATAATCTTTGGTATTAAGAATTGCTTGCTGAATCTTAGCAGGTTCCATCCCCTTACCGATAGCAGCAGCACTAGCACGATTAAATGACTCAACACCGTAAAAATGACCATTAAACTGCATACGAGCAAGATGCTCAATGTCTTGTGGTCTGGTATGTAGTAAGTCTGCTCTAATATATCCACCAAAGTTTGGTTTAAACGGCAGAGTTTCTACTACATTTGCATACTTTATAATCTTCTCGCTGTAATCATTAAAAGTTTCGTCTGCGATTGAATAGCGTTGTATACCATAATTGTCATAATTTCGCATAAGGTTATCTCGGAAATCTTCAGAGCATCTAGTATGGTCATCTTTAACTCCCAGAACGGGATATGTGCAGAACGCACATTTAAACCTGCATCCACGACTTGTTTCTATAGTAACTGATTCGAACGAGTTCATGAAATCTCGTTTTTCATAATCAACTGAAAGGTTACGCATCGGATACGCAGGATATTGTTTTAGTGCATGAACAGTTCTTCTTGTATTGCCTTCTTTATCGATTATTTCTTCTGTGGACTTTACAGTACCTTTTAAGATTTCTAAAATTGCAAGTTCACCATAACCTACTACCATGTAGTCTGCTGGAATAAAGTGCAGATTGTAAAAATCAGTTGCTCCTGTTACTAATATAACATCTGGATAGGTCTGCTTCAACCAAGTAAAACAACGAACGAGAGTTTTTGTATTCATGTTGAATATTGCTCCCAGACCAACAAACTTCATTTTTGAAGTCATCCGCGAACGAATCAATTGTTGGAATTCTTCAAATTTCCAAGAAGGAGCAAAATCTACGACTTCAATGTCGAGACCATGTTGGCGCAAAAACGAGGCAATTCTATGAGAACCTGCGCTTCTGTGAAGAGAACTATAACTTAGACCATCAATATCCTGTATTCGTGTGTGTTCATCTACATTTATCATTCCACCAAAAATTATACCATCTAATGCCATTATTCAATCCATTCCAAAGTTTTTAATTTTGTGATCAATTGTTCTTCATAGGAAGAATCCCACAAATGATATATAATCCACTGTTTTACATTTTTTAAGTTAATTGGATAATCATATGGCATAGTCGGAGAGATTTTTCTATCTTTCCTCGCCCACCACTGACCAGTTTCGTCACGAAAAGATGTCTTGAAATTGGCAGGATCATTGATTTTATTATATCCATAGACAAATCGTTTATTGTATTCATTCATCGAGATAAAAAAACCTGCCATGCCATTTTCTCTGGCAACATCAAAAATGAAGTCTTTGATGTCACCCTGTAATGCATGACAATTTATACCTGGAATAGTATAAGTACGACATCCCATGCACACCATTCTATCTATTTCCGAGACATAAAATCCATGCCCGCAAACAATTCGTCCTTCTTTTTTACATACCACATACCCATTGGTAGGACCATCGAATCTCTTCTCCTTATACAGAAGATACAGTAGAGTGTGTGGTTTGTTTTCCCAGTCGACAAAATCCATATTAAAAGCAGCAGGACGTATGTCGTTCTGGGATTCCTTACAGAATTGTAATATTTCTTCTATGGGATAATTACTGTCAATACGAATCATAAACCCAACCGTGCTCTTGCTGCGCTTAAATCTTCATCAAATAATATATTATAATTCTCTGCAAGTAAGAACTTAGCATTCTTTCCTCGTAAATATGCTTTTTGTATCAAACCAATGTCAGAAAGTTTCATTCCTCTATGAACGAACCCAACAAATGAAATGAGCAACCAACCAAGCGATTTAGTTTGTGCGAATGAGAACATTGCGAGGCACATCTCCCCCAATATCTGGGTGTCATAACCTGTTAGTACATGCCATGTGTCGTGTGTATCTCTGTATCTTCTTGCCATCCAATTGTAAGGATGTTTCGCTTCGATCCAAACATCATTAGATTTTCGTTTGCTTATTCTTATAAGCAGTTCTTGATTTGGAAATATCTCATGACAGCGTTTGCCAACGGAACCTTCTGGTCGATCACCGAGAGTAGGGAAGTATTCGTATACTTCTTCAGAGTTGTATGCAACCTCGCCACCGTGTTCTGTTTCCAGAAGTTTGTTGTATGTCCACTTCAAAGAAGGTGCGTTCGTAGCATGCAGTAACTGAAACAGAAAGATTGTGTTATGTGGTTTTTTAATCAATTTACCCACAATCTTTATTGCTGTTTTCAGATCTATTTTATACTGCAGTCTCATTCAAAATGACTTTCAATTCTTTAAGCACTTTCTTAATTTCAGACGCATTACTCAAGAAGGTATGAAAATTGCCACTATCTTCCAAGTCATACACATAAAGATGCTCATCCGTTAGAACATAATTTATGTCTGAATTATAGTATAATTTATAAGATGCAACGATGTCCTCTGAACCAATAAACTTCTCATCGAAATTGAAAGTATTAACTGCCTTATTAGAATATAACAGCATTCGATTATACTGCAAATTATCTAACAATAATTTACCGAGTTCTAATAATCGAAGTTTATGCGCACCCTGCACGTCAGCAAATTTGAACACATTACCATTAGACAAAAATGCATTACTGGTTGTTGCACTTCCATTATATGTCACGAAACCATCAATCAAACCGACAACATCAACGTCTGGTTTATTGTTCACAATATTAACAAGTTTGGTCAATGCATCAGGAGCAAGATAGTCATCCGCATCAACTTGCATGTAATATGCATGTGAACGAGATCGGAAAATCTCTAGAACAGAATTTTTTCCCTTCGCTGGTGTTCCGTTAGATTCAGTTACCAGAAACTCTACATTGTATTCCTCTGCAACAGATCTCGCTTGCTCTACAAATGAAAAATCGAGAGTGTTGCATACCACAACCACATCACTGGTTTGAGGTAGAACACTCTCGATACAACGTTTTAATTTTTCAACATCCCTTGAAGTAAGGACTGCAACCAATAGATTCATCCTATCAATGAACCTCCTGCTTTCCTCTTCGCCTTGGCGACTGCTGCTTGGGTTTTGATAGTCTTACTGTCTTTTTTGCCATAGTCTTGAGCAAGAGGACTGTTGGGATTTGCGTCTGAAATTTTTGCCATCACTTCCTTGAAGTGGTCTGGTGGTCTAACGCCATCACCTACGCCACCGATAATATTCGGTGCAGTTATGCCTTGGATAAGGTGTGGATTTTTCTCTAGAAACTCTTGTAATGCATCAAATGAACCCCAGAAATCATCCTGGGGTTCACGTGTTTCTACATCTAAAACAGTATATAAGGGCATTATTATTGATCTCTAATTATTGTCAAACTACACTCTATATATACTATAATTTCTCGTATAAGTCAATAGTTTTTTAATTACTTCGAATCTGTTTGCGGAGTCGCTTCCGCCGCAAAAACTTCTACAGTTTCTGTTGCATTTGCTGTAGCAAGTGCTTCATCTGCTGCTGGGCCAGCGGCTTCTGATACAGTTGGGGTTTCCTCGCTAGGAGTACACGCTGCTGTAAGTGCAATAACTGCTGCTGCCATAAAAGTCTTGATATTCATAATTTATTCCTTGGTTGTTAAATGGTACCCTGATTGGGTATTGGAGCGGATAGTGAGACTCAAACTCACCTCTTTAGCTTGGAAGGCTAAGGCACAATCTCTATACCATACCCGCATTAAACTTCTTAATGGTACGCCTAGAGGGACTCGAACCCCCACGCTTTCGCACTGGTACCTAAAACCAGCGTGTCTACCAATTCCACCATAGGCGCATAAAAGAGTGACCACCTAAGTGTGCCTTGATTGCTTACTTCGCGACGTTGCAATCTTCCCAGATAAACAATACGGTTGCAACCGTATTTTTACCCCTTCACGGGTTCAGCATAGGTGGTCTATTCGTATTCAAACTGGCTCCCTAAGATGGATTCGAACCACCGACCAATTGATTAACAGTCAACTGCGCTACCGCTGCGCCATTAGGGAATAAAACTGGTGCCCTCAGTAGGATTCGAACCCACGACCTGATGATTACAAATCAACTGCTCTACCAACTGAGCTATAAGGGCGGAAACTTATTTATTCTTCCAACCACTTCTTGATAGAACCATACTTGAGATCGAGACGATACTCAAGAGATTCCCAACCATAGAAGCGCATTTCTTCGTCATCAATGCCTTCTGCTTCACAGATAATGGCGACTGCTGCCGCATTATCAAAGCAGTTCTTGACCAAACCCATGATGCCGTCTACACGACAAACGAACTCAGCGAAGTTACGATCCTGACGAATCTTTTCTTCGTCGATCTGCACAGAGAGTATCCCGACGAGACGCTCGTATTCAGCATCAAACTCTTCAGTTGAAGAGAAGGTAACATCACGAGGACGGAAACCATACACATCTTTGTGTAGGTCTGAAAAGATGTTGCCATCCTTAGAGTTGGTAGCGACATTAATATCACGAAGAGTCAACATAGTCAATTTCCTTTCAAACTATACACACAGTATACCTCAAAACGTAGAAGAAGTCAACACTTATTTTCATTTTATTTCAAAAAATGGTGAACCCTGCTGGATTCGAACCAGCGACCTTGAAGTTAAAAGCATCCTGCTCTACCTACTGAGCTAAGGGTCCAATACTGGAGGAAGCGGTGGGATTCGAACCCACGGTACCTTTCGGTACGCTAGTTTTCAAGACTAGATCAATCGACCACTCTGACACGCTTCCAATTAGTTAGAGAACCAATATACGCTTTATTTAAGATGAAGTCAATACTTTTTTAATTTATTTGTATGGATCGTAATGTCTCCCCCATAACCATCCACTCGGTAGACTGAACGATCTTGGGTCGACCAGATGCGTCTTGCCACTAGGTTCAACACACCACTTTCGCACACGCATACTTTGCATAAGACTCATCTTGCGGCGAGTCTCGTAGGAGTGCCTCCGATTATACATCGGATTATTCTCTCCTCGACGAGTTCCCTTCATCGTCCTGCTAATCTTTGCCCGATGCTCATCTGACAATCCATTGGCATTTGGGTTTTTACTACCCTTCTTTGCCTCGGCAATTTTTTCTCTGCCTTCTGGAGTGTGCAATTTATTACGTTGACGAGTTACCTTGTCGACGACTTTAGAGATCTTTTGTTGTTTAGAAGCAGTTTCGCGAATCAACTCAATATTGGTTGTTTGTAGAATCAACTCACGAGGTTTTGGAACGATAGTTGGATCCTTTACGATCCACAGTTCCGTCTTATGTTGAAAGAGGTAAAACCTCATTTACAATGCCTTTATCAATCAACGTCAAATCATGCTCACGATCAATGTACTTAAACTCGACATGATCTGGATCAAATTCCTGGAGCGCCTCGAAAACATCCTTCGTATTCAGCGCTGAACACGTATAGACATCAAGTTGCATAAGAGCAGGAGAAACTTCATCCCACACATGCATAGCAATATGACTAGTTTCGATAATAGTAACTGCGGTCAGACCACGATTACCTTCCATATCCGAGTAAATCGCATATGGACCCATCAGTATTTTCATACCAATTTTAGAAACTAATGTCTTCATCCAATCTTGAATCGCTTCTGCACAAGTTGGAGGATTGTTCAATTCAGCCCTGATAATCAGGTGTTTGTGTTCAAGAATTTGCCCCATCGATGTTCCTTCTTCGTAGGTGCTGGAAAGATCTATTTATATGGGCAAACTAGTGCTATAATTAAAGTTGCCAAAATCTTCTTCAAATAGATTAAGGATCAATTTCTCTCTAGATTTATCATAGTAATCCAAATAATTATATGGAGGAGTAACATTCATTTTTTGAGATATCTTAAAACCTAATTTATCTTCAATGTCAGCATACCCATCTTCATATTTAAAAATATTTGGAACGATACCTTTACTTCCTGTTAGAAATTCAGTTTGCGTAGTAGTTGGAATATGAAAGTTGTTATCTTTTTTTGTATACAGTTCTTCAAAAGTCAAGTCAGGAAGGTTATCTTTAAAATCATATATGGTTTTTAAAAATACATAAAAACTTACAGCTCTGACAAACGGATTTCTCACAACAGAAAACACCCATCGATCTTCAACCAACGACTCCCAATAAGAGTAAGGATTATGCATCTGCATTAACTGTATCCAGTCCGTACTTTCTTCGCTGAACGGATCGACAGGCATGTATTTTGCATCAGGGCAATTTGATTTTATACTCACCTTTATACTCATCCCAGATGTTTTTGGAATGTGTATAAAGGCAAATTTATCTGTGTAGATCATATCTTCTGTTTAACCCCCCAAACAACCAAGAGTTCTCTACTCTCGCGTTTGCGAAATAAAGTAAAGATTAATTTACTAAAGACTTTTTTGATCGTGACGACTTCTTAACCTCAGGTGCTTTCCATCCAATAAGAAAAGATTCTAGAACAGTCGCCAACGTGGGATACTTTTCGAGAAGTTTCTGGTCCTTTACAAGATCAAGAATTTCTACTTCAGTAGAAACTACACCCTGACAGATTTGCATCCAAATTTCCTCTCTGCGGAATTGCGGTACTTTACTGGCGCTGCCTTCTGGTAGTAGAGTTAGAATGCGACGGAATTCCTGTGTAATGGTAGTATCGCCCATATTTTCTGGGAGACCCTCATCCTTAAAAGGAGTCTTACCTTCTGGTAGATTCCATGGACCCTGCTCGTAACCAACACCCCACGCGACAAGTCGCATAAGAATAGAGTTGCTTACTGAGATTGCACGAACACGTGCGGAGAGTTCTTCGGTTGTCTTTGCTTCAACTGCCCAGTCAAGAGCCTCGTTGATCTGCCTAAATTTCTGAGGTATTATTGCCATTTAAAATTCATCCACTAGTTCAATTAATTGTGTCATACGATTCGCGATAAAATAATTCAAAAGACCAGAACGATCGCCCTCTTTCTGCATCTCATAATTATCTATAATACTTTCCTTGATGTCCTCAGGAATGCGCGATAGGTCAACCAGTTCACGGTTGCGCTGGTAGTTCCGCCACATTTCGTCGCTGTTGATAAAGTCTTCAGGTTTCTGCGTCTTCCAGAGTGCAAGTGCTTCCTTGCGAATAGGACGCTGACGGTCGCCATTAACAAAGGTGTCGTCACCAGAAAGAATATTGGGGACACCATCGCCCTTATCGCCCATGATAATATGTTCCATGAGAACTGCATCAGGAGTTTCAGTCAACTTAATAAACTTTTTCTGAACAGGAGCATACTGCTTAACGTTGCTCCACTTCTGCAACTGATTGAAGTCATGGTCACCAGAGAGAACAAGGAAAGGTTCAGCGCTGGGTATGAGACCATCGGTATTCATGGTCTGACTATACTCAGCGAGCACTGCGATGACATCATCTGCCTCTGCACCATCAACATCGATTACAGCATATGGAAAGTGTTCAGCAAGTTCAGCACGAACAAGATGCAGTGCCTCGAAGATAGAGTTCCAATCGAATCCACTATCAGCACGAGACTTCTTACGGTTTGCCTTGTAGTTCGGGAAGTACTCACGACGCCAATAATGGCGATTGTCACATGCGATAACCATTTCGCCAAACTCAGGACCGAACTTCTTACGATATGACCGAAGTGCATTTATAATCATGTGCCGAACTAGAGGAACATTTATCTCAACGTCTCGACGACCTCCCAAATTTACCATTAGACTGCTAATTGCAGTCTGATTATAATCTACAACAATCACGTTTCTTCATCCCCATTATTTAAAGTCGTATCAAGAGCATTACGAATATCAGTTAGCATAACTGTTTCCGGAGTATCCATCCCACGTTGGCGCAAGAACATGCCGTATACCAAAACAGAAACCACTGCTGCATCAGCATAGAAACTTTCATGGTGTGTAATACCAAACTTCTCAGTGCACACCTTGGTAATTCCTGCCATAACTGCTTTACCAGCACGCTCGGCGTCTTGATAAGAACTGTACTCATCAATCCCCCCCAGGAAGTATGATAGAGATTCCTTGTCTGGATTTGGATCCTCTGCTTTCTTCTTAGGATTAAGAAATGTCACGTTATCATTATCGCTCATCAAAACACTTTCAAAATTAAGGTAGTCGGAGTTAGTCGTGCACGCACAGGAGAAGACTTACTTCTAACGGCTGAGTACCATTTAGTCAAGCCATTTTTCGCAAGACTAACAAATTCTTTTACTTGAGTCTCTGGTTTACGCAGCAGTCGGGAGTTGGAGAAGTTCTCATCAAATCCTACAAGACTTGCACCCCTAACTGTAATGCTTCCGCTGACTGGACTGAAGTATTTAGAGATCTTTCGTGTCTTGGTGTCAAACGTCCACACTTCACTGCAGTTTAGTAGATTGATAGGTTCGACGCTGGTGACACCAAGTGCAGTATCTTCCACGAGGAACTTTAGGTTCTGGACCAATTTGGTCTTATCCTTTGGTTTCTTCTTACGAACCTTGGCAACCTGCTTGCTGACATATGACTTCTTGAGATCGTTGACATATGATTCGAGTAACTTAACGATATCCTTGACAATCTTCATACCCGTCAGATGTGCATAACTATCGAGCAACTGCGACTGCATATCAGTTAGGTTTGCTTTGGGTGTCCGACGAATCTCTACCAATTCAGCAAACTCAGCAAGGATAGGTTGAATCTTTTCTACGCAGTCAAGGTAATGTCTATCTGTCATACGATATGGCATAAGAATCTGCGGCATGTTCTTTACATCTTCGCCGATGACAAGATTCTCAATCTCATCATTAACATCAGATATAATGAAGTGACCTGCAATCAACGGTTTCTTAGCAACCTTGACTACAGGTTCAGGAGAAGCATCATCCTCTTCGAGTTTGATACGCTTATTGACAGTTTCCTCAACCTTCTCCCAAATACGAGACTTATCTCTTTCGTTGAGAGGGAACCCACGCATAGCAATACGAGCAGAATTGGCATAGGTGCGTGGAAGCAACTTGTCAGGAACTTTACTAAGAGTCTTCAGTTTATCCTTATCTTCCTTGAACCAGTCAACGAGAAACGCACGACAATCTTTCTGGTCAACAATAAAGTTATACCAACTCAATGCATTACCATATTCAGACTGGTAATTCGTGGGTTCATAATCGTCAACCCAGATTGGTTCTACGCCCATAATCTTAGAATCAGCAATCGGAACTTTCAACTTATACATCTGTTCGCCCTATTCAATTTATAAGTTACTATACCTCGTTTCCGTGGAAAAGTCAAGCTATAAATTTCACATTTGTAATTGAATCATATCTAAACGAGCGCCAACCTGCATTTTCCGTGTCCCAAACAGGCAGAGCATCGGGATTAATCACCTTACTTTCGGCCTTAGCAGTAGTTTTCTTTGGCACTACAGTTTCCTGTAGAGTGCATCGAATAACTCGAACATCCCCATTACGTTTTGTAAACGTCACTTCAGCGTCCATCTTCTTGAGGTTCTTTACGAGCATTTCACGGTCGATTTCCATAATCACATTCTCCTAATATTGGTTTTATCAATTTCAACTTTACCATCTCTCCAAGATTTTCTGGGAGGATCTGGTGCGGGTATATCGTGGGTAGACATATGTTTTTCCATAGTGAAGAAGTCTGTTGGATTTTCTACCACCACTTCGGGTTTCTTCATCGGTTTATGTTTCTTAACAACCTTCTTCGATGCTCCTGTTGTTGGAGTTGGATCAACCTCAGCAGCAACAAATTCTACTATACCCGTTTCTTCTTTCTTTGTCAAGCTTAAAATCGAAATATTTGCTGCAATAACCAAAAGAATTGCCAGAGGGTCGAATACGAAGATAAGAACAATAATCATCAGACGCACTGCTTTATCGATAGTAGCAGTATCGCCACTACCGTAGAACAGTTCTGCGATATATTTTATCGGACCTACTTCTGCTTCGAGTTTGAGGTTTTCTGTTTTGAGCGGTATGAGATCAGTCTCAATAGTCTCAATGTCTGCAGTCGCACTCTTAATTTCATTATCGAGGGACGCACGTTCTCTTTTCTGTCTGTTTCTAATAAAATTAGCATCGAGCACATCCTCTGCAGTAGTGAGTCTGTCCAGAGTATCCAACGATGTTTGTGCATTTTTCAGTCTCCTTTCGGCAGATGCTTTCTTGCTCTCGAGTTGTTCTATTTTAAATACTGCTGAACCACCAACAGTAGTATGTTCAATATGTGCTCCACTGAGATAACCAAATACCCCAATACTTGTGATGAATGATAGCACCACAATTGCGATTGTAAAGTATGTCTTCAACAGTTTGTTAGCAGTTTTCCAATTCCGATACACCCAACTCGCAGTGACGAGTTTAGCAAATTCTAAAGATCCACCCATAGCTGCAACAGCAATAGGAGATGCAGGGAAAATCGCCATCAAACCTAATATCGAAAAGTAACCAGCAACTGATGTAATCGCCAGCGCCGCCAACATTAATAGTGCTATGAATAGCATCCAGGTCTCCAATCAGGTAATTTTAATTCTTTCAAGTGATCAAGTCTCAGACGCACATTCCACATTTGATTGATGCATCTGTCGTCGAGTCTATGCTCCCATTGCAGGATATGCTCAACTGCCTTGGCATGCGATTTGCTGTCGTATTCAGCGACAACTTCTTTGCGCATTTCGCCTTCATAGTTAGTCACATAAGAGGAACTTCCGAAATATGATTCGAATAGTTTCTCAGTTTTACATGAATACCCAATATAAAATTTGCCGTCGTCGAAGTAAGTGCAATACACTCTGTGCACCTTCTTCGCCAACGGCTTACGTTTTTTTCTAATTACCATAATCTACTCCGTAAGTAGACTATTTATTCGCTTTCTTGATCGGTGTCAAAGTCATATTCTTCTTGATCGATTCCCTCGCCGCAGAAAGGACAGTGTAATACTCTATAATATCTGCCATCCATATCGTGGTCTACAGAAAATAGAGCATTACAACTGTTGCATTCATATTCCTCGTCCATGACGATCAAATATCTTCTAATACAGATTCATAAGTTATATTATTTTCTTGACAATACTGAATATATCCTGGAACGACATTTGTCTCGACCCTTGCCACCCACTCTTGATACGTTTGTTCGTCTGCGAATGTCAATGTTATAATGTTCTTATATCCCTGTGCAGCAAAGTATCCAGATTGTTCGATTTTATCTTGATTTTCCTGGATATACTGATTCATTGTATTTTCTTCTAATCTAGATGGTACTTGCCAATACCATAGAGTGTTCAAATCATCTCTAGTATATGTGATTGTTAATCTCTTAACCATATTAGATCCTTTTCTTGGTTAATTTTACGCAGCAATTCCCCAGACGTCATCCCATTTACCTGAGAGTGCACCCTTTGCATAGTCGGTAGCACGATTCTCAAAGAAGTTGGTATGCGTTGGAGCATTGATCATTTCCTCAACCCATGGAAGAGGATTTTTCTTGACCTTAAAGATACCCTTTAGACCAAGACTGATAAGTCGACGATCACAGATATAACGGATATATTTCTTGACATCAGCAGATGTAAGATCTTGCATCTCACCCATCTCGAATGACAAATCAATAAACTTGTCTTCTAGTTCTACCATTTTCTCGGCGATAGTATAGATACTGGATTTTAGTTCGTCGTTCCAGAGTTCTCTGTTCTCTTCAACATAAGTACGGAACAACTTAATCATCGACTCGGCATGCATTGTTTCATCAACGATTGACCAAGTAACGATCTGTCCCATACCCTTCATCTTTCCGTGACGAGGGAAGTTGAGGAGCATAATGAAGGATGAGAACAGTTGCATACCCTCAGTGAATGCACTAAATGCAGCGATATTGGTCGCGACTGATTCAGGAGTTCCATTTGTGTTCGACAAATCCATAAAGTAGTCGTGCTTTGCTCGCATTGAGTCGTATTCCAGGAATTCCTGATACGTTGTTTCTGGCATGCCCAAAGTTTCAATGAGGTGAGAATACGCTGCAACATGGAGTGCCTCCCTTGCCGCAAACCCCATCAACATCATACGAATTTCAGGTTGAGGGAAATACGGTAGATAGTTCTTCACATAACCACCAGCAACATCGATGTCACCCTGTGTGAAGAAGCGGAAAATGTTAGTCAGAAAATGCTTTTCACCATCGGTAAGACGTTTCTTCCAGTCGTTGACGTCTTCCGACATCGGGACTTCAGTGTGCAACCAATGTGACTGCTCGTGCTTTAACCATGCGTCATATGCCCATGGGTAGTTGAATGGTTTAAAATATGCTCGTTCTGCCATTAATGTCATGGTCGACCCTGACCCCTATACTTTTTAAAGTTTTGCTTTTTATTTTTATTCATTGTGCTGGTTTTGATTTTTCCATTACCAATCGAAGTGCCATTTTTATGGGTTGCGTTGATACTGTTTTTCGTTGTCCCCGAGGACTTACCGCCTTTTGCCATTAGTTATTCTCCGCCCATTTGATTAAATCATCATAACCACCGACGTGATGTCCATTAATCCAAATTTGCGGAACTGTTGTTATCCCAGGAGCTGCGGCAACTACATCTTCCCATAATACATCTTCACCCACCAAACTTTCAACATACTGAATTTCCATACCAGTCATAAATTCTTTTGCCAGTACACAGTACGGGCAATCTGGTTTGGTATAAATTTCTGCAAAAAACTGTGACATGTTTTATCCTTCGCATGCAACACAAGTGTCGCCTTCTATCATTGCTTTGAAGTCAATCTCTTTGATTACTTCTCGTTCAATGCGCTTCGATACCTTATCTGCCTTACCGATCTTCTCAGAACGACAGTAATACATCGTCTTTAAACCCTGCTTCCATGCAAGATAGTGAACAGCATGCAGATATTTGATATTCGCATCTGGGCGGAAGAATACATTGAGGGACTGCGCCTGATCAATAAACTTCTGTCTGTCTGCTGCATGCTCAATAACCCAACGCTGATCAATTTCCATGGAGGTCTTATAAATTTCCTTGGTTTGACTGTCCATCCAAGTCAGATGCTGCACCGAACCATCGTTGGCGATAATCGAAGACCAAGTCTCATCATACCATCCAGTAGGTCTACCGAGTGCTGCTTCTTCTAGAATAATACCATCGAGGTATTTATTCTTATTGAGAAATGAACCAGACAAAGTATCCTGTCGATATGCATTTGCTCGCCATGGTTCAATCGACGGACTTGTATTACCCATGATGATTGATGACGATGCGTTAGGTGCAATAGCTTGCATATGCGAGAACCGACGACCAGTGCCAGCCGCATCAGGTGCTTCACCACGTTCTGCACCTAGTTCTAGATTTGCAGTGTCGAGACGAGTCTTGATGTGTTTAAACACTCGCATATTTAGACCCTTGGCAACTGCAGACTCCCACGCAATACCCTTGCGTTGTAGATAAGCATGGAAACCTAGCGCACCGATACCAATTGAGCGCTCACGCTTTGCTGAATAGATCGCACGACCTACCTGCTTGGGAGCATTATCAATGAAGTATTGCAATACGTTATCTAGCATCTCTGCCATGTCCTTGAGGAACAACGGATCTTTCGACCAAGAATCATAGTATTCTAGATTGACTGACGAGAGGCAGCAAACAGCAGTACGCTTCCTATCCGTCGGAAGAATGATTTCCGAACAGAGATTCGACTGATGAATCTTTAGACCAAGATCTTTCTGGAACTGCGGCATTGCACGATTCGAAGCATCGATGAAGTGTAGATATGGTTCACCTGTCATCATACGAAGTTCTAGAATCTTCTGCCAGAGATCCTTTGCCGAAACTGTATCGCGGATTTCGCCCGACTTAGGATCGGTAAGGTTCCAACTGTCATCAGCTTCTTTGTCTGCCATACAACGCTCAACGATTTCCATAAACGCATCCGAGATGTTGATCCCATGATGCAGGTTTAATGCACGCATGTTGGGATCACCAGTCGGTTTGCGCATTTCTAGAAATAACCCAACATCAGGATGAGAAATATCCAGATAAGCAGCATAAGAACCACGACGAGTGCGACCTTGACGGTAAGCCATAGAAGAAGCATCATAAGTGCGAAGGTGAGGCATAACACCAGTAGACTTATCATCTGCGGCGCGAATACCAAAACCAATACCAACGCCGCCACCAAGCATAGACAACCAGTTAGTTTCTGAAAGATTTTCAACTAGACCCTCCGCAGTATCATCAATGAAGTTTAGGAAACAACTGATTGGCATACCACGCTTTGACCGACCAAACGAGAGGATCGGAGTGGCGTATGACAACCAGTGCTTTGATGCATATTCGTATAGACGCTGCGCATGTGCAGGATTAGAACCGAACGTCTTTGAAACAAAAGCGAATCGATGTTGCGGAGACGTTTCGTCGTCCTTCATGTATGATTCTTGAAGTCGCTGAATACCTAGTTTGTCAAACAGGGAGTCCCGTGATAGGTCAATCTGAATATCCAGATAATTCTCTCTTGCCATTTATAGTCCCTGTTCCTTCAACACTTTTTCGATGTCTGGTTTGAAATATGATTCTGGTTTAAGAATCTTACCATCTTCCCGCTTCTTAATCTTACCATTATCAGAAACCTTGCTCATGTTAGAAGCACGAACTTCTTTCCACACTTCTTCAAAGTTGATACCAAGAGTTGCAAACAATCCCTGAACAACCCAGACTAGGTCGGCACCACCGTCAGCAATGTCTCCAATATGGCGACGAAGAAAACCATCGCAAAGTTCGCGGTATTCTTCGTCGATTAGATTAATATATAGGTTTGCTTGCGCCAAATTATCATCATTTAGATGCGGAGTTGTGCCGACATATTGATCTGCTGCAATCATAAATTCGGTAACGTCTTTTTGGTTATTCATAATATTTTCTTTCTTCGTCAATGCCCAAGATCCATCATTTTTTTCGGACCATACCAGTTCTGTGTCTTCATCCCAGCGAAGAGTCTTCAATAGATCATGCGGGAGTTCTATATATAATTCACCGTCATCATTTTCCTTAACAACGACTGTATTCATGCTCGCACCTCTTCAAGAATGTGATATTTAGGTTCCCATCCGAGTCTGAATATTTCATCGATATTGGCATGAGTGACTTCTCTCTCACCAACAACATCTTTGAACGGAACATCTCGGTAACCATAGGCATCCAAAACTTCACTAACAGAGATCGGTTTATCCGATCCAATATCTACTATACCCGAATAATTAGGATTAGTCAATAGAGTTTCAATCGCAGAGCAAATATCTTCAACGTGCGTCCAGTCTCGAAGATGTTTTGTCTTATATTCGATTTTATTATTAAGCATCATATCATAGAACATGTCAGGTCGACTATCTGGACCATAAACTGTATGGAACCTCATACCAATCGAGTTATATGGTGCATGTTCTTCCATCGCTTTCTTACTAGTAGCATATGGATTCTTCCACCACTCATAAACTGATGAGGAAGATGCATAGATTACCTTGACACCATTGATTGTGCACCAGTCAAAAATTCTCTTGGATGCAGTCACGTTGGTGACCCAATAACCTTCTGGATCATCCCAACTCTTACGAACACCAGCGAGTGCTGCTAAGTGCAACACTACATCTGGATAACCGTAAGATTCCGTCATCTTCCATTCGCGGATATCTCCTTCATATGGAATTACCGTGTGATTCTTAGAAAGAATACGAAGCGCATTCCTACCTATAAACCCTTCGTGTCCAGTTAGTAGAATTCTCATGGTAGTTTTCTTTCGAATTCTTTCTGCGCTGCCATGTCATCTAGTGCTTTGATTACATCGGGGAAGTGTTGACCGATAATCTCCCAGCACTGTTCAGCAACGATACGATGTTCTTTCTGTGTCGCTTTATCCATGCGCAACTGACAGTAGTGAACCCATGAACGTAACGAACCTGCCATAATGATAGTCGATTCAGTTAGTCCTTCAGGCAGCAAGGCACGTGCTTGTTCTTTTGCTATACCAAGTTTAATAGCAGTATTATACTCTTTCTTGGCATGATAGATCATACGGCGCTGAATGTGTTCCCAGTCAGTGTCAATGATTTTATCATCTACTTCAATAGAGTTCTGTCGATTCTTAACGTCTTGTAGTCTTGGTTCTCTAGTGCCGAATCCAAGGTCTGTAGTCGGATCTGCATATCTCTGTGAAAATTCTTGGAACGAAAAGGATCGATGGCGAAGTATTTGCCGAGCGATGTCACGAGTTGTTTTAATTTCCATTGATACATGGACCATCTCCAAAGGTGACCAGTGTTGGTTCTTAATAAGATACTGAACCAGTTTAGGTGCTGTTGCTGTATTGTTCTGGTTAGAAGGATTAGATACTCTTGCTGCCCATGCAACCAGTTCATTGGCAGTACTACATTCTGTATACGCACTTGGTTTTGTAAGTCCGATCAGATTTACTTCGCTCATTCAACTCTCCATGATGTTGTATTCAATTTAATATTAGTTGGCCAATCGCCTTCAGTATAAGATTTATCATGAAATCTCAACTCGTTTGTAGGCATAATACAAAGTCTACCGTTGTCTAGTTCTACAAACATAAACTCCTTAGACTGTGAGGGATGCATACTGTAACCATCGTTCATCGGAATAGCAGTAAACAGATAGCGACCAAACTCTCCACTGCTACGAATCTCTGCACGCTGAGTGTTTAGATAATCATAACAGACAACTGAGAACTGATCACCATAGCAATCCCATACCTGTGTATCTTCAAGTCCCCAGAGTGGTTCTGGGTCTGCTGAAAATGCTAGAGCATGCGGCGGAACACTGCGCCAGACAGCACCACATTCCAACATCACATGACATCCCCATGAGTGTCCAGGTTTTGAATGTAATGCAAACCAAATACATGGTTCAAAGGTATATGGTTCTACACCCTTGCGAATGAATGATGAGTCTACCCAACAGTAGATATGATTCGGAATGTTACCCGATCCAGTATAAAGCATTACTCGACTTCAAACTCTTTGACCGTCTGGAACTGTGCCTTACTTACGAAACCGATACCCAATAGATGGTCTACACGGTCAGTTGCGTCGGCATAATCTGCATATCTACCATCATCGAACCACCACCAGCGGTCGAGACCAAGGAACCAGCGAGGTTCGCGTCGGTATTCGACCAACCACATATCGTCTGTTCGATGGATACGCAACTTTGTAATTCTGGTATGACGGATTTCTACGCCATATTCATTAGCGACCAATTCGCTCATACTTTCCTCCACATGGCATACTTTGCCTTTGCTGATAGACCTTGAAACGTATTATCATTTATAATACCCTGAATTTCACCAGAAGTCAACCCATTTTCAATCATTTCATTAATATCTTTTCCAGGAACATCTGGCCAAATTACCATCTTGTATCCCATATCAATATACTTATTCATCAACTTACCGACTTCTCGGTTTTTAGGTTGGTTGTCAAAAATAATTGTTATTTTTTCTTTTGGTATCGGGAGTTGGTCGATTTTTCCGAATGACGTTCCAGCGCAAGCGATAGAATTATCCAGAAAAAGGGAGTCAAGGGGCCCTTCGACAACGAGTACTTCTTTTGTAGGATCGACCTGATCCAAACCAAAAATCGATTGTGCATCTTCATCTACCTTAATGTTAATATAACGTAATGACTCGCCTCTGATTCCGCGAAGGCTAACAACAAGGAGTTTACCAGCGCCATCAAAAAAAGGAATCGCAAGTCTCGGTTCAGATGTAATGATCGACTCTTTGTATTTGGCATTAAGTTGAATGACATCTTTAACATTAGGAATGAAATACAACCGATCAAAAGCATCGCGAGGAATTTTGCGGTCAGTAACATATTTAATTACCTCATGATCATCTGGTAGCGTATCAAGTCGATCCATAATCGAGTCGAGTAGTTTAGGTTCTGGTTTTTTAGCAAACTTCGGTTCTTCAAACTTTAGAACTGATTCTACGGTTTTATGAGAACTCTTGTTATGCGCCCCATCTGCATATCGTTCTACGACATATTGACTGTAGAGGGTTGCATCAAAGTTCTTGAGGAATGTTCCAAAGTGTTGACTCGCGCCACATTTATGGCACTTGTAATATAGATCCTGTTTACCGCGATAGAAATATCCTCTCGCCTTGCGCTTTAGACGCTGCGAATCACCACAGATTGGGCATCTGCAGTTGAATAGATCTTGGGTTTTCTTCTTGAAATTCTCGAGTCGATACGAAATCGAATGGAGATACTTGATATCAATATATAAACTCATAATACAGTTATACCCCATTATGGGGTGGAAGTAAAGGGATTTATTGAAAAAACTTTAACAATACAGGAAGAATTTTCGTTATAAGTGCACCCAGTACCAAACCACCACCGATCATAATATACTTGGTTCTTTCCAATTGTTCAATACGTTTTTTGTTTTTTTCTTCTTCTTTATCGACCGATCCCTTGAGTTCTTTGATCGATGCCATGATTTTATCTTCAGTCTGATCAACCTTATCCGAGAGTTCTCTCGTTGTGGTTGTTATGCGAGAATGAAGTTCTTTATTGTTTTCAGTGGATTCTCTACGATGGACTTCCATCGCATCGTAGAGATCTTTATTTACAGCTTCTTGTCCGTTTAGTTTTAAATCGTGCACGACAAGCATTTTATTGATTGAGTTAGAAACATCAGTCATCTTTTCTATTACGGTATCTAGACGACCGAACACGACCTGCATTTGCTTCAGGTCGTGTTCTAGAATCGCGACTTTAGTTTCTAACTCTACCATTTACTTTGCTTTTGTCTTGCGGATTTTCTTGACTACTTCTTTGACAACCGCTACTTCTGCTTCTGCCTTATCGACAACAGCAGTAAGTTCAGCAACGTCTATTTTACCATCTTTATTTGTATCTGCAAAACCAAATAGAGTTTTGATGAGTTCTTTAATCTTGTTAAACATATCTGTTATCCCCATGCTGCGAATTGTTTAGTTTTCTTAATGCGGTCATCTAGACCATGCGTTCCACCATTTACACGACGAGTAATCTGACCAATAACTGCATCGGTTACACCCTTAGCAGCGATTGCGAACAGACCGTTCTTGTTAAAGAACCATAGTGCTGACTCGAATGCGAGTTCTGTTGCAACGACGTCAGGATTTGTTACAACATCAGGACGACCGATGTCTTGAGCGAATTGAGTGTAGTTACTCTTACCAGTTAACTGGATTGGTCCACGACCACGGAACTTATACCCATCACCCGATGACTCTGGTCCATTGCCCATGCGATTAGCATAGACCTTGTTAGCAATCTTCTCTGGTTTGCGAGCATACCCTGCAGTCGATGCGATTGTTGGGAAGTACTTCTTGAAGATGCCATTCAGACCCTTATCTGAATAGTTTAGATTCTCAGAGAACACTTTGAAACCACCCGACTCGTGAGCGCACTGACCGAAGAAGTGTGCTGCTTGTGCCGTCGATAGTTTAAAGTAACCCTTCGCTGCTTTGAATGTTCCTGGACCCCATTTACCATCAGCAGAGACACCACATTTTGCTTGTAGTGATTGCATTGGTCCGAGACCAGTAACAGTTGGTGCTTGGACTGCTGCCTTAGCAACCTGCGCGACTGCTTGAACGGCAGGAGCACCTGCTTCTTTGGTTGTACGCGGATCAAAATCTTTAACAGGAGTATATTTTGTTCCACTTGCCTTAGATTTAGTAGCAACCAGACGCTGCTTGCGGTTTCCGCCTTCCTTCTTAATAGAAGCATGAACCCAACCAGAGTTCTTGTCACCAGCAGCATAGAATTCTAGGATGACTTGGTCAAACTCTAGATTGTCAGCAACCCAGTCAGCAACCTTCTTATTGTCCACACCCTTGACTTCAAAGTCAATTGCTTGACCATTAACATGCTGAGATGTTTTAGATCCACCAACTGCCTTATTGACAAGTGGTGCGCGATATGATGAGTTGATTGTTACTGGACCAAACTTAGCGCGAACAGGTTCGAGAATCTTTTCGCAGCAGTAACGCATGTTCTCAATGTGTGCAGCAGTAGGTGTGTTAGGAATACCAAGACGCTTTGCGGTTGGCGATACAATCATTTCTCCGAGAGTAAAATGTTCAGTTAGTTGTGTCATTATCTACTCCTTAGAATGGACCGAAGTCGTCGTCGCTGTCTTTATACTTATCGATCGCTGCCATCAGTTTAATTTCATTGTCTGCCTCAATCGACTCTGCCTTAGCATGTTCAGTGTGCGCTTCTGCGAGATGCTTATAATCAGTCTTGCCGAGTTCTTGAACCTTGACGTTCGGATCGAATTCAGTAACCTTCATGTTCATCATCGTAGCAAATGCGCCAACAAATGCACCGACAATCATCGAGAATGCTGGACCAATGATCTTAAAAATTTCATTATTGTCAATAATATCATTTGGCATAAACATACCAATCAACATCATAACAACAACAGATAGCATTATGGAACCCAAAGTGAGCGCCGCCATCTTCATAATCATGATTTGGACTTTGCCCTTTTCAATCTCTAGTTCCTCTAGAGTATTGACTTCTTTCGATACCGAAACAAAGTTTAATAATCCCTTCATATTACTTCCTTCTAATAATTGTATTCTTTTTGCGATACTTCTTTTGAGCAGCTTTAGAAACTCCAGGTTCCGCTTGGTTTGGAATGCTTGGATTATTTATGCCGATACCAGCAATAGCACCACCTGCAACACCCATACCATCTTCGGAGATGAAATCTTTGAATGATAACATTGTATTAAATTCCAATTGTTCTGCGAGGGATTTAGTTTCGTCTTGCTCCATCGTCATATAAAAAATTTCTTCTAGAATATCCTCGTCATACTCGACGTTTTCTCTGATAAGTGCCAACGCAGTGGCGAAAGCAAGGAATTTACTATTTACAAATGGTACTTTATTTAGAATTCTCTTCAATCTAAAGACCATGCGATGTAAAAGAGTAAATGATTCTCTTTCTTCTTCCGTTCCAAGATCTGCTTCTTTTCTAATGACAGTGCCATGCGCATCAATAATACCGAGACGATATGCATCAGTCTCGGTAAATGATGTTGTTAACATACGTAAAATACGATATGTTATGATTGCATCGACAAACCTTGCCATTAAATCCCTCTTAACTTGTTAACGATCGTATAATCCATAAAAACATCTGGCAGTTCATTATCTTGCATTCGGTTTAAGAATAACAGAAAAGGTTTAATTAGAGGCATCAAATCAGAGAGTTTATAAACTATCATATCTGTCGCTGCTTGATTAAACACATTATATAGAACCAACAAATGATTTATGATAAGACGTTCGTTGAGAACATTAGTATTTTCGTATCGCGTTAATAATCTTCGGAGATAAACAAAACGTTTCAAATCTTCCTGTAAATCTGAAATGCCAGTACATCCAGGATTATCATAATGTTTAATTGCGAACATTAAAAAAGTTTCTTCATTCAATTCATTAATCATATTATGATACCGTTGCCGTCCCTCCAAGGAAATACCAATTACCACTCAGAAAAATCAAATTAGCAGTGTCACCTGCTGAATTAAACACAATAGAACTATGTCCAATATTAGAACTGATAGTTAGATTATGTCCTCCACTGTTTGATATCATAACAACAACTTTAACTTGACCCTCTACACCATCTGCGATGGTAAGTGTTCCAGGTCCATCGGGTGAAGTGATTTTAGTTATTAGAGCAGTCACATTGATAGCACCCGCAGACGTTAAAGTCTGCGTAGTGCCACTCAATACCAGTTTGCTATTTAGAACCACAGAAACTGGAATACCACCAAACAGATTAGCAACAGTCACTTTGTGATCATATGGTGATGTTGCTGGTTTAACAACATACATTAAGTCTGTAGAAACAAGCGTTGACGCTGTTGTTAACGCTGAAAGTTTGCTATCTGCCATTGTTTAATGCCTTATGCGTCTGGGAATTCAATATCATCAGCAGCATCGCTAGATGCAATCGCATTCTTAGAGAGTGCTACAAGAACTTCATACTTCACACGACCAGCGTAGGCACCAGTTCCAACTGTGCGCTGCACCCAACCAGAGTGAGCGGCAGAAGTACCAGTTTCACCAGTACCCTTGGCAGCAGTTGCAGTTGCTTGATCAGCAGATGCTTGGATTTCAAAGTACTGAGCATTGTTGCCTGTAGCACTGATATCAATAACTGTTTCAGTTATATAGGTTAGACCAGTTAGAGTACCAGCAGTAGTTACAATTGCGACAGCAGCTTCAGTCGTTAGAGTAAATCCAGTAACATTTGGTGAGGTTCCAGTTACGGCAGAAACCTTATATGTTGTTCCTGATGTGTATCCAGTAATAGTGCCTGTACCTGCAAGTGTACCAGTAATTGTAAGACGATCACCAACTGCAAGAGTTGATGCACCACAAGTAAACTGACCAGCAGTACCAGAAGTAGCAACAGTGGCAACAAGAGTACCAGTACCAGCTGCTGCCTTAACTTCGAATGCGTTAGCAGTTAGACCAGCAGTGGCAACAAAGTAAGATGTTGCTGTAGTTAAACCAGTAGCAGAAGCGCCACCACCATTGACATACTTAACTTCTTCATTGGCAACTAAACCATGTGCAGTATAAGCAATAGTATCAGTAGCAGCAGTAATTCCAGAAGTAGGAATAACACGGCGAGGTTTCGCAATAGCAACAGTTGGCACAGTTTCATATGACGAACCAGTATTTGTTACTGTGACTGCCGTTACTAATCCACCTGCGATGGAAGCAGTTGCAGCAGCAGATGCTCCGCCACCACCAGAGAAGGTAACTGGAGGAACTTCAAGGTAACGTGCTCCGCCTTGGATCAAAGCAACCGAGGCAACATTGTCACCACCAACACTAATTTCAGTGTTATCAACACCAAAGACTTGAGTTGATTGGAAATCTGTTGTCGAAACCGAAGCAACAGATGTTGGTTTTTCACTAATTGTATATTCTTGAGCAGAGAATACAGTAAGAACTGATCCTGGATTCGCATTAATTACTGTAGCAACTGTGTCGCTGGCAACAGCAATAGCAATCATTTCCTGGTTACCAACACGAACAACATCACCGACTGCAAGAGCAGGATCGAAGTTAGTTCCGTCGCCTGTTAGAGTGCCGCGACCGTAATCTAGACTTAGTGTGAAGGTATGTGAAGCACCTGACCCGTCTGTTGAGGCGATTGCGGTTGGAAAATTATGTAGTGCACCTTCTTCAGTAGCAGCAACCATAAAAGTATCTGTAGTAACATTAGTTACATAATATGTGCTACCAGATGTTAGACCAACAACAGAGGTTCCTCCGCCGTTTGCATATGCAACAGCATCACCAAGTTGGAATGGATGTGCGGCAGAAGTATATACTCCAGCGGCATGTCCAGTTGCACCATTGAATGTGATAGCGGGAGCAGTAAGAGTTACCGTTCCTGCCGATGTCTTATCGTCTTTATTACCCCAAGCTGACATTAATTGTCTCCCTTTTTAAATTTTTGATCTACGTGGTTGAAAAATTCTTTTCGTTTATCTTCACCAAGTTCCGAGGGAGACTTGATGTTATAATGTTCTAGAGCAGCATTGAATGTGTTCTTATAAGACTCATGCATCGACTTTACTGCTTCAATATCTTCTTTAGTTAGTTTCTTAGACTTCTCAATTGTTCTGAGCGCACGGATAGAACTCTTTGCGTCTTTGTTCATCTTATCATACGTCATTGGTTTCTTCGTTGACGCCGATTTACCATCTGCGCTGATGTTGTAATCTCTTTCGCGTTTCCCTCTTAGATAGCGATACGCCATATCAGAAGAGATCTCATCAACCTGCTCGACTTCTTCTTTCATACCAGCATTCAGTTTTTTAGCATGAGCATGTGCAGCCTTGTGCTGGTCAGAAGATGTTTGCTTCGATTGAGAGTCACCATAAGGAAACGATTTGACTACTTTTGATGTCATCAATGCCTGCCCCCCCGCATCTTTTTTACCAGTGGGAATTTTTTCGTTGACATGATGTGCATTATAAGCTGTATGAACAAAATATGTTGCTTCTTCGAGATCGACTTCTTCAGTCTGAGATGCCTTCAAATCTGCAGCAGTTGGTGCGCCTTCGCTTCCAGGTTTACGCATACGCTCACCTGAACCACCCTTAATGCGCTTACGCTTGGCATGAATGTTATCCCACAGTCCACGCTTTTCTTCGATTGTTTCTTCGTTGGTTTCTTTAGTGGGCGAAAACTTCTTTACTGCGGATTTTGCAGCAATAGATCCAGCGGCACCAGACATAACGCGAGTAGCAACACCAGCACCTGCGTTTTTAGCAAGTTTTGATGCAATCATTCTACCTGCTACCCCTGCTAATGCGGCATATTCATTTACAGTTTCTTCGCTCATCTCGCCTTGCATATAGTTGCTGGCGGTTGAGATGTAATCTTCTGCCAAAGTAATCTTCGACTGAACCCACTCAGGAAGATTGGTGTCATCGGAAAGCATATCATGCATACGTTGCGAGTTAGCAATGATTGACTTCAGTTGACCCATTGCCATGTCACCTTCGTAGTCATACTCTGTCTTTTCTTTTGCTTCCTTGATATTAATTCTTTTGTTCTTACCATGATGCCATCTAATACCAGATTTCCATTCATCCGCCGAAATACCCTTTGGGTGCTTTTCACTTTTCTTTGAACCGTGCATCTGAGAATGGGTATACCAGCCATCATCTTCTTCGTCAAGCATATTTTTGCCCAACTTAGTACGTACTGCTTTCGCTAACTTCGATGCATCGACACCGAAGTCCTTGGCAGCAGACATAACATGACTCTTACGAATGTTATCACCATAACGTTTGGTCAGGTGAGCAACGATAGGAGCATTTTCGTCGAGTTCAGTTTCTTCAGTAGCATAACCCTTAGCACCAGCACGAGCACGATTGAAGATGGCATCGTCACCAAGAACAATAAACATCATCGAGTTAATGAAGTTTGCCATGACATCACGCTCAGCACCCTGAAGTGTCATACCACCCTGTACCTTGACAATTGCCTTGCGAAGAATCGGAATGGTATTCGCTGGCATCAGACCAGCGCGAACTAGTTGCTGAAGACGACCATCTAAATCTTGCGATTCAGCAATGACAGTATCTCTGATTGTTCTTTCTAGACTCATTTGATATTCCTCTAATCTTTTCTATATTTATATTATTTTGAGGTCGCTCGTAGCATCCACGCATGTTTTGCATGAATATCTAGACGTTCTTCAATAAGATTTACAAGACCCCGATTACCGTCTGCATCAGCAAGTTTATGTGCCGTATTTAATGCTTCAATTACGGAAACATTAGCATCGATAAGATCTGCAACCATCCCCGAAACATCAACGCCGTAAATATTTGACTCTTTAACTGTAGTTGTAGATGCCAACTCAGTCATATTATATGGGGCATAGTCATCTAGTGCACGAATCTGTTCAGCGATAACATCTACTGCAGCGAACAATTCCAAATAAAGATTTGAAAAGAAATCATGCAACTGAGAGAAGTCTTTACCTTCTACGTTCCAGTGATGACCATGCGCTTTGAAATACATCGCAAAAGTATTTGCGAATACGATCTTCATTGATGTTACCAACTCGTCCATGTTAACAATTCCACTTTCTTAATGCTAATGCTTTACGAGTCGGGCGACCCTTTTCGTCTTTCATTGGACCTTCTACACCAGACATTCTAGCACAGAAACTCTTACGACGACCTGCTGCTTTACTACCTGCCTTTAACTTAGAAGGAGGAGTAGTTACAGGTGCCTGTAGATTACCACCAGACTGTCTATTATAGTGGTCACGACCCTTTTGAGTCAACCCACCAGTAGAGGACTTGTGCCCCTTACCGTCAACTGCTGCTTCTTTGATGCAAGAACCCTTCTCACATGCTTTAGTTCCTGGTTTACGTTTGTAACCAGTCCAACAAGTGCACCCAGTCTTTTCTGTTTCAACGACAAATTCTGCGAAAGAATGCATTACCTTTTCTTTCTTTTATTTCTATTGTTGATTCTATTACGATCGATCATACGTTCTTTTTGCTGAAGACGAAGGGAAAGTCTACCGACCATCGGTGCCATGCGCTTTACCATTCCTTCTAATCTTGTCTTCTCAGAAGCAGAAAGCGAAGAACGATCACGCCCACGAAGAACTCTACTATAAACCATATTACGAGCAGCACGAACGGATCTCGACTTAATACGATCAGGAGTTGCAACACGCTTCAGCGCCATGTTTCTTGCAAGATTACGACGACCCTTTGTTCTCATCATATTGAAACGCTTCTTCAGACGACCTTGTGGAGTAATACCTTCAGCGATATCCTCATCAGAATCTTCGTAGTTCAGATCTTCGTAATCATAATAGTCAATCAGATCTTCCCACTCAGCGTTTTCGATTTCAGCAGTAACATCATTTTCGATTGCGAGCATATCATATTCGTCGTGACGATCGTCGCTATTGTAGTCCATCATATCATCGCGAACTGGTGGAGTTGGATAGTTTGCTGGACTGATGGAATCTGTGTTAGGTTTTTCCTGACTAAAGTCAGCAAATTGTTCGTGAATTGCTTTGAGGAAATCGTCGTGTGACTTATGTGCACGCTTGACTAGCGATTCTTTTTCGATCGAAGACTTCAAACCATGGTACTTGTTCATAAACTTGTCATGATGATTAGGAGCAATTTCGTGCTCTTTACCATCATAGAACTTTACCTTGGCATTAATCGACTGAGACTTGTGCAGTTGGTGGACCAGATTCTTAGGGACATCTGCTTCTGCTGCTTTTTTCTTAGCGACATTTTTCTTTGCTTTAGCGATTGCCTTTGGATCCGAAAGAACCTTTTGGATTTTTGCTCTAAAATTTTGGCGAGCAATAGCACCCCTTGCGGAAATTTCTGAGAGAGTTTCTTCTTTCTGAATACCACCATTATACCGTGTCGGGACACCATCGTAACGAGGATCGAATGTTGGAATCTTTTTCGCAGCAAGACCTTCTTGTCCAGGAGTCATAGCAGCATACTTCTGGCGGAGAGCATCAGTTCCCCATTCGTTGCTCTTGCCGAGTTCTTCTTTAACCTGACCATCGTGTTCCGAATCAAGACTTTTGAATCCAGATTTAACACCATGATGAAATCCAGTCGCTTGATAATCTTTCTTAAATTTATACGCAGCGCCTTTATCAGAAGCGTAGTGTAATTCACCGCCCCATCCCTTTAGGTGCTTTTTAAACTCTGGTGAGTTGTGATCCTTACTATCGCCCTTGACGTGAACAGAGTAGACCTTACCCTCAACTTCTTCTTTGACTGTCTTTAGACCACTGCGCAGTTCCTCTGCTTTCTTGCGTTGCCTTTCTGCAACAGCATCCCGAGATCGTTTGATGCTGGCGTTGCGTCTGTCAATAGAATCTTGGTGTTGTTTAGCATAAGGATTGGCGTTGCGAGAAGCTTGGTATGCAGCAGAAGGTTGGTATGCTGCTGCTTCTTCGACTTCTTCTGCATCACATTGACCACAGCACTCTGGAGTTCCGCAATTGTCGTGTTCAGTTTCTTCAGGTAAACCTTTTTTGCGTCTTTGAGCAGCAGTGAAATGATCAGGTGTTCCAGTATCTGGATCCATCTTTAGTTTCGCACCTGCTTTTTTTGCAACTGCCGCATTCTTAACGGCTGCTTCCTTGACCGAATTCATCGCCTTGCGTGCGAGGTGCTTGGCAACGTTCTTAATCTCGTTGCCATACTTGTCCTTACGCTTCTCGCTAGACTTACGAGTTGGGTTTTTAGGATCTTCTTTCCAAGGTGGTGAATCGGTCATAATTGGGGTATACTCTCCAGTCGTTTCCTATATTTATAATAATTACTGCTTGTATTTAAAATCGCACATCAAACGAGTTGGATATCCATCAGTACCTTGAGAGTCTCGAATGTTCAATTTAAATTCATACTTAGGACTGACAATCACAATGTCAATTCTCTTACCTTTACCAGTCTTACCACCATAGTAGATAGTTTGCGACATAACATTTGCTGCTTGCTGCATATAGATGGAATCGACTTTATATGACTTAATTTTTCCAGGAAATTTATGGACAACGTGGTATCCATATCCAATACCAGATTCCAACAGAGTCTCTAGTGCGAGACGATTAGGGGAAGTTACTGTTACTGTTTCACTTGTACCAGTTCCGTTAAAGATATCGCAGAATTTCTTATGATCAATTTTAAATAGATCTAATAGTGCCTGACCATCTTTATTGGAGATAGAACCTGATTGAATTTCTTTTTTGGTAAGAATAGTTTTAACACCAACATTAAAGAACGTAACAGTGTTTTGGAATTTCAAACTGAGAAATAATGTCTGTGCAATATTATTCTTATCTTTCCATGTCACAGTAACATCGGTAACTGCTTCGCCAATATCATTACCCGTTCCTTTGGTATTAGATAATTTAATTCCACCAATAAATGAAAGAGGTCGTTTGGTATTATCTCCACCGACTGCCTGCGCCTTGAAATTAGAACCCTCTCCAATACCATAAGTTTTATCTAAACCTTCAATGGTTTCTAGAATCATTCTATCAATACCAACAGTCTCGCCTTCTCGCCAGTCCATCAATGCTTGGGTGAATTGATCTTCGAAAGCATTGCCGCGATTTTTAGCACCTCTGTTGCCAGCAGACCCATCTCCAAATTTTACTTTAAATGGTTGTGTAACACCTGACTGAGTTAAGATTTGCTGTTCAGTAAGAGAACCCTTGATAGCGCGAACAACATTGATTTTTGGCACATCGAGATTGATATTAATAGGTTTATCGATCTTCGGATATTTTTTACGCAGAAAATTAAATACTGCTTTACAATTGTCGCGATACGTTTGGTTGTGTTTGTAACCTGTCAGAGTCGAATCAATATCCTTCTCTGAAGATGGAAAAAAATCATACGGCATTACTTCTTTTTCTTTTCTTTCGCCATCGCGTCAACTGCTTCCTTGTTCTCGTTTATCCAACGTTGAAGTTCCGTTAGTTGGACCGAGTTGGATTGGCAGATGGCGTAGTTGCGGATGATTCCGATGAGGGCATCAGTGTCTTTAATTGCTGAGGGGGACGCATCAGAACTTCTGGTGGCGTCGGCATCACTGGCACTGGCACTAATGTCGTGCGTGAACACCCAGCCGTTAGACATAACAGACTGACTAGGAACATTGTCTTTAGCGGCATCAACATAAACATATTCTTTCTCTCTAATTGTGTTTGTTCTATCAACATATTCAGTAACTACATTATTACTAATCTCTGAATTCTTTCTCTCTAGTTCTGCAACTTGTTCACTTGCTCTAGCAGAGAATCTAGCAAGTTCTGCATCAGCATAAGCAGATCCCTTCATGTATCCATAAACAAAAACACCAAGTATTAAGGCAGCACCTGCTAGTAACTTATATGGTAATGGGATCATACCGAACATATTTAATTCCTTATTCTTCTTCAGATTTCTTAGTTGGTTTCTTAGGAGCGAACTTCTCAACTCCAGTAATACCAAGAGTACCGATAACAATATACATTACACCGTTAAAGATAAACTCTTCAATGGTGAAGTCCCAGAATAGATTTGCAATGTAACCGATAGCAATAAGTAGAGTAGCAACAACTGCTACCATGCGCTTAGAGGACGGATTGCCATTTTCTGACATCATATCTTTAATGTATGTTAGAAATTTACCCATGGGTTATTACCTTTTTAATTTGACTTTACCAGCAAGAATTCCAACCCTTGAACGATCCATAATGCTTTTTGATTCTGCATCGGAGAAGTTGGAACCGAGATGATGTTTGTATGTCTTTTCGTCGCCTGATGCTGCTGCGTTGCGCATCTTTGTTCCTGACATACCATGTGAACGGTTTTCGTCTTTTGGATAATGGATTTCTACTCTATGTGGTTTCTCACCATTAAGTTCGGGAATCTTACCAGATTCAATTGAGTTCTTTAGACGTTCCGCCATTTCCTTGCGATCGTGTCCGAAGTGAAGATGTAATACTTTCTTTGGACCGCTCAACGAATGAAATGCACGACCTACCGTTTGACCAGCAGACTTTTCGACCTTGAATTCAGCAGCACCGTTTGACTGTTTATTGGCAATATGTTCTCTTTCTTTATCAGAAAACACATCTGACTTACCAGACAAACCAACATGCTTCTTACCAGCACCCATTCCGCCAACAACATCAATATGATGACCCATATGAGTATGAGGGGATGCCCCCATAAATGCTACGTGAGCATGCTGTTCTGCTTCTTCCTCAATGTATGATTCGTTAGCACGATCACTAACACCGAGATGACTGCGTAGATGCTCGAGAGCAGAACCGTGGTCCATACCTTTCTTGGTAGCAACACCTGCTTTAAACTTGTCATATATTTCTTGGTGTTGTGACTTTGGAATATGCTTCTTGATTAATTCTGCCACACCCTTAAATGAATCAATCTTTTTGTGTTCTGCAGTAGCACCAAATAGTTGTTTCGATATCTCATCTGGATGCTGCACACCAATATCTTTATCATCTGTTCTAGAACGCAGACCATGTGAGATCGAAAACTTATGAGTCGATCCTGCTGCTGCATTGATAAGCATCTTGTGATGCACACCTTTAATACCTGCCTTGGTATCTTCCCAGTTAGAAGAATGTAGGAACCTATCAGTTTCAGATCCTGGATTATGCACACCTTCGAAGTCGAATTGATGGTGTTCACCATTCTCGTGGCGCATTACTGCAGAGATTTCGTTACCGTGTTTCTTAGTTCCTGCTACGGTATAGTTACCAAATTTCTTACCTGTTGCTAGAGTTGATGCTAGTTTGTCTTTATGATCGTGACTGACCTGAACGTCGACATCGCCGACATGTGGTTTATATCTAGCAAATTCGTGGTCGTCAATATGATTTCCCATGAAATCACGCGAAGAACCTGAATAGACGTGACCTGTCTTCAGGTGAGTTTTATCTGCACCAAACAGATGTTCGCCATGCTCTTTGTGAAACGCATCGTGTACTTTACTCAGCGCTGTGTGAACATCTGTTCTGCGCACTGCTCTGGTATCATGTTGGATTGGAAATGGAGCAGCAGAAGTTTCTTGCCCCTTTGGTCCAACTTTGATATTTCCACCCTCGTTTAGAAAGAACTTAAAACTTTTCATTATTTTTTCCAAACGATAGAGTAGAAGAAGATTTCGCTTCTTTGAATTTTGGATTGATTGCCTTGAAGCGAGTCGCCTCTGGGTTAGCAGGTGATGGGTGAACAACCAATCCTTCAGTACCAGATCCAAATTTGTTCTTGATTTTCTTTTCGCCAAGATGCGCAGAAACCTTAGCACTAACACGCTTTTTGATGTTATTAAACTTTTCAATCTCAGCGAGTTTTGCTTGTTTGTTCTTAGGAACTGTTCTGGTATTGATCAACTCATGATTGAGTTTATGGAAATCTGCTACTTCATCTTTGACATCGACATGCGATGGCGTGTGCTTAATAATATCATGATCGAATTTTATATTATCATCCGACAAATTGTTCTTAAAGTGTTCAGGATCGTGTTGCTGATTCGTCGGCATCTTAGAGTGAATGATAAATGAACCTTGCTTACCCATTCCCTTCGTGGAATAGGAAGTATGAACAAACTTCACTTCATCTTTCTTATCTCCAGGACGAGCGAGCGAGCGATTAAATGCTTCGCCGCTGACAGCAACTTCGCCATGCTTCTCATAATGTTTTGCCAGATGATTCTGCAGTGCGCTGTTTGAGTGTAGAGCATCGTGGAACTTAGACATTGCTGTTGGACCAGTAGGATCATATTCCTTACCAGTCTCAGATGCTCTGCGTTTTGCTCGTTCAATATGTCCTGCACCAGTTCTAATTCGATCGCTACCAGAACCTGAGTGTTGTGTGTAGAATCCATTTTCGTCATGCCCAAACTTAAACGTTTGACCATCGGTCTTTTCAGTTACATGATGGATGTGGACTTTACCGCCTTGAGTAGTTTTCTCAAACTCATGCGTAGACAGCGACGGAGTTTGTCCACCTGCAGGTGTCGGTGAGGAATGCAGGTGTGGGAGACCCTGTCGGATAGATGCTTCAGAGAGATATTGGGTAAATGATAACATGGGATTCCTGTTCAAAGTATCTCTCTATTTATAATAAAAATGCCTACGTTACTCCGACTTTTACTATGTTTTCTCGCTAAGAGAATGTGTTTACTACGGGTACACCGTTGGTAATCGGTAGGCAATCACCGTTAGTATTTATTAAAACACTTTTTTCCAAGGGAAGTTTATACGAGATGGAACTCTTTCTATTGTATTTGGATCAAATTTTCTTGTATAGAATATCATCTTCTCATCATCATATACTGGGATGGTAGCAGTATCATCAATGACCCCCTTTCTACCACCACGACGACAAGTAAGAACCACCCAGTCAAGATTTACTTTTTCACTTATATCGGCAAGTCTGCCTAAGAATTCTCGGTCACCAAAATGAAATGGAACCCACGATTCATCATAACCCTCAGATTCCACAAACAGTTTCTTTGAGATAACAAACTGATTGAGTGCAACATAGGGATCACCGCGACCTTTGTAGCGAGCATTAATCTCATACAATTTCAGAGGATCAAGTTCTTCTGTTTGCAATCTGCGCAGTTCAGAGGGTTGGATTGTATAATCAATATCAAGGAACAACAACCACTCAGTATTAGCAAGCATGGCACCAAGATTGCGGCAACCATGACTGTTGAATCCAATATCCTTGGTGACTTTATATACTGAGAGATCTATGTTGTCTGAAAATGTAACACCCCGAAAGACTTCCTCGGCGGGAACCTCTTGGGATCCATCGTCGATTAGGATAATCTTGATCGGGGTGTTGTAAACGTTCCATCTCTCGATTTGTGTCTCGAGAAGTGTTCGGTCGTTATAGTAAGTATGGATTATTGTGAATTGGTTCATCCAACGATCTGTTGGAGTTCCGCACTTGCATCAATTTCGGTTAGATCGATGGCGGGAAATTCAACCTGCTCAGTTAGACTATACTGAAGATACTCATTATGAGTAAGATTCTGATCCAGATACAGTTGCCACCCCGAGAGAGTTTCGTGGAACTGCTTAGTATGAGTTTCGATAAGGTGGCGTTTTGATTCACATGCCTTGCCGAGTTCTTCGAGAGTTGGTTCAGCGGTGAACCGAGCAATGACATATTCCTTGGCACCAACTGTTTTCCAAAGTGGCATATCATCAGTCGCAGAGTTTGCCCAGAGGGAGGTCGTTACAACCAACTTGAGATTTAGTTCTTCATTAGTTACTTCAGTCATATTCATTCCTTAAAAAATGGTGATACCAGTAGGATTCGAACCTACGACCTAGAGCTTAGAAGGCTCTTGCTCTATCCAGCTGAGCTATGGCACCAATGGGTATTTAGGCACGGATTTTATATTCACGAAACAAAACTGACTTCGCAAAATCTTCCTCGAAATTAGGATGACGTTCAGCGTAGGCAATTTTTCGCTCGGCGATTGGAACTTCTTTCAGAGCCTGACACTTCTCGTTACGATCATCAGAACGTTGAGCGATCAGGTTCAAAATAAAAAGATTATATTGGTGACCAACCCAAGCGCCATTGGCATTAAATTTATTATAATTAAAAACACCCTTACCGATTTTAGCATTACCGTCATCGTAAAAAATAGCCATGTTCAATTTCCTTTCATTGAGTATTACTTATACCGCACTTGAAAGGAAAAGTCAAGTGTTTTTTATCGAACATCTACCTTTTCTGGAAAGTCAAACCAACCAGTAGCGATATACTTATTTCCGACAAGATCACGTGCTGCGCGATGAGAATGAGTATATGCTGCTGGCCAAATAAGCAAAGTTCCTGCCTCTGGTTTAATTGCTAGGTCTTGGTATTTAAACTCGGTCTTGCCACCTTCATCCACAGTGTTTAGATATAACATCCAGACACCAAACCTACCTCTGTGTTTCCCAGAACCCTGTTCAGAATGCCATACATGAAACCCTCCACCAGTTTCTGATTTCTGAAATTTCCATCCAGGATTGAAGACTTCTAAGAATGCTCGACCAGCAGCGCCATACTGCTTGTTGTACTGTCTCCAACCAGCATGGACTGCATCAATAACAGAATCTTCGGATGATTTCAAAGAACCATATCTACCAGTAAAGATGTTCCAGTCTGTTCTGGATGCATCATCTGATAAAATGCAGGAATCACCTGGATCTGGACGAAAGATGATATCGTCCATTCTGTCACAGACTTGCTGACACTTTTCGATGCTTAGAGCATTAGGGTATGATTCGATAAAATTCATTAGAAGTTAAACTTTGACATGTCTCGTTGACGTTGACCGATTGTGGTTTTCTCGAACACTGGTAGATCGTCTTGACCTGAATCCATAATTCCCTTTTGGGCAGATTCTTCTAAATCATACAGACGCATCTTACCACGATCGATACCAACCATGAACCTCTTATTTAGTCCTGGATCATTGTAGCGATTTTTCAACTGCTTGACCATTAGTTGCCCCATTTTCTCGAGTTCTTCAGTAGAGATGAGAGCAAACATCAAGTCGGCAGTTGCTGGCAGACCGAAAGACTCAGAAGTATCAGTAATATCGACATCACTGTTAGCATAACCACCACGAGTTGTTTGAGTGGCAGACATAATAGGAAGATCAAACTCGACCGCAAACCCACGAAGTTCTTCAGCAATCGCTTTCACATATGTGTATGAGTTTACACCTGCTCCTGGCTTGAACCTACTCGACGCACAGATGTTAAGATAATCGACGAACACAATATCTGGAGCAAAGTTGCGCTTCAACATCAACTCATTTAGTAGTGCCTTGAAATGTCCAACGTGCGCACTGGCAGTGGGATATTCCTTAACAATCAACTTACCCTCAGTTTTATTTCGAATTTTCTCGATACGATTGTCGAACATAGACTTAGAAAGATCCTTCAACTCACCAATGTTTACATTCATCATGTTTGCATCGATACGTTCAGCAATCTTTTCTTCACTCATTTCTAGAGTGATATAAAGAACATTCTTACCCTGTGCCAATGCTCCTGCTGCCATATGACACATAAACAAAGACTTACCAACACCAGTACCAGCGAGTGCGATATTCAGAGTCTTATTGGGAAGTCCACCATCAGTAATCTTATTAAACATTTCAAGATCGAATGGCAGTTTATTTTCTTTGCGATGATAGAATTCGAATCGAGCATCAGAATTGAGAAGATAATCGTGACCAACGTTATTATCGAAACAAATCCCGAGTGCTTCCTGTAGAATGGAAGGGATACCATCCTGAGAATGCTCTTTGTCTCCGCCATCAATAATCTGAATAGACTTCATGATTGCATTATAGACTGCTTTGTCCTTACAGAACTTCTCAGTTTCCTCGAGCAACCAACTAGAATTAACTTCAAGATCTGAATCCATTTGAGTCAATTTCTCGTTTAGATTCTTAAACTCATTTTCATTTACAGTAGTATCATTTTGTGCGGCAATCTCAATCGCCTCAATAGTTGGGAGAGAATTATACTTGACAATGAACGCATTCATGTAGTTGAACAGTTTACGTTCAGAACTATCATGGAAATATTCATCACGCAAGAAAGGAATAATCTTGCGAGTATAATCTTCGTCCGAGAACATTTTACTTAGAATTATTGTCTCAATCTTCTTCAACAATGTTTATATCCTCAAAATCAGGGTCATATTCAGCGCAAATCTTTTCACAGCATGGTTCACAAACGTATGTCTCGAAAGGAATACCATTTTCTTCACCATGCAAACAGAGTGCGGGATCGTTTTTTATATCGATCCCGCATCCACAAGAGTTACAGGTTTTCGTAGTCTTCCGAAATATCTTCGTCAGAAATGTCCACATTTTCATTCTCCATCATTTGTCCACCTGCCATACGATAGCGACCTTCAATCCAATCAGCGAATGTCTTATCAGTAAGGACTGGCAACCAGAATTCCTTGTTATATGTATCATTCAGGCGATACTTCTTTTCTTCATCAACTCGCTGATACCAACCATTACTAGGTTTAACCACGTGACCAGACTCAAGCGCCATGTCAAGTAGACCAGACCACTTACTGATACCACCTTCAAAGGTAACTTCAATTGGGATCTTTGACTTCTCACGAACGTAACGAGACTTCTCAACGTTGATGATAAAGTTGTAACCAACAACCTCAGTTCCAGTCTTTTCCTGCTGACGACCGATGATGAAGATGTTATCAGCGGAGTAGTAGATGCCCGTACCACCAGAGACGATTGCCTTGGGGAACATACCAATTTCCATATAAGTGTGATTGACCACGACCATAGGAATATCCTTGATGGTAAGATGTGGAGTAATCATACGGAACAGCGACTTCATCTGCTTAGCACGAGTCATATCTGCAACCGACTTACCATCTAGGGCATCATCAACTTCTTTCTTAGAAGCAAGGTTACCAACCGAGTCAACAACAATCATGACACGATCCTTGCGTTCAAGTTCATTGACTTGCTTCATGATATCATGCTTCAACTGCTCAATGTCAGTAATAGGAGTATGAATAACCTTGTTGGTATCAATACCAAAGTTCTCAAAGTAGGACTGCGGAGCACCAAACTCCGAGTCATAAAACAAGACAACACCATCGTCATACTTATCCAAGAAACTCTTGACTAGCATCATCGCGAATGCAGTCTTAAAGTGCTTCGATGGACCAGCGAAGATGGTCAATCCTGGCGTTAGACCACCGTCCAACTTACCCGAAAGCGCAACGTTCAGCGCAGGAACTGCAGTCTGAATTAGATCCTTCGTACTAAACAACTTACTCTCAGAGAGAACATTAGTCTCTTTGATAGTGCTGTTCTTTTTAATTCTATCAATCAAATCGCTCATGTAAATAAATCCTCCAGTGATGCGGTTACTTCGGTCTTCCAACCAAGACCTTCGATAATTTGTTTAATTGGTTCCAAGAAACTCTTCTCGAACATTGTATTATAATCTATATACCTATCTAAGTCAAGCTCTTTTGGAATCTTTCCAATAAAAGCAATGCAATTTTCTCGAATATGATTCGGTTCTTTCAAGTAGAGAAACTTAATCTTTTCTCCCTCTTGAATGAGTTCATATTTCTTATCTAGTTTATTCTTACGCAAAAGGTGGTTATACATTAACGCACCTCGAACATGCATAGGTGTTCCCTTGGCATAAATGTCTGCACCAGAAGTATACTTCATAAGACCATTCACACCACGAGGAAATGCAATTTGTTCTGGTTCAAACTTATTGAACAACATGCGAGTGTGCGCAATAAAACCCTGAAGAGTTTTCTCGTCGGTGGTCAGTGCTAGTCTTACTGCTTCTTTGAGACTTTCACGAACAGGTGCTGGAGTCGAGGAACGAACGATTTCGAGACCCATGACTTTGAGTTTTGGATCTTTGTATCGGACGCCTTCGTTATCGTATACATTGAGTGCATACCTTTTCTTCGCAACCCAGAGACCACGTTCTGCGATTGCCTCGCGTTTGAATATAATTTTCTTTTGAAATGCGTTCGTGTAGTCCGCAAGTTGATCGCAACTTTGGTTGATTGCCTCTGTGATTTTCTCTTCGCAGATTTTATCGAGAACGTCAATGAGTTTATCGCGTGATAGATTGCCATAATACTTACGAACAAGAGGGTCCAAGGAAATATAACAAGAATCAGTATCACTGTAGAAAGAGTAGTTGTGTCCATTTGTTCCTACGACCTTATTGAGATAAACATCAAGTGCTGTGCCGACTTTCTGAATGATATACTGACCAGTCATAGTGATACCCTCGGCAATACGAGCATCATAGTATCGGAAATATTCATTTGCCAACGCACCGAACAGTGAGTTCAACTGAATCTTTCTTGCCATCTGAAAGTTATTATACTTTGAGATGTCATTCTTAAGTCGAGAATCTTTAGTGATTTCATATTCTTTTTCGGCAGCAATCATCAGTTTCTTATAACGCTGTCGGTCATCGAAGAACTTCTGAACAATCTCGGGAAACTTACCCTGCTTTTCTCGAATATAACAATAACCATTTGCAGTCATGGTGCAATCGTTAGTCTGTAGATCACCAAGATCATACTTACCCTCTAACAATCCGTTGACTGTCGTGTCTTTCACATGACCCTCGACGAATGTTTCGGGCGACTGATTATACTGCATAATGATTGACGGATACAACGAGGTCGCATCGAATGAAACAACCCAGTCGTACTGTCCAGGTTTTGGTTCCTGAACAAACGCACCTTCAATCTGTCGACCGCGACTCTCTTTCTTCTGAGGGATCTGGATATTCTGATTGTGAAGGTGATTATAGATGATACAATCCCAAGTGCGAACCTGAGAGAATACATCATTGAAGTTGCACTTAGCATCGTATGCCATCGTCAAAATCAATTCAACCAACTTCATCTTGTGCTCGAGAGCATCAACGATCTCAACATCTCGAATGTTATACTCTACGAACTTCTGCCAGTCCTTGGTGTAGAATTCTCGGAAAGAGTCATATGGATTTTCCATCTTCTTAAGACCAAGTTCCACCTCACCAATGTAATCAAGTTTATAACTTTCCCGACGAACATAGGTAAACTTCTTATAGAGATCGATGTAATCAATGATAGCGACACCAGTGATGTCATACGAGACATGCTCACGACCCATGATTGTTACGTTCTTGCGACGCACAAGTCCCCATGGAGAGAACTTCTTCTTCATGGTTGTATCATCCTCAGAGCAGAACAACCGTTCAACTCGAGAGATTAGATATGCAATATCGAAAAGGTCGCAGTTCCAACCTGTAATAATGTCAGGATAATTCTCAGTGTAGAAACGAACGAACGTCTGTAGAAGATCTCGCTCATTATCGCAGTTGACATACAAGAACTTGTTGCCTTGGGCACGAAGATTCTCGACTTCCTCGCACTTATCATTAAACTCGCCACAACCGAATGTGATAATCTGACGAGTGATAAGATTCTTAACAGTGATCAGGAGAACTTCTTCGATCGGATTTTGAACATTAGGAAACCCGTGCTCTGAAGAAGTTTCAATATCGATAGTCTGAATGTTTAACTGAGTAATATCCCACTGGATTTCTCCAGGATATGTATGGGTAATATATTGATACCCATAATTAGTTTGACCATAGATCGGGAAGTTCTCTACTTGACCATATGTCTGGACAAATTCTTTTGCTTCATTGTTATTGGCAAATTCTACAGGTTGTAAGTCCTCTCCGTATAGAGACTTAAACTTACTGGGTTCTTTTGACTTCACATATAAAGTCGGGGAGAACTCTGCCCTCGTAGTAAAACGCACACCATTATGTACTCCACGGACTAAAACCTTGGAACCATACTGGTGTGCGCATGTATAAAATTTCATGTAAATCCCTCATTATCAAATACTACTATACTATAAAACATAACAAAAGTAAAGGGATTATTATTTCTTTCTTCTTGATAATAGTAATTCTAAATCCATATCCTTTGTACCCCCATCATACGCAAGAGCATATCCCTCATCAATCATCTGGTTATTCAATGAAGTCTCTTGACCGTTGATGAATAGATGACCAATGATACGACCATATTTCTCTGTACTATCTGGTAACTCAGTTTTGATCAGAATATCTTTAGCATTTGCAAGAGTTTTCTTCATCCACTCTTTAGACTCAAGTCCCAATGCTTTTTCTTTGAGATTTGTTGTTCGACTTTCTGGAGTATCAATACCTGCAAGACGAATTCTTTTAGTAAGGGAAATATCAAAACCAAGGTCGATATCAGCGTCAATAGTGTCGCCATCTACAACTTTGGTAACTGATTTAATACGGTAAATATACGGGTCTATGTTTGATTGTGTCATACAATAAGTTTACTTTCTGGAATTACCAGACCCGAACCATACCGAGAATTATACTCATTGAGCATGCCCACTTCTGGGTCGAAAATTGAAACAATTGCGCCACCACGGATCGGGACAATACTGTCCTTAGCATATGCGCAGAATGGAGCAAGTCCAATGCCAAACTGGTTATTTTGACCTTGGGGAACCATCATAATTAACAGGGGTTTACTGAGAACAACAAGGTTTCCATCATCAAACTCAGAAACATCTGCAATGATTTCATCCCCACTGATCAACTTAACACACTTGACATTGGACATACTTTATACCTTCATTATTTAAATTAAGATTACTTAGTTTTACCTTCTGCTAAGAATTCGGCAGCTTGCGACGGATACTCATTTTCCTCATCGGTGATGTCGATTTTCTTTGCTTTCTTTTCTTCTGGAATAAATGCTTCAAGAAAAATCTTCAGCATACCATTAACCAGAGAAGAACTCTTTACTTCAACATTGTCGGCGAGAGTGAATTCACGTTTGAATCCTCGCTCGGCAATTCCCTTGTAGAGATATTCAGTAGACTCCGATGACTCACATTTTCCGTGAATACTCAACAGACCCTCTTGCAATTGAATATCAATCTCCGACTTACCGAAACCAGCAACTGCCAGTTCGATTACGTATCGATCTTCATCGACTTTCTTGATATTGTATGGGGGGTATTTAATTGGCATCATTAGCGTCGATTGATCAGCGATGTCTGCCAATCTCTTCATGACGCGATCAGCGCCGACGAAATAACGGTCGAAGTCTGCTAGATTAGTTGTATTAAATTTCATAATTGTTCTCCTATTAAGCGAGATTAAAAAAGTGTGCCATCCGAAGCATGGCACTCTCTATTTATATTATATTTTTAAAAGAAGGGAAAATTATTTTTTAAGTATTTCCCATGTTCCATCATAATTTTCTACAAGAGCGGTGCAACTCTCACACCAGTCACCATCGTTCATGTAAACAATCTCATCATATTGTGTAATTTCCGCATGATGAATATGTCCGCAGATAACTCCATCGTAACCCTTGCGTTTACAATAGTAAGACATTTCTTTTTCGAACTCACCAATATAATTAGCAGCAAGTTTTGCTTTACGCTTTAAATACTTTGCTAAACTCCATGGTTGCATCCCGAGCAGTCTTCTTGATGCATTAATAATCTTATTGACATAGAGCAGAGAGTCATATGCAAAGTCTCCAAGATGCATAATGACTCGACCAGTCTTTGTTCGCATCAAGTTATCGAAGAGATCACCATGCACTACCAAATAGCGTTTACCATCTACTCCAACATGAACACATCTATGTTCTACTTGGATTCTACCAATTGATATATCTGGGAACGATCTAAAAATTTCATCATGATTACCAGTGACATATATTACTTCTGTCTTTTCTGACATCTTGAGTATTTTTCTGACAATTTGGTTGTGTATTTTTGGCCAATACCATTTCTTTTTGAGTCGCCACACATCGACAATATCTCCGACAAGATACAACTTTTCAGTTCGAATCATAGATAGAAATTCTAACAGAGCATCAGAGTTGCAATGCTTGGACCCAAGATGTAAGTCTGATATGAATACGGATTTGTATTTTTTGCCCGTATTCATTGGCATATACAAAATTACCTTTTTGTTCCAATATTATATTTTTGGACCAGTTCCCACTCACCCTTTTCTTTGTGAGCGATAATCTTAATTTGATTTAGTGGTGCAAGATTTTCGTGCAGTTCTGGATTCTTAATGTCTACCAGACCCCAATCACCAAGCAACTTGGCAATGGTGTTTCTACGTTCTAGATCATTGTCGCTAAAGTCAGCACCCTTGCCATCTAGAGCAAAAAGTTCCTTAAAGTGAACAATGAAGTATCTACCTTGTTTATGTAGAATATGGCAGGACTGGAAAAGAGTCTTTTCCTTGCGTGATGCTACACCAATACGCGAAAGAGTTTCGCGAACCTTTAGAAAATCATCTGGAGTTTTAAGAGTTATCTCTAGTGGAGCATACCCAGGAAAGTTAATGTCAAAAAAATCATCAGTCATTTAGTACCACCTTTATACAATTTCTCTTTTATGTATTGTTTTTGTTCTTCAGAGAGAATTGCAAGTACTTGGCGTGCTTTTTCATTGCTATAACCATAATACTCTTTGATCAACTCTACATCAGCATTCTTTTCGGTCTTTAACCACTTATCCCAACGGTTTTTTGCCCGTATAGTATTTATAAGAAACGCATTCTGTAGAGCATTATCGAGGTGGGGACGACAATTCATCTCATTCGCTTGAATAATAGTCTCGCGATTTAATGAAAGTGCTCGATTAATGATATATGGGGTGTATTGTTTCTCCGATCTTTCGTCTACAATAAGATTTTTTTGTTGATTGATATTCTTGACAAACTCAAATGGACTTATCTTAGATATCTTTTCAACATAATCTTCTGAATTGTAAATCTTAGTAGGTGCACCCAAACCTTCTAGGATTGCTTCTGTCATTTCCACACCGCAGTCGCCATGATGTCAGTCAAACATGCAACCAGATTGATTTCCTGATCGACTGCAAATGCTGCCTTGTATTGATAGTCTGCAAGAAGAAGAATGATAACAGGGATATTTTTAAACTCATCAAGGTACACATCATAGATCTTGCGAATGATAGCATTGGGATCATTGTCCATATTATCAACGACCCATGAGCGCATCTTCGCCCAATCTTTGCCTTGAAGATAAGTCAACAGACTTTTCATATCAAGATCTTTATTGCTAATGAGAACACCCTCATCAATAGTGCCACCGACACTATAACGTTGAAGTTCGTTTAGGACGCGACGATAATCAGGAAAATGCTTCTTGAGAACATGAGCAACCACCTTCTCATCAAAGGTAACATTCTCTCCACGAAGAATGTCAGTCAATCGTTTCATGAAACGACCTGCCATTTTCGGACGATCTGCCTTGGTAAGTTTAAATTCGATAACTGCACACCGACTATGCAGTGGAGAAATAATCTTATCCTTAAAGTTACAGGTGAAGATAAATCGACAGTTATTCGAGTATTGTTCGATGAACGCACGAAGCGCAGGTTGTGTTGAATTTGGATTGAGGTAATCTGCCTCATCAAGAATTACGATCTTGGGTTTACCATTAAATGAAACCGACGCAGCAAACTCTGTAATCTTTGTACGTAGAGTATCAATATTTCTATCATCAGAACCATTGATAATTAGATAATCACATCCAAGTTCTTCACAGACTGCGCGAGCGATGGTAGTCTTACCAACACCCGCAGAACCACAGAGAAGCATGTTAGGAATTTCGCCAGATTCAACAAACTGGCGGAAGGTATTTAATTGTGCATCTGGAAGGATGCAGTCGTCCAATTTACGAGGACGATACTTCTCGACCCAGAGAAACTGCGCATTGCTCATAATAATCTCCATAATAAAAGGTGGGTGATGCCTCATCGATGACGCTCTTCGCAGCAGCAGACATCACCCTCAGCGAAGTTTGACTAACTATTCGATTGCAACCAATGCAAGATAGTGTATGGATCAGTCTCTCCATACGGATCAGTCTCACAGTTATCTTCCTTCCCAGGTTCGATAAACCACTTCTCGATCTTACCGTTGTCTACGACAACTGCATAACGCCAAGAACGAATACCAAAACCAAGATTGTCCTTATAAACTTCCATGTTCATACCAGAAGTAAACTCTGCAGAACCATCAGGGATAACCTTGACATACTCAAGGTTTTGCGACTCTGCCCACTTATTCATCACGAAAGAATCATTGACCGACAGGCAGTAGATCTCGTCGATACCATGAGAGTAAAAACTCATCGCCAGTTCGTCAAATCCAGGAAGTTGCATCGTCGAACAAGTAGGAGTAAATGCTCCAGGAAGCGAGAATAGGATAACACGTTTACCTGCGAACAAATCAAACGATGTCACATCTTCCCAGCGATAAGGATTATCGCCATCGATGGATTCGTCTCGAACGCGAGTCTTGAAGACTACACTCGGAACAACTGTTGGTAGATTATCATGCACTTGGATTCTCCACTTGAACATCCCAATCATTGAGAATCAGGAACTTATTAAACTGACGGATGACTTCATCGACACTACCCGTAGTAAATTCAATAGAGGTTGCTCGACCAGTTTCATCAGCATCATATGGAACTCGCGCATTGAAAGTAATTTCTAATTTTTGCATGTTCTTATCCTTATACGACCGACGAGGGTTCCATTGCCAACCAGTATTCCAACTTCTTGGACAGGTTGTTAAAGTGCATTGCCTTCTTCTTTCCGAGAGTTACCTCATAGTCGTCAGCAATAACCTTCAGATTCTCAACCTTCAGTCGGCAATCAAAGTCACCTTCTGCATTATTGTCAAGTTCGCGACGGAATGCATTCGCACGAGGATTGGCAGGGTCACTAACAGTCAGAGTCACCTTACCACCCTTAGAGACAACGCTCATGGTTGGGGCAGAAAGAATAGACGCTGCCTTCTGAACCATACCGATCTCAGAAGAAGTCATCTTGAAGGTGAAGAACGGATCGATCTCGAGAGTCTTATAGGGAGCAGCGGTAACAACCGAGGGATCAGCGTAACCATACTCGAATTCTGACTTGTCCTTGCGAAGGAACATGCTCGACTCTTCAAACTCGATATCTTGCTCGTCCCAGATGCTGAGAAGAGCGAGGAGATTGGGGAGATCATACACTGCGAATTCGCGAGGGAATGATTCAGATACAGTGGCAAGAGTCAGAATGTTCTTACCTTCACTTACAGTCGCAAGAACAGAACCTGCACGAACGACAATGTTCGTATTAATCGAGGCAAAGTTCTTTAGAACTGCGAGAGTTTCGTTAGAGATCTTCATAATATATTAGTCCTTAGTATTCAGAGAGGTTTTAAGAGATGGTAATGTAATAGTACCACCATTGGTTATACTATCATTGTTAAAGAAAGTCAAGGTATTTGTTGTACTTCCCATAGTAGTAAAGTTGTCATTATTAATGATTAGATCGGTTATCGAATCTTCTTCATATTCTTTATCATGCACATGCAGAGCAATAATCGCGTAATGAATAACTTTCATAAGATCTTTACGCCAGTCATCAGGAGTTCCTTTATTACCGTAACGCTGGGCATACTTCATGATGTTGCCAATAGTAAACCCCTCACCATGACCACCGTCGATAATAAATTCAGTTGCCTGAAACTTATTCTGAGAGTAGTGTTCATTGTATGTGGAGTTTATATAGTCGGTGATCTCCCGTAGGAAATCACCCTCATTATACTTATACTTAATTGTCATGTTTTCTCCTTAAAATGGCATTTCTTCAGTTTGATCAAAATAGGAATCATTGTTGTCTGTCGGTTCAGCGACAGAGTCCGCATTCACATCAACCTTGCTATAGAGGTCGAGGAATGCTGCCTTGGTGTCAGCGTCGAAACGGTTGACGCACAACTGGATTGCCTTAGAACGGTCGCCGAACATCGCGAAGGCATTGACGATGTGCTCAAGACGACGAGTGGAAACTAGTTCGTCGACACCACCGTCATAGAAAGTCTTACGGATGATTTCTGCCCACGTGGTCAGTTTGTCAGCGAATTCTTCGTCAACCTTTCCTGCCTTTTCCATCTTATTCATCACGATCTTCTTTTCGATCTTGGCGGAAGGATATTCCTGCTCAACAGTGATGGCAAAACGCTCAAGGAAAGCATCGTCGAGGATTTGGGCAGACATAAACTTGCCATCGTCAGAACCACGACCCTTGGTGTTAGCAGTGGCGATGACGTTGAACCCTGCCTTGGGGTAAATCGTCTCGCCAGTTTTCTTATTGAAATAAGGTTTACCCTCAAGGATTGCTTGAAGGCACATCATCTTGTTCGAACCACGGTCGATTTCGTCAAGGATGAGGATAGCACCACGCTTCATGGCGGTCAGAACTGGACCTTCGCGGTAGACAACGTTACCGTCGATCAGAGTGTTACCACCGATCAGATCGTCTTCGTCAGTTTCGATAGAGATGTTAACACGAATGCATTCACGCTTCAACTTAGCGCATGCCTGTTCAATCATGGTGGTCTTACCGTTACCAGACAGACCAGAAACGAACGTCGGGTAGAACACACCAGCGTTCAGAATCTTGATTAGATCCTTATAGAAACCAAACGGGACATAGGTCTTGTCGACCGAGGGAACAAGATTCTCAATGAGAACTTCTAACTTAGGAGCGATAACAATCTTCGCTGGTTCGCGAACAGGCATCGGGATAACGTTACCTGACATCAGAGGTGACAGATCGTACTTACCACGACCGATGCGGTGCTCGGTCATGTTTAGCAACCAGAAAGGAATCTTCTGACCGAGGTCACGGGCAGCAGCGACGATTTCCTTCTTAAGGAAAATCCCATTTTTGCTGTTGGAGTTGGAGAGTTTTTCAAGCAGTGCTTCACGGTTCATAATCATATTCATCATCCTCACATCATCATAATATAATACATTCTACCGCAATTTTGCGGTAAAGTCAACAGTTTTTTCAAGAAAGAAGCGTCAATTCACGACGTTCAGACAATTCATAAGTACCATCATTGCAGAAGTCATAATATTCAACGGTTTCATCAAGAAGAAGAATAAACCCAGCACCGTTGGGATAAACAGCACGAAGGACACCATTTTCATCACGCGACCATTTAAGGAGGACGAGAGTTTCAAGTTCAGAGGGGAAATCAACCATAATAAAATTTTCCTTTTCAAATTATATACACAGTATACCCCAAAACTGCGATAAAGTCAAGCCCTATTCTTGCGATATATGTAAAAAAGATATAAGATTATCCATAGAGGCCACAGCGAAAGCGCAATCAAAAACGCTGCACCCAACACATAAAATGCTAAGACCAAAACCGCGATTAATCCAATAAATTCTAACATAGACTTCTCCCGTAACCACTCTAACATAGACTTCTCCCGTAACCACTCTAACATAGACTTTCCTCCGAACATTAGGCGACTGCCCGAATCATTTTGGTCAGCAGAACACGGTTTGCTTGCTTTCCGTTTTGCATTTTCTTGAATGCTTGGAAGATTTGCTTTGTATTCTCACTATCAACAGTCAGAGTGTCAGTACCGATCTGCAGGTTCTTGCCACCTGGAACGAGGAAGCGATTGTGGAACCCACCGTGGTTGTCGAGAGTGAACACACGATCCTTAACCCATTCTGTCTTCCACTTGGTGTCGAAGTTAGAGTCATCACCGAGCATACGACGAGCAGTATGCTTTTCGCTATATCCCACGATGAAGAAGTTGATCACTCGCGAACCAGTCACCTGACCGTAGAGTTCGAGCAGTGCATTTGAGTAGGCAGAACGCATACCCTTATCACGGTCGTACTTTACCGTAACCGACTTACGAGTCTTTGCATCTTCAATGGTCAGATTGCTATTACCGTAGTAGTTATGGGTATTGGTGCTGAAGTTATTGTCACCGTCGCCATCAGTCAGGAACACGGTGGACAAAACTTCTAGGCGATGCTTCGAGCGGAACTGCTCAGCAATCGAACGAGCAACAATAACTGATTCCTCGAGAGGAGTCGAACCAAGACCGAAGTGATCAGGGTATCTGTAAGTGACATTGTTATAGTTACCATACATACGACGATTATCATATGCATGACCAAGATGCAGTAACTCTTTTACAGCATTATTAAACTGTGCACTAGAGCAACTGCCATCGAGGAACTGATATAAGAAGAAATTTGAATCAGCAATCTGGATATCATTCTTGTTTTCACCAGTGGTAATTTCACGATGTTCGCGATTGTATTCAGGGAATGCAGTTTTAGCAAACTGATTATTTATAAATCCATAAACTTCCATTGGGATGCGCACCTTGCGGCAGAACATCGCCAGCGTAACCATCTGCTCGATCGTACCTTTCATGTTCATGTCCATAGAACCAGACATGTCGAGGAACATAAGCATACCGTGGTTCTTACCGTTAGGCATAATCGTGTGACGAGCGAACAGATCTTCGCTGATCTTATGCGCCCACAAACGATCAGTGTCAAGACGACCAGTCTTAGCAACAGTCGCACGAGCAAACTCAGATGCCTTACGACGCATTTCGAATTCTTGAACCATCAGGTTGATATATTTTTGGTTGTTTGCACGAAATTCATTGTAAACTTTAGTTGCATCAGGTTCAGATTCAACCATGTTGTAACCATCACGAACAGTAATCTTGATGCTATCAATCACTCTTTTCATTGGAATAATATAGTCAGAAGGTTTTACCATCGTCAGGTTGCCATAGACATATGGACGCGACTTATCATCGATCAGTTCGTCTTCACTATTGCGGAAGTTTTCGTCGGTCTCGGCGATAGGATTTTCGTTGTAATATGGTTCTTCTTGGAAACCTTTTGACCCATCTGGGTTGCGCGAATCATAATCTTGATCGTCGCCATTTTCACCAGATTCATCATCATCAGTTTCAGAGGTGGTGCTTTCTTCTTCAGTTTCTTCCGACTGTCCACCAGATTGACCTTCGCCATCTTGTGTGTCATCGGTTTCTTCAGAATCACCATCAGACTCACCATCAGAGGTTTCGGTGGGAGCAGAGGAAAGAGAATCCATGTCGAACTCATCACCCATCATGCCACCGAGTTGATCCATCAACTCATCAAAGGCAGTTTCTTCAGGAGTCTGTTCCGTCTTAGCAAGACCGTAGAGTTCGGTTGCCAGCGCCGATACATCATCCCAAGTTTCTAGAACGTCGATACGATGCAGGATTGCTTTCTCGTCTTCCGAGAACTGAATGTTCAGGAAAGCACCAACCTTGTAATAAAGGTTAACACGGTCAATGAAGCGAAGTGTATCGAGGTCGCGACCTTCAACGCCGAAGAAGTTACGCTCAAACAATTCCTTGTAACCAGCGAAGAAATTCTTGCGGATACCAGGATACTTGTCCTTAACCTTGCGCTCGATACGAGCATCTTCAAGGATGTTCAGGAACGACTTGATGCCGTTGCCACCGTCGGTGATAGCATCATGCCATCCCTCGGCAGGAGTGTAGAGAGCATGACCGATTTCGTGACCGATAAGCAGGTCGTAGAGGTCAGCAGACATTTCCTTCCAGATAGGAAGGATCAACGCACGGTCTTGAAGGTTGAACGCTGCGGTTGCAACCTTCTGGTGCTCAATGCGGATATTCTCAGAAGCAAGGAGCTTAGCGAGAATGGACTTTTCAGAGTTAGAAACGGACATCACAAAACCTCATCATCAATTTATATTCCATTCTACCCCAAAATGAGATAAAAGTCAACACTTAATTTGAGATTCTTGAAAATTAATAACAGGTCGTAACTTTAGTATAGTGCACGACTTCACCTCGGCGATTATACAGCGGTTGATATTCTTCGTAGCAGGTACGCTCTTGCTGACGACGATAGTGATAGTCATATTCGCGGTCATAGACTTCGCGGTCAACAGGTTGTTTACGACTAGCAGCAGCGCCAAGAATGAATGCGCCTACACCGATGGCGATTGCCTCACCAGTGCTAATGCGCGAACGTTTATGCTGGCGGTCATCCCTGCGTTGTTCCCAACCATTTCCATCGCGGTTGCGTGCCTCAGCAGCAACAGGAACAAACGCAACACTCAGAGCAACCAAACTTACAACAACAGACTTAATCATTTTGAATTACCTTTCTTATTGTTACCATTGATTACCATTCGTTGATAATCTTAATTCCTTTATTCCGATAATGCTGCCTCCAGTAGAAGCATTCATCCATCATAGCATTTCCGCTGTGACCTTTGTATTCAATCTTACGAAGAACCCTGTTGGTTTTAGCATTGCGAATGGTAAGAGTATAATTAAGCATATTCAGTTTCCTTTCTTATTATTCCATTCTACCCCAAAACGTACCAGAAGTCAAGCCCTTATTTACGATATCTTGTCATCGTTCCATCATGATGTGCAAGGTATGCTTCAAAATCAATATCAGGATATTCAGTCTTTAAACCTAGTAGCATATCTAGATTTGAGATTGCATCATCGAACAGACGGACACGAGCGTATTTACCCGTTTCGAGATACTGTTTGATAACGATTTTCTTACCCGCAGCAGAGTTGGGTGCATCGAGATTACCCGAACGATGAACGTGCACATCATCAATGTCAATTCCCTGTTGACGGAAAGTGTCTAGGAAAGTTTCGCGGTCATCGAAGTCTGAGCGAGCAGTGATGATAATCATCTTACTACCAACACGATTCTTAATGTTTTTGTGGATTGCTTTCGCCTTCGCGATTGCTCGAGCGATAGGCTCTGAGGTGTCGCGGAAATGTTTCGCGTCTTTGAATTCAACGAAGTCGTAGGTCTCTCCAGGTTTCCGAGTGTATGTATTATACTCAGTGTTGGAAAGTTTCTTTACCAGTTTGCCGTCTTTGACGACATGGATTTGCGCTTTAGTGTTAAAGAGGGTCTCGTCAATATCCCAAATGGTCAGACCAGCACCCTCTTTAGACTCAGCGATATAATCTTTAAAATTTATCATACAAACAGTATACCTGATTTTTTTAGAAAAGTCAAGCCTATTTATGTTGTAGAAGATGTCTTTTTTCTAGTTTTTTTCTCAGGAGTTTCTTGACTTTTGATTCGGTGTGCTAGACGTTTAGCAACCTCTTCAGCATCCAACCAGATGTCCTTGTTATCCAGCATCGACTTAATCTCTGCTTCGGTTAAGAAATCTTTATAGAAAGAGGCAAATAACTTCTCAGACCATGCGCGAAAGTGCGTAATCTGGTCATACATTTCGCCACCCTTACCAATTGTTCCACTCGAGTAATTGTGGAACATAAACATGGTATGGTCAGAAAGTTCAAACTGATCCGCAGTCAGGAAGATAAGAGTGGCAGCACTCATACAAATTCCTTCTACTGAACAGATAATCGTAGCAGAGGATTCTTGAATCGCACGAACCAACTGCAGAGCGGAGAACAGATCTCCACCTTCGCTGTTAATGCGGATATAAACGATATCGGTTTCACCAACTGAACGAAGAATTTGAAACCATTCAATATATTCTTCCGCCTCTTTAATCTCACCGCAAAGGTAAAAATTAAAAATCTTTGCAGCAGGTTCAGCAAAAAACTTTTGTTTATGAGCGAAGGTGTCAGAGTCGTTCATAATATCTCGTGATCGCTGTGATCTTATCAATTTGTGTGTCAATTGTTTTGGTCCTTGTTACTCCTGGCCAATGTATGTAATCGCGCTCAGGATTTTTCTTTAAATTATAAAGTAGAGGCAAGATCATATCCTCGACTTCTCTCAACTTTGATGAAACTTCTTGTTGTAGTAGCGCCTTATGTTCAGCAACAATTCCAGTTGCATCTGTACCCGCGAGTTTAGCAGAGAGTTCTGACAGTTTTGCCATAATCTCATCTTGTCCAGCAGTATCAACAGATGCTGGTTGTTGAACATGAATTACGGTTTCGGTTGGATCTTCAAACGTGAATCCAAAATCATACGTTTTGTCGGACATTTTTCTGAATATACCTTTTTGCTCGTTTTTCTAGAGATTTGATTGCCATTTCACGCTTTAGTTTTGATGCTCTATCCAAAAAATTCATACCAATCATATGGTCGTATTCATGGAGAGCGATTCTTGCCTCTAGACCAGCAAGTTGCTCAACAACATACTCACCTTGAATATTACGATACGAAATTGTAACTTCCTCTGGTCGGCGAATGTTCACCCACATACCTGGAAGACTCAGACAACCCTCAGTGGCAGTATTCTTTTTGTCAGAAAGAGAGACAATAGTTGGATTGAACAGATTCTTTCTGTTTGTTTCGTCAGTTCCCATAACAAAAACTTTTGCGTCTATACCAACTTGGTTAGCAGATAGACCAAGTCCCTTCAGTTCTCGGCACTTCGCCCACAGAGCATCAGCAAGTTCCTGTGCATTCTGTTTTTCAAAATCAAATTCAACGGGAATCTCTCTTAACAGAGGATCACTAATTTTCAACAGTTCCATTATGCTACTTTCGCTACTTTTTTAGATTTAATTTCTTGCGCAGACATCTGTCTGTGTGGTTCATTTATACCTTCGATACCGTATCCCTTGCAAAATCTACAAACATCCATACTAATGATTTTACTTTTCTCGCGAGAGGTATATGTTTCTACAAAGTTCTCATCAATATTTATACCATCAGTTTCAAGTAAATCATAAGGAAGGGGAACTCCTATGCTATTGTAATACCTATTTTTATGAAGTGAGTGTGAACATCTATAGTATTTACCATCTTTAAACGTATGACACCAGTGATGCATATCGCATGCTGAATAAACTTTTTGTGATTCTTCAGGAGACTGTTCAGTATATTGATCTAATACTCTAAATTCTTTGTTTCTATCAGGATTATTTGTTGGAACTTTAGTTGCTATCTTAGCAATGTTTAATGCACCAGTATCAGTTACAATCATGTAACGATATTCATTACTGTCTAAGAAATTCAGTATCTTGTCATAGTTAATTTTTGTATTTTCATAGATACTAAGATGTATAATGTCACAATATTCCCAAAATTCTTTCGGTTGTGAAATCAAATTAATGCCGTTTGTCGCAACTGCTGTTTTATCTGCAATAAAAGTTTGTTTAATATATTTTAAATATTTAATAATTTCTGGATTTAAAGTAGGTTCTCCACCAATGATGCGAAAAACACCAGCATGAACATACTTAGAAAGTTGTTCTACATCTTTAACAAAACTATCATAATCACTAAACCATTCGTCAATAAATGGTGATCCAACCGAACAGTTTGCACATTTAAGATTACAATGTAACGTTACATAATATTCTATGTATGGGCGGTTAATCATGTTACCATTTCACTATAATTGTTTTTCTTCTCGAACTTAATCAAACTGCGGAACTTATCGAACAGTTGGTCGCCTTTGTGACTAATAACAAACGTATTCGTTTCTTCACCAAGAGTATCTAGTAATGCCATAACGTAATCAGTTCCATTGTTATCTAGAGAACTATCAAACACTTCGTCAAGAATCAGCAGGTTAGTCGCAACGCTGTTCTTCATCTTTGCGATTGTGCGCCAAGTAAACAGCAGCGCCAGATCAATTCTCTGCTTCTCACCTTCACTGAACGATGCATAACTAAAGTCATCACGGTGACGAGACTTAATCGTTTCGTCAAACTTTTCATCTAGATTAAACTGAACAAAGAAGTCCATTGCAGTTAGATATTTATTCACCAATTTATTGATAACTGGAAGATATTGCCGAATAATTTTAGTCTTAATACCAGTGTCCTTGAGAAGCGTCGACACAGCGTCCATGTAATGCTTTTCTTCATTCAGGGTTGCCTTTTCGGAATTCTGAGCAAGAACATCCTTGGCGAATGCCTTTAGTTTATCTTTCTCACCATCAATGTCTGCAGTCTTAGTAGTGATATCATTCAGTTCCAAATTGAGTGCCTGAATCAATCTCTGTTGAACAATAATCTCATTGTTATGAGTGATAATCTCTGTATTCAACCCAGAAATTTGTTCGGAGAGAGTCTCATTTTCCGTGATAAGTTCTCCAAGTTTCGTAAATTCTTCCTGGAGTTTCTCCATTCCTGAAGAGAGTTCTTGGATTTTCTCTTGTCTGGATGATACGATGGTTTCTTTATGATCGTGAGCAATGCCTTGCTGACACGTCGGACACTCGTCTGTCTCATTATAGAACGAAACCTCTTTTTTGAGATCTCGGAGTTGGGTGGAAAATTTGGTTTTGAAAGAATCGAGTTTCTTTTGTTTTGTAGCGAGGTCTCCAAGTGCTGCCTTGGCATCTTCATGCGCAACCTTTTCGCCGAAGAGCGTAGTAACAAGACTCTGGAAGTTCGCGATGGCAAGTTCGCCATCGTCAATACGAGACTGAATTTCATCTGATCGTTTCTCCTTATTTGTCTCGAGAGTGTCAACATATTCTTTCTGTAGAGTTGCCTTTTGCTTTAGAACCTCGAGGCGACTATCTGCGGCAGTCAACTTATCCTTAATCTCAATGATTTTGTCTTTCAAGACACTATTCATCGTAGTAAAGATCTGAATGTCAAGAATGTCTTCAATGATTTCACGACGAGTAAACGCAGGAAGTTGCATGAATGGAGTAAAGGATGCGCTTCCTAGAATAACAATCTGTGTGAACGACTTATAATTCATCTTAAGAATTGATTCTTCGAGATACTTCTGGTAGTCACGAGCAGCAGCGTCTTGATTAATAAGTTCGCCATCTACATAAATCTCAAAGATATTCGGACGAATACCACGCACAATCTTATATAACTTACGACCAGTTTGGAATTCAATTTCGACCAGCAAGTTCTTCTTGTTGATGGAGTTGATCAACTGTGGTTTGTTGATGTTGCGAAATGGTTTATTGAAGAGAGCAAAGCAAAGTGCATCGAGCATAGTCGATTTACCACCACCATTTTCTCCTACGATCAGAGTGCTAGGTGACCGATCCAATTTAATTTCTGTAAACTGGTTGCCCGTCGACAGCATATTTTTCCATCGAATAGTATTAAAATTAATCATACAGTAACGTTCTGTGCCTCAACATAGAGAGTTTGTAGAATAGATTTGATTCTAGTCTTTTCTAGATCGGTAGAAATAGTATCGACGAAATCAGATAGAACAGTCATAGTATCCTCGACATTAAATTCTTCTTCACCCATTGCTTCGGTTTCAAACTCGGAGAAGTCTTCAATAATCTTTAGTTCGAGAAGATTACAGTCATAGAGTTTATCTACGAACCGATCAAACTTATAGAAGTCAGTTTTCTTAACAACAACTAATCGAACACAACACCCAACAAGTGCACTAACATCAAGCAAACTAGGATCGTCAGTAGTGTCGTCATAATAGATTTTATGGAAGATCCGATTGGGGTTCTCAAAGAATTCTACCTCGTTAGTTTCCGTGTCATATAGGTGATACCCTCTAGGGTCATTATAATCAGACCAAGTAAACTCATAGGTATTACCAAGATACAGAATGTTACCAGTCCGACTGCGATGGTGAAAATGACCAGAACAAACGAGAGGAAATCTATCAAAATGTTTTGTATCCATTCCATGGTCATTCGTATGCCCACGATACATTTGGAAACCTGCAAATTCAAAGTGTCCAAATACGGCTTGTGCAGGTGAGGCATTAACAATCTCCATAGTCTGATCATAGTTACCCGAACAAATCCAAGGAACTAGTAGTAGGTTTTTACCATCAACGATAATATTTTCTGTTTCAGAATAGGTAATTACGTTGGGATATTCGCGCAGCAACAAATCAAGTGCATTGACTTCATTGGTGTTCTTAAAGAATGTGTCGTGGTTTCCTGCAATCATGTGAACGTCGATACCAAGATCAACAGTTCGATCGAAGAAATACTCACGACACTTCTTCAGCGTATTAAAATTGATGTATTTCCGACGATCAAAGACGTCACCAAGATGGATGATTGTCTTAATCTGTTCACGCTCAAGATGAGGAAAGAAAACTTCTGTATAGAACTTATTAAAGAAGTTATCAAACGGAATTGAATCCGATCGTGCCCCGAAGTGAGTGTCGGTAATTAATGCAATTTTCATACAGTACGAATCGCAACCTTAATATCACGATAAAATTGATCAAGGATTTCGCGCACCTTTACCTTCTCAGAAGGTGATGCGCCATCGATTGCGATGTAGATATTGCTATTCAGAGAACTTTGCCCAACACCACGATCTGAATCTGCATCCATATCATTATGGAGAATTTGTGTTTCGATAATCATAATATTCTCACTTAGCAGGGGTGGTGGCGACAGGTGTAGGTTCAACTGCATTCTGGATTACATCGACAGCTTCAGGTGCTGGCAATTCATCGTCTCCAGCAAGATGCACAAGATTGATTCGACCATCACAGAGCATGTAGTGTTGATCAACACCAAGTCGACTTGACTCAAGGTAGATACATCCAGGATTTTGACGTGTAACTTGTGTTACTTTATTCTCGTGTCGTGCAACCATAAACAAGAGAAGAAGAAGTGGAATACCCAGACCAGCAGCGAACAAAAGACCAGTAGTATTCTCAGAAACCCATTTAGAAAACTTACTCATATAAACCTCCATAACATTAATACTAAAACAACTATACCTCAATTAACGTCAAAGGTCAAGGTTTTTTTCTTCTTTTTTGTCAAAATATTTTGGTCTACGTTTTGGCATAGGATTCTTTGGTGGTTGGTTCTCTATAGAACTATCATACGAATCATCGATTTGCTTACGAAGATAATTGATAAACTCATTGGTATGCTCAGAACCATCTGCGTCTTCGGTAATGATGCTGTTAATATCTAGATTCTGAATATAGCGATACTTGGTCGCCATATATTTCTTCTCTTTCTGGATTCGACGCAGAAAAGCATAGTATGTAATCTGAGTAAAGTAAGCAAAAGGATTCGAGGATTTAGCAGGATCGAAGTTGTCAACATATGTAATGCAGTTCTCAATACCATCTAGTACCATCTCTTCTCGATAGGTATAGTTGATGAAGTTTGCTTTATATGCGAGATGGTTTGCGATCTTAACAAAACACTCGCCGATATAGTTCGGGCATCGAGGTTTCGGTGTACCGTTTTCTTTGGAAGCAATAACCTTTTCTCTATACGCCACTATGGCAGCAAGAAATTCTTTATTGTTTACGTAATGTACGTTAGTTTTTGTCTTTGCCATTATTTACCCTCATTAATATAACTCCTTTATACCTCAAATAGACTGCAAAGTAAATGGTTTTTTTAATCTTTTTCTTCAAGAAAACTGTTGACTTGTTCACCCATTCAGGGTATAAAGACTATGTCGTCTATGAAATAAACCATTTAATGAAGTAGCTTACTACTCCTTGGAAAGACAGTCAGTCATCAATTGCCAACCTGACAATTTTGTAGTTGAAACCTTCTTCATTATAAATTTTAATACGCTCGACCATGTGATTAAGCGTATAATTCTTTTTGGTCTTCCAAGAGAGATCGTCACCAATATCAAAAAGATTACAACGTTCTTTCTGATTGCCCTTTCTTAATCCACGACCAATAGATTGAAGATTTCTAATGCGAGATTTAGAGGGTGAGGCGAATACTACGTTATGGAGGTTACGTATATTTATTCCCGTAGAAAAGGTGCCGTAGGAGGCAACAATAATTGCATCAGTTTCGGTCTCAGTAATAGAACGAATCTGTTCTCGATGTGCTGTATCTGTTCCACCATAAACAAAGAAAACTTTTCTAGAAGTTTCTGCTTTTTCTTTAATCATTTTATATAAAACATCACCATGTTTCTCTACGAATTGAAACAGAACTAGCGTGTTGCCTTTTTGTGTCACTGATAGATTACGAATGACGACATTTCGTTTGTGGTTCTTAACCAACCAGTCCATTTCTTCTTGATATGTATTATTTTTAACTGCCTTTTTAGTCTCATCAGTATAGTCTAGAAGGAGACAGGTGATTTTCAAATCAGCAAGATCTTTATTGTCCATCAGTTCTTTGGTGGTAATCACCCGATGAACCTTACCGAACAGACCCTCGAGAATCAATTTATGAGTCTTCGTTCCATCGAGAGTGCCAGTAGTTCCGAGGCGAAACTTAGTCTTGGTGCATTTGTTGAAGATTGATGTCAGCGACTTTGCCTTGAACAAGTGTGCTTCGTCGCCGTAGATAACATCAAAGTCGTCGAAAAACTTTTTCGGTAATTTGTAAATTGACTGCCATGTTGAGATAACGATGTTTGCTTGGTTCGACTTCTCAAAACCAGCGTAAATTTTAGAGCAGTTATTTGCAACATGCCATGTATCATCATTGTGAGAATAATCAGCGAAGTCGCCATACATCTGCTCGACCAGCGACGTTGTGGGAACAATGACCAACTGCTTGCGATTAAACTTCTGGTGATACCTCAAGAGTAGATAGATGATTAGCGATTTACCTGATGCGGTGGGAGAGAGCAGCAGAGTTCTGCCAATGCGAATCGCATACTTAACTGCATCGATTTGATATTCTCTCGCCTGAATTGGATTGCCTTGTGATGTAAGGTTCAGACTCTCAGCGAATTCTTCTAGGTACTCAATATCAACAGGATCGCCGATCGGATCCATTTTGACATCCATTTCATAGTCGGATCTTGCGGCAAACTCTCTCAGGTATGGAAGCAGACCAACGTAAAGTTCTTTGGTCCACATGTTAAACATTCGTGCTTTACCATCCCACATTTTTGCTTTATAGGTTGGCATGAATCTTGCGTCAGGAACGTCGAAAGTGAAGTAGTCGTTCAACTCGGAAGCAATCGAAGGATCGCTTTCGATATTCAAATAGACTTCATCTTTCTTGGTAACTGTTAAGTCAGGCACTACATTAATCCGTTAGTAAACTTTGTCCACTCGATGGCATTCTTGATTTCCCAACCACGACCATTTAATGAACGAATAATTTGCTCTAGTTGGTAGAGCATTGCTTTCATATACTCGACTTTATCGACGCAACGAATAATATCTTCGTCGCAATTAACAATATCTTCGACCTCATTCTTTAGAGGTTTTAATCCTTGAAACTGATGCCACCCAAGTTCTTCTAGTTCTTCGCGAGTCATCTCACCGCGATAGTATTTAAACTTGGTGCGGCGAAGACGCAAGTAATCGCCCTCGCATTTACGAAGTTGCAACTTGGTATTAGACAAGATGTTAAGATATTTTGCATGCAGTTCGGCGATTTGAATCGAAGATTTACCAAGATCTAGTTCGTTGACCTTAGCATCTTTTGTCCACATGTCTTGAATTTCAGATAGTTTCATACACCCTCACAATAAAATAATTTAATTATACTATAACTTTTGACAAAAGTCAAGGGATTTATACTGCCTCGATTGTATAATATCTATATTTAAAAGCAGCAACGCCCACAAGATACTCAACATTACCACCAGAAATGTCGAAGTCTAGTGCCTCGAGACTAATAGGAAATAGATCATAATAGGTAATCTTGACGTTTGGATTGTTATCAGAATCTAAAATAAAGAAGTCAGCGTCTGAGAAGTTGGCAACTGCACCAAGTCGTTTCTCTGGAACTGCTGGAAATCTGTATGACTGAGACTTATTCCAGTTGATATATTGTTCATGATTTTCTGGGAATGAAAGTCCAGTCAACCAATTATATAGTTCTACGTAATTTGCCATGTTTTCTTGGACGAGAAACCGAATGGCAAGTTCGCCAAACTGTGGTTTCTCTCCTGGATTAAACAAGGCAGAAAGAGGAGTTTCGGTTGTTGTAAATCCAATACTGAACGATGGAATATTTGCTGCTTGACAGAAATATGATACGTTTGGTAGCGTATGAATCTGGAACTTAAAACCATTTGGTTTCAGATAATCAAGATCGCTTGGTTGCGAGTTGCTCCAAGATCCTTCAGTGATGTTTGTTGTCGTAGATACTACCATTGATTCCTCCGTTACGTATATTTATAATGAAAAAGGGGGAAGCATTTCTGCTCCCCCCAGTTTCTGCAACCCTCTCTTCTGAGAAGAGGTATTGATTACATAAGGTTAGTAACCTTAACACGACGATAGTAGTGGTTACGGTTGGCGGTGAATGTATCAGCGTCAGTTGTACCGTTCGACTGCAGAACGAATGGGTTAGCAATCATACCGTAGCGAGTCTTGAAACCAATTTTAGGTTGGAAGGTGTCAGGATCGATTGCACGAACCATTTGTAGTGGAACGTATGGGCAATAGAAGATACCTGCGTCATAAGCATTCGCACCCTTATAACCAACAACGTAGAACTGCGATGCAGCGCCAGCATTTGCTGAGTAAGGATCAACGTATACTTTGTAACGACCGTTAAGAATACCAGCAAAAGTATTGCCTGTATCGTCAACATTCAGAGTTGGTGAACCAGAAAGTGCAGCACCAGTATCAAGCATACCTGCCATTGCAAGAGCAGCAGCAACGTCTGACGAACAGATGATGAAGTTACCTTTACCGCGACGAGTATCTTGAGCAATAACGTTCGCATCGCGTTCGATATTGAACAGAAGACCCTTGAAGCGTTCTACTGACCAACGACCGTTTGAGTCAACGTCAAGATCGAAAGTACCAGCAGTTGCTGTCGAAGCAGCACCTGGCTTAGCAACTTTGTAGATCGTACGGATAACTTCGCGGTTGATTTCAGAAAGAATTTCTTGCGAAAGGATGTTCGAAAGTTCTGACTCAGCGTCAAGACCGTGAATTGCCTTGAGATCCTGTGCCAATTCAACAGTATATTCTGCCTTCAGTGCACGAGTCTTAGCAGTAACGGTTGTCTTCTCGATTGAGAATGCCATTTCGTTGAAAGCAGTTCCACCTGATTCGCCAAGTGCTTCACCAGCAGCAGTAGTAACACCAGTACCTGTGGTATAAGCGCCATCAACTGGGTTTGAACCAGCATGGGTTCCTGTACCAGAGAAGTCTGTGTCTGCTTCGTTGAAGAGTGCTTCCGTACCCGACTGGGTGCTGTAGGCCGACTTCATTGCGAAGATAAGACCAACTGGTCCAGTCATTGGTTGAACACCAGCAACGTCATATGCCATCAAGTTTGGCAACGCACGACGAACGAGCGAGATGAGGATAGGATCGTAGTTATCGATATTAGCACCAGTTGCGTTTGCAGGAGTTTCGAACAACGCAGTCTTTTCTTCTTGAAGAGCCTTTTGTTGGTTTTCGAGAACGACAGCAGTAACTGCACGCTTGTAGGAATCCTTAATTTGTCCCATGCCTTCATGGTTTAGGACAGGTTCCCACTTCTTTTGTAGAGATTCTGAAAGAAACATTTTTTTCTCCTTGTAGGGTTTTTTATTTCAACTTATTATTTATATTAATTTAGATTTGAGACGACATTCTGTCTAGTGCCTTTGAGTACTTCTCCATAAGCGGAGATGCACTGTAGTCAGTCGACTCACCAAGACTGTCAGTCATCTTTTCTTCCGTGGTAGGTTGTGCTTTAGGGAAATAATTTTCTCTAATGACATTCAACTTTTCTTCGAAAATTTCTGCGTTCTCGAATTCTACATCAGCAACAATACTTGCAAACTTCTCAGCGTCGGTTTTTGCGAGGTCTTCGGTAACCGCGATAAGTACGCTTTCTCTTTGAAGTTTAGTATTTTCCGCATGCAGTTCTACATTTGCAGTCATAGTTTGGTCCACACGAGATTGAAGTTCTTCAATCTCGACTTGCATTTCACCAAGCACATCATATTTCTCTTCAGGAACCTCAATATAGTGTTCCGAAAACAGATTCTTAAGTCCTGAAATAAACGATTCAGTGATGTCTGAACGGAGACCGTTCTCAACAGCGAGTTCGTTTTCAGCAATATACTGTTCAGCAACATAAGTTAGGTAAGAATCGACTTTCTCAACAAGTTCGCTCTTGAATTCTTCCATAAGGTCAGAAGCTTCTTCGATAAGTGCTTCTTCAAGCGCCGTTATCTTAACATTGACAGACGCAGAAACCATTGCTTCGAACAGCGATGCTGCCTTGCCACGGAATTCTTCTGACAGATTTTCGTTACCATCAAAGAGGGTTGCGAGTTCTGCTGAAAAATCTTCTTCAAGATCTTCACCATCTTCATCTTCGCTATCATCATCGTCTTCGATCAGATCATCATCTTCTGGTTCAAACTCTTCTTGATGAACGTTGCCCTTAGATGACGATTGATTAACAACCGATGCTGGGTCAGCAACAGTTTTAAAGTTTGGGGCATCACCTGGACCAGATGCAGATCCTGAAGACGAAGAAGTATCCTTGGCGTTTACGGCAACCTTTGCGCCCTGATTTTCGTCAGCATCACCATCACGGTCTTGGTGTGGTGCATCTGCCGAAGAACCTTGACGTGGTTGAGTTTGGTCGCCCGATGTATTTGACTTAGATGCCTTTGAGGTATCTTTACCGTTTGAGGCACCCATCTTTTCTGAGGAAGATGTGACCGAATTACCTTGCTTTGGTGCGGTCATATCACCGTCAGAAGCTTCAGTAATCGCTTGCTTTCCAGCAAGCAACTCTCTGATTTTTCTTTCTACAGTCATGTTTTTCTCCTAATTTTCGGAACTTAGTCTTTTATTTATAAAAAAGAAACTTTAAATCTTTGCAAGTCTATTGAGGAAATTCTCAAAAACTACCATTTTTGCTTCTTCGAGTTGCTTTTTGCTTGCCTTCTTGATGACCTTTTTCGCCATGTCATTTGTTTGTTCGGTCCATAGACCGTTAACAATCACCCATTCTTTATTTTCCATAATCCCTCTTACGAAAGCATCAGGAGCAGAAGGATCCGCAACAATATCTGCTGCGGTTGCAAGATGGAAATCGTCTTGAACGATCTGGACTCCATCTCTATTCTCTTTCAGAGTACCAAGTCCTCTTGAAGAAACACCAAGTTGACCACCTGATTCAATCAGACCACGAGCAATATTTCCCATGGGAGTATCAGTGATCTTCGCCTTACCCATCCAGTTATCGCCATCTCTATAGAGTTCGGTAACGATATGAGATACACGGTCAAGGTTGATTGACGGACCATCTGGGTGACCAAGTTCGCCGAATGCTCTCTTGTTCTCCACTGCTTCCGTCATATAACGCTGAACTTCTTTTTCCATAATCTCAGCAGGATACATACGCCCATTGCGATTCTTGAGATTTGATTGTAAGAAAACACCTTCAATGAAGAGGGATTTCTTGCCGTCTTTTTCTTCAGTGATATAACGAACGTTGTCGTTTACTTCAGTAATTAATTTCATTATCCTAGATCTCCTTGGTTCTGATGTTGTTGCGAACCATATCCAGAAACCTTAGCAAGTTCTAATACTACTGAACCAGTACCTGACGAGAAATCTACAACGATGTCTGAACCGTTTTCTTCGTTATCAGACCAACCCATGAATTCCATCTTACCACTACCCGACAAATAATATAGAACTGTGCTATTACGGGTAATTGTTGCTGTAGTGTCTACTGCCAGTGCCCAATGCAAAGTACGAATGTTCGCCTTTGGTGAAGATTGAGTTTCTGAAGTTTTCTTCAGATCGGTGGCAAGCGCGATGGTAGCGGATCCCGTGCCACGCACTTTCACCACACCATGAACCTGTGTTAGTTTTAGAACCGCCTTAGTTGCCATCTAATATTCCTTACTGGTATCTTGCTTTTTTCTGATTACGAAGGATCTTAAAATCGTGACCGTCAACCTTACCATTCTTATTGGCATCAATCTTATGTTGATTGCCCTTTAGTTCTTCAGACTTTAACGCATCTTGCATTTGTTGCTTTGTTCTTCTATGTTTTCTTTTAAAATCTGCATGTGACAATGATTCCATGTCCATCGCCAGATCTTTCATACGACCTTCTTCTAGATCGACTTCTTCTTTACGCATAGAAGAACGATTCTTGCCAACAGTTGCACTCATAGTGTCTGTTTTTGCTGAATTTCTAGCATTGTTAAAATGATTGCTTTCTGAATCTTGATCATTTTTGGCAGCAGCATTCTTGGCTTTTTCTAGATGACCCATAACAGTGGCACCATGGACCTTGACAATTGCTTTCTTGACCGCAGCAGCTTTCTTAGGTTCTGGTTTATCTCCCGCACCAAGAGCATGATCTGCATATTTGTTATACAAAGTGCGAATGGATAGATCACCTTCGCCTAGCATAATTGATTCGAATAAATCGAAATCGAATTCTTCAGACATCTTAACTTCGCCACGGCGACGCTTTAATGCCATTGTAACTCCAGCGCCACGCTTCTTCAAAGTCTTTGTGTCTTGACCATCTTTAGACCAGTCGCCGCCACCAACCTTCATTTTATCAGCAATCGGTTTGCCTTGTGCGATAGCCTTGTTGTAATAGGTGCGCACAGTTTCTCTGCTAAGTTCGTCAAGACCTTCAACCCCTTCATGGATATGAATTTCGTGCGTGCGACCAACACCTCTGACTATTTTGCCTTTAACTTTCCAGTGAAGACCGTCAATTTTTTGTTTGTGATTATCGAGGTCATCTCTTGAATGACCCCACTCACCACCAGCGTCTCTTAAATGTGCACTAACCGCCCAATGTGAATGCGTTGTTTCAAGACCCGAATAATGTCCATGTTTCCCATGACGATTTTTCGTTACTTCTTTAGTGTGAATCGTTGCTGAACCATCAGGGTGATATGTTGCTTTAGACACACCCCTCCACCCCTTTGCTGCTTTTTTTGCAGCTTGGTGTGCTTTAGAGTTCGAATCAAAGTTTTCATTCGCTTCGTCGAGATCTTCGAATTCTTCATTATATAAATGGCGAGGTTCTTGGTAATTAATCACATGATGTGTATGAGTTTTTCCCTCATGTTCAACTTTCTCATGAGATTCTTCTTCTCCGCCAGAATTTACGATTGCAGTAACTTCATGGTGATGTAAATGGGGGTTTTCTTTACTGATCTTACGATGAAGACCCTTATCAGAATAATCACCCAACTCTTTGTGCTGTGGTACTTTTACGGTATACTCTTTTTTACCAACATATCCACCATACTCTAAATGGGTTGGACCCTCGGATAAATACAGAGTTTTATTGATCTGTTCGATTAATTCTTTATACGTCTTCATCGGTTTCCCCTTCTGTTTCTGTTTCATCGCTCGAATTAAAAACAGCGGTTGCCATTTCTTCTTGACGAGCAGAAAGAATATCTGCAAGTTTTAAATCTAACGCAGCGTTGAAATCATCGCCTGCATCGGTCATATTACCCATTTCAATGTTATTTATTAAACTTTTAATTACCTCAGTATTGTCCATTATTATTGTCCTTCATCTGGTGGTGGTTGAACTCCAGGTTCTAATTGAACTGGGTCTGCCGAATTATCTAATTCAATTTGTGCAATATCGTCATCTGTCAGTTTAAGAATATTCTTTTGGATATATACTTTACTGTATAACGTACCGATATAATTTGCTACCCCATTAAGAATCTCAACACGAGATTGTATAATTTGCTGCTCTTTAGATTCAGTATAATATGCATCAGTAGCATATTTGTATTCAATATTGTTTCTGATCAGATTCCAGTCTGCTTCAGTAATAATACCTTTGATAATTAACTGAGTCTTAAGAAGATCATCGAACAGAAGAGAGAAACGACGACGAAGTTTAGCAATAAACTTAGTAAACTTCCACTCATCACGGTTAATTTCAGCAGCACGACCGAAGTTTAATCCAGACTGCTGTTGCATTCTTGAAATTGGAACGTTCAATGCTTGAAATAGTTTCTTCTGGAAGTAATCAATGTCTCCGATTTCACCGAGACTCTGACCACCTGGAAGAGTTTCAATCTGAGTACCACGTCCACCTTCGCGGCGAGGCAACCAGAAGTCTTCTAGCATTGACATAAACTTTTTGTCATCGCGAATCTCTCCAGTGTTACCATCATATACCAGTTTATTTCTATACTGATTCATAATGCCTTGGAGATATTGTTCCGCTTTAATCTTTGGGAGATTACCGACGTCAACATAGAATACGCGACGTTCTGGTGCTCTCGAAATTCTATAGATTACTGCAGCGTTTTCCATCATGCGCAACTGATTGGCGGGACGGATCGCTTTATGCAGATACGACAATGGAATGTTCTTATCCTGATCACTCAGACCAGAAGGAACATAGCAAATCGCATCTCTAGTAACCTTCATTGTTGCAGCAGATCCAGGAGAAGCAGTATGCGCTTTATCTAGAACAATGCCACGTTCATTATACACAAAGTATTCTTCGATCTTCTTGATGAACTCAACACCTGATTTTTCATCTTTTTCTTTAAAGATCTCACGGACTTTTTTAATCTTACGAGGATCGATAAAGCGAACATCGGTAATACCATTTTTAGGTTTTGCCGTATCAATTACTTTGTGGAAATAAATTCTACCATCAATATACCAACGACGATAATAGTCTTGTGCTCTCAGATTAAACTCTAATAGATCCAGAATTGTTTCGAACTCTTGTTCAATCTTTTTCTTAATTGGATCAGATAGTTTGACATTATCAAGATTAATTTCTACAGGACGCTCATCGTCAAGGTTTGAAATAGAATCATTCACGATATCATCAATGGCAGAATCGACATCTGCCATAAAGGCAATGTCGCGATACTTTTTAATAAGTTCTGCCTCGGTGTTGGCAGTTCCTTCTAAGTCAAGATAGGTGCCAAAATAACCACCTGCCTTAATGACATCAGAACCTCCATCGTCCGTCGGCGGCACAAACGATTTTTCCGTCGGTGCCGCCTTAGATTTTTCAACTTTATAACCAAAAATTTCCATAATTCAATTTTACTTTATATTATTACGCAACAGTTTCACCAGGACGTTCACCAGCAAAGGTGGTGTAGTACTGATACTGGAATGTTACTGTGAACTCTTCGACAACATCGTTCTGACCATATTGCAGAGCAATTTCTGACATATTGATCGGGAATGCATCCACCAGTATGTATGTTTGAAGAGTTTTATCATTGCGATCAAGATGCGCAACTGTAATTTGTGCTTGGTAATCGCGTGGTGTAGTATTACCTGTGTTAAATTCTAAATTATTCATCAAATTCATCCATCTTTCGATTGGACGACGAAGTGAAAATTCTGTATCGTTTACAATGGTAATTGTAAATGGGTCGAAGATACGCTCACCAGCGAGTTTAACTTCGCGACCACGATACTGAAGTAGAGTTGGGTTTACGTTAGATGCGGGAAGTGAAGCACCAGTAACCAAAATAGTCTTTTCTCCAACACCACCAATTAGTGATGGGAAACCAAGTGTTACTTGGAATTGATTTGGTCTTGCACCGCCAGCACCCAGAAACCCCTTAAATCTTGAAATATCCATATTAGATTCTCCTAATCTTTTTCTTATTTATAGGGTTATGCGCCGACTTCTTCAAACGAAATCGAAGTTCTCGTAGCGATGAAATTCAATTTGACGAAGTTAATCGATTTTGCTGGTTTGATAAAGATGTCAGCAACGAATTCGTTACGGTCAACTACTTCGCCAGTGTTATTCGTTTCGTCGCAAACCACACGGAAGTCAAAGATACCACGACGACCGCGAACATCGCGGAGGAATGGTTCTACAATCGACTTGAACTGAGCGCGAGTGAACACGTCATTGAATTCGAACAACTGGAATTTAGCAGCAGTCGAAATTGCTTTTTCAAGAACGATAAACAGACGACGAACATTGATACGATCAAACGCTGATGGTTTCGCAATAAGTGTCTTGTCACCATAGAGAACAATACCATTTCCTGGAAGATTAGCAACAGGGTTGATACCATTCTTATAAAGTTCGTCACGCTCTGCTTGGTTTGGAGTCCAAAGAAGTTTAACAACGTTCTTAATCGCACCACGAGTTAGACCAGCAGGTGAGAACCAAGGATCATTGGTATTGTCAGTACGAGCACAAAGACCAGCGATGTCAGGGTTCAAAGGAACGTTGACATATACGTCATTGTAACGATCGTATTGACGCTTCCAACCCGAGTCGGCAACAACATATGAACTAAAACGATTTAGATCTGTTTTAAAGTAATCAACGACATCTGTGATCTCGTCGCCTGCATTGTTCTTAACATCAGCAAGAGCAGGGGAAACAAACGTAACGCAATCTTGGCGACCAAGTGAAAGTGTATCAATCGCATACTGTTGAACAGCAGCAACATGACCACCAGTAATTACCAGAGAGATATCTACTTGTTCTTTATCAACAAACAGTGCATATCCAGCAGTAAGATTGCCAGTTGCAGGAGTAGCATCAACACCACCCACGAAGGTGGACGTATGCTCACCTGTAGCAGTAATAAAGTGATAAGCGCCAGCACTGGCAGCAGATCCCCAACCTTTTGCTGCACCAGCATTGTCTGGATGTTTTAACCACCAAGCATACCTTGACTGGGCATTGATTACATTTTTATAATAGATTGATCCGCCATCACTACCTTTTGCATCAGAAGCAACTGATAAGTTTGCGAACTTCTCAAGAACTGTTCCTGCAGTTCCAGTAAACTTTCCAAGACCGTCGACTACAATTACGTGAACTTCATCTAATGATGCGCCCAGAGCAGCAGCATAAGTAGAAGTTGCTGGGGCTCCAGCAAATCCCGAAGCATAATCCCATGTATCAAATCCTGTTGAGTCACAGAGTGAAACAATGAGACCGTTGCCTTTTGACCCAGGATATTTTGCAGCATAATGTGCAGTTTGAGAACCATCACTGAAACTGTTTTCATAGACGTCTTCGTTTGGAATATAAAGTGCATGACCCGCAGCGCCAGTAGCGTTTCTTGCTGCTGTTCCACATGCGCGAACGAGTTTGAGGTTGTTGGTATATGCGAGGTAGTTTGCAGCAGAATAGAAGTCTACTACATTGGTTGAGGTTGGTCCACCAAACTTGAGTACAAGTTCGTTCTCGGATGCAACAGTAACGATTTCTTCCGCTGGTCCCCAATTGAAATTACCTACAAATGCGCCAACAGAAGTCGAAACTGCTGGGACAACATTAGTAAGGTCTTGTTCTGTAACTAGGACTCCAGGCGATAACTGAAAAGCCATGTTTTTATTCTCCTTGTGTTAAAATGATCAGTTTCATCTTGTTTCTTATTTATAACTCGTGTATTTTGTGTTATCGATACGTCGTATCGACTTTCCAATAATCACCCCCAGCAATAAACGCTTCTTCTTCTCGTCCACTAACAATAATACCAAAGGGAGTAAGTTCTTCTTCAATTTGTCTCATTTGGGTGTCATATAATTTTTCACGAATATCTATATCAGTCAAGTCTTTAAAATAAGTATTTGTGGTTAACCATCCGAACAGTACTAGACACATTGCTAAGTCGTCATGATAACCTTCGTCTGCTTGATACGATCCTGCTTTTTCAATAAACGTTGACAATTCACTGATGGTATCAGCATCAAAAATTTGTAGTTTCATTTCTTCTAATAACGACTTAAACGTAAAACAACCCTGTCGTTTGACCTGCTTTGACATTTTGACACCAAAGGTTGTCGTTCTGCCAAATCCAGGAGACAAGTATTGTTTGTTCGCATCTCGAGCAGTGGTAAGAATATTATCATATTCTAAGTCGCTGTGTAAAATATCAGCGACTTGCTGCCCAATATCATTAACTTCAATCAATACGTGTGCGGAATTATAATCTCTCGCTACTTTATTTATAATATTAGGAAACAGCAGCGGAGCAATCTTATTATCACGATACTTCGCTACCATTTTATACGGAACAGTAGTAACGTCGATTACCACTGCAGTGGAGTAGTCTCCCCCAATACCTCTAGCAGTATCAACCGTCATTGCATATGCTCGGTCTGGCATAGGTTCTTCGAAGATATCCAGTCCATCCTTGGTATAGACTGGATCAATAGAACTCATATTAGCGAGAGTTTTGGAGTTAATAAGTGTATTGCTCGAACCGAGGAAGTTACACATAACTTCTTGATTGAATTTCAATTCACCAAGTAGTCTTAGTTGTTCTTCTGCCCATGCGTCATCGCGTCCTGGAATTTCAGTGTATGGAATGAACATAGGCACAAAACCATTTGCACCTTTTTCTGCTTCGTTCCAGAATTTCCAGAAGTGGTTATATCCCAGAGGTGTTGAGGTCAGAAGGATCTTAGTCGTTTGACCAGCAGAAATTGTAGGATAAACTGAAGCGAAGAACTGCTCAGCAACTGTGTTTGGAATAATTGCCGCTTCGTCGATATACAACCAGTTAACAGACTTACCACGAATACCACTGGTAGTTGTCGCGGAGGTAAATACTTTCGATCCGTTTTCTAATTCAATGTCACCCTTGTTCCAAGTCTTTACACCTTGTTGCATCCAGAGCGGCAAGTTTTCATACATGCCTTGATAACGAGACATAACTTCTCTGGCAGCAGAGGTTTTGTTTGCCATTATAGCAACAGTTTTGGATTCTTGGAAAAGTGTATACCAGAGGATACACGCAGCGGAAGTAATAGTCTTACCTTGCTGACGACCCTCCATAAGAATCGCTTTACGATTGTCCAGAATATGAGCGACTTTGCGCTTCTGGCAATCATAGAGTTTGAATAACTGAAGACCGTGATCGAGAGTAACGATTTGACAATAGTTCTCAATAAAGTAAATAGGATCCTCTTGGCACAACTCGAGTTCGGCCAATTGCTCCATTGTAAAACTATGTTTGTGCCCGATCGGTTTTAAATTAATATTACCGTGGTATGAGGATTCTTCTTCATTCATGGTCAATTATTTTTGCCTTCTCTGCCTTTAATGCTTTCAAAAGATCTGATGTGGATCCAGCAAAGACAATATTATTCTGGGTCTCGATATTACCCTTTGACGGTTGCTCTTCGCGCAATTTCTTTTTCCTTGCCTGAAGATCTAATAGATCTTTGGCAGTGTCGCCTGTGGTTTTAATCAACTGCCCAACAACTTCATAGGCACGAGGACTGTCGCTGGCAAGAGCAACACCTAGCATTCCATCGAGTGCTTGTTGACTTTTGTCGATAAGAGTATTAAGTTTCCGACGAGCAATTTGATAATCGTCTTCGATATCGTCACCCGTGGGTATGTACGCAACGGGAACTTGAATTGGTTGAGCAGGTGGGATGACTACTGCGGTAGATATTGGCGCAGACTGAGTCCCAAAAATCTCATCTAGTTTTTCATAGTTATTCGAAGAACTCATCAAATGTCTCCACATAGTCCCACGCACCAATTTCTGGTGTTACGTCGGAAGGTGTTGTTGTCACTGTATATCTTTGTCCATTGTTGATATCAACCGTATCATTTGCGTAGGTATTTGCAATTGCAGTTCTAATGATACCTTGTAGTTCGACTGGTCCATAGAAATTCAATCCAAGTTTGAAATTCAAAGTCCAGATAACTGACTGTCTCTGAGTATAATCGCCTTCGTATTGATCTTCATAATCGATTCCCTCCATCGTTATTTGCAAGTCGCGCTTAATACCCATCTCGGGAACATCATTAATTGTAACACAAAAATCTGGATTGAAGAATGGTAGAATCTGTTCAATAATTTGCAATCCATCATCTTGGTTCTTTGCGAAAACGTAAAGAGAAATCGACATGTCATATGGAGTGCTTGTAAACTGACTGCGCAACTTATTTGTATCGTCGCCTGAACCTACTGCAATGTTTTTTGTCAGCACGTTAATCTTACGAGTTGGATTGTAATTGAGTCCAGTGATTTCAAACCCAATTCTTGGTAGTGTAATTGCTGTGCTTGCTGGATCGGTTGTAGGAATCGAGGCAATACGAGCAAGAAATTTCTGCTTAGTTGAATATGCCAGCGGAACACGCAGACTCTGCACATATTCTCCTTCAGAGTTTTTGCGCTGGACAACAATGTTGTTGAAGATGGTACCAAAGGCAATAATCGCTTTACGAATATGCGAGTGATAGAAAAATTTACCTGCGAACATTAGTTCCTCACCAACACTTCACCGAATGGATTGATAGACGTAAAGTCTATAATTCCATCTGCGTATGCAATATCATCAAAGTCTTCATTGTTTGCCAGTGGATCAATTTCGGATATAGAATATCCTGCCAAGATCAGAGAATCACCAGAGTCTAACAATAGATTTCCACTACCTTCTAGCAAGAACTGGTATGCATACTGATCTTCTGACTTATCATCGATAACATCGATTTCTGCATTCCCAGTAATAAATCTCTCAGAACTATATTCAAAGACTTCACACTTCAGTTTGAATATGTTAATCTTACCGAGTTGATAGAACGGATTAAGAAAGTCAACATACTTAATTTCAAAGAACGTCTTGGTCTTTGGAAAATAAAGAATATCGCCTTCTGATGGTCTTGTTTCCAGTTGCAGATCGTCAGCGTTATTCGCTACAGATTCTTCCCAGCGTCTCTTAGAAACTACGAAGGTTGCTGATGCTCTAAACTCAAACCCGAACTTAGTGAACAGATCGCCTTCGCCCTCAAAACCTTCTACGTTCTCTAGATACATTTCCAGAGGATAGAATTGACTGAAGTATGATAGAGGATCTTCGCCGAAAATTGGATCTTGGTTAGCAATAGTTCTTGGAAGATAGTAAACGTCGTGTCCATAAATCTTAAGACTTTCAATGACAAGATCCTCCACCAAACGCTGTTCGTTTGTTGTTCCCGAGGTATTGCCAGATTGAAAGTAAAAATTCGTTGGCATCTCTTATCCTGTATAAAAATCGACAGGGAGTTCCGACTTCAATTGCATTTCAGATTCGATTTGTTTAATCTCATCGACTGCTTCATCATAAACTTGTTGACCATTAAGAGTAACACCACCTGGAAGTTGGATTCCTCCAAACTTCTTCATGTTCTCACCCCATTGACGTTTGATCAATGCAGTGGTATACATCTTTAAGAACATGTCGTTATAGACTTTAGTATATTCTGTTGGATCTAAAATGCGATAGCATTCAACAATAATGTAATCACCGACTTGGAAAGTTTCGCTCCAATTTACATCGATGTAAAGTTTATCTGTTTTTCTGTTAAACCTAATCGAACGCATTCCAGGAAAAATCTGGTCATACATTTGCAAAGTTGTTTTAACTTGTGCGTAATAGATAAGGTCTGCTGCCAAAAGATTATACATGTCGTTAAGTCTAAACTGATAGACCAAGTTGAACATGTTATTTGGATTTTCCATACCATCGCTCGGAGCATTAAAATTGAACATCTTGATGATACCAATTACTGCGTCTGGAATGGGAATATACTGGTTATCTAAATCCCCAGCAGTATAAAACAGAGAAGATGCAAGCGTACGAGTAAATCCAGAAATCTCTCCAGTTACGTTTTCACTTGCTTGGAATACACCAGATGTCGCACCAACTGTAGCAGTTGTGCCACTTAATGAAACTAAAGTACAAGATGCACCTGATGTTCCACCAACGAGTTTTTCGCCGAGATTAAATGACGGGGAACTTAGTCCGCTGAATTTAAGAGTGTTGCCTGTAATTTGGTGCTTCAGATAAGTTCTCTCGACACCATCGAAATGATATTCTTGAAAATACTGCAATGCATCATCAACGCGATCAGAAACCTGATCTTCGTCTACGTTGATTTCAATTACTGGGAACCCTAGTCTGCGGAGACAGTAATCTATTAATGTTTGTCTCGTAGAAATCGTCATATCATGTCCTCTTTAGGACTATTTATAATTACCAAGAAGAGAGCGCAATTCTTTTCCAAGTATCGGTTGCAACACAGATGTAGAGATAATTGGTATCAATTGCAATAGTATTTACTATTCCAGTTGATGTGGATGAAGCAGGCACACCGACAGATTCAACGTACATGCTAATATCACCAAGACTTTTTGATGCAGAAGATTCAGTCTCCACACCACCTAAATTTAACGTGGTATCCACATTTTGTGTAATTAAACCAAAATCTTGGTTTGATGAGAGATAATAATCGTCTGGTAAATTGCTACCAATTTCTATAATACTACCATCAGTTTTTTTCGAGTATAATATTCCATCTGCTAAATTTACTGCAAGTTCTCCCACTGCAATATCACCCACAGAAGGTATTGCATTGGCAGTTTCACTTCTTTTGATTTGAACAATTGTTCCCATTAGTTAAGCAGAGTCCCAGCGGAATCAAAAATTGCAACACGGGCGATAGAATACCACTGTGTAGATGATGATGCCATTATTTCAATTGAACCATTTGCTGCGACCTGAATTGCTGCGTTTGCTGATAATGCGTCGATTGTTCCGCCAGTTGCTGGATAGATGCTAAGAGTGTTTGCACCCTTGTTAACAATTACAATTCTACGTCCTGCAGTGGCAGTTGGGAGTCTAACTCCAGTAGATGCAGCAACTGTAGTAACTACGTTATAATCTACAGTTAAAGCAGTAGCACCCGCTTGAGTCGAACCAGCAGCGGAAACTGCATTATTATTATCTACAACCGCACCATTCAGTGCTGGTGTCGTTAATGTTTTATTGGTTAGAGTCTGGGTTGCGGTAGTGCCAACAACTGGAATGTAGTTAGTTCCGTCTACTGTATATTCCCAAACATCGGTAGTTTCATTCCATTGAAGAGCAACGTTAGTGGAAGTACCACGTTCTACTTCGATACCAGCATTTTGTGAAGGAGTTCCTGCTTCATTACTATTTAAAGTAATAACATTATCAGCAAGATTGATTGTTTCGGTATTAACAGTAGTGGTGGTTCCAGAAACCGTGAGATCGCCAGCAACAGTTAGAGCATTATTAACAGTAGTTGTGCCAGTGGCCGCACCGATAGAAAGAGTAGTTGCCGCACCAGCAAAGTTTACTGTAGTCGCTGTAGTATTAACTAGTGCAAAGGTTGTGCTTGGGGTAGTTAATGATGTTGTAATTGCAGGACTTGTGCCAAATACCAACGCACCTGAACCAGTTTCATCACTGATTACACCAAGAAGTTCTGAAGAAGAAGTCGCAGCGAAAGCACTTAGTTTATCTGCAGTATAAGCAACTGTACCACCAGCACCAAACGCAACAGAAGAAGCATCAGTACCAGTGAGCGTTAATGTATTACTTGCGGTTAATGTTTTTCCATCAGCAACAGTTAAAGTTGACCCAGTTGCAGGAGCTGTAAATGTTACTTTGTTAATTGTAGTAGCACTTGCTACACCAAGAGTTGGCGTTACAAACGTTGGACTTGTGGTAAACGCAACCGTATTACTACCACTTTCGTCAGTAAGGGCAGATGCAAGGTTAGCACTAGAGGGTGTTGCTAAAAACGTTGCTACACCAGTACCAAGTCCAGAAACACCAGTCGAGATCGGAAGACCTGTGCAACTTGTTAGTGTTCCAGATGCTGGAGTACCAAGAGCAGGTGTTGTTAGTGTTGGACTGGTAAGTGTCTTGTTAGTTAGAGTCTGAGTCGCTGCTAAAGATACGAGTTCGAATCCTCCTACAGTCGTGCCATCATGAACTACTACAGTATCTTTTGTTGTATTGACGGTAACTTCGCCCTCGGCACCAGTAAAGGTTGAGTGCTGAACAGTAGTCCCTCTTCTAAGTTGTAAAATCGTTGCCATTTTTATCTCCTAATCCCATCCTATTTAGGTATATGTTCCACCATTAATAATGGCACCGTCTTTTATATTTGTCAGAGTGGTTTTCAACAACTCGTGGCCACCAGCAGTTGATCCATCATGCACCCTTATCGTATTGTTTGTGGTGTCCACAGTGATTTCTGCTTCAGCCCCAGTAAAGGTATTGTGCTGAGTAGAAGTACCTCTTCTTAGCTTGACTCTTGCTGCCATTATGCGATACTCCCGTAATCAACTGCATTATATGCAGCAACATTGTCTGTAATTAATCCATAATCCAGATCAGTAATCTGATTGAGACGAACGATCGCAGTTCCAGGACTTGTTGCTGTATCAACGAAGAAGTCGCTGAATGCAGTATCAGCAAACGAGATTGTTGCTACCGATGTTGCTGCACCACCATCATTTACTTCAACACCACCAAGACTTACAACAGTACCGTCAGTTTTCTTGGAAAATATCTTTTTGTCAGTTAAATTGACTGCGAGTTCGCCTACAGCAAGTTGACCATCTGTGGGTACTGCGCTGGCGGTTTCACTTCTTTTGATTTGAACTACTGTTGACATTCGTAAATCCTATCCGTCTTTTGTAAAGTTCGATTCTTCCCAGTCGGACTTAGCGGCTTTCTTTGCAGGCGTAGTAGACGCAAGATTTGCTGCCTCTTCTAATTCCTGGATCTTGGCTGTCAATTCAGCCACGGTCTCGTTTGCCATATTCAACTGAGTCTTCGTCATGATATTATCAAGAGTAATTGTTTTAAGTTGTTCGGCCAAATTATTAATATACGAATTGATGAACTTAGTTTGATCCATTATGTATCTCCACAGAGTTGGGGTGGGACAATCCCACCCCATTCTCATCTATTTATTAGTATGTTCCACCGTCGATATTACCGAACGAAGGAGCAGCACCTGAACCACCGGATAGAAGAACTTGGCCTGCAGTTCCAGCAGCCGTAACACCGAGTGCAGAAGTGCCGTTACCGAACATAACGCCGTTAGCAGTAAACGTTGCCGCACCAGTACCACCGTTTGCAACAGTGATTGCTGAAGCAAGCGACGAAATAGTTCCGCCCTCAAGGTTAGCAACAAGAGTAGCAATGGTGTAACCAGTTGCCGCTGTGTTAACAGTTGTGGTTGGAGCAGCTTGTGAGTCCTTGAAGAGTCTCCACTTACCGTCTGAAGCATCGCGGAAGATACCTGAGTAAAGGTCTAGTGAACCGCTGGTATCATACATACCGAACAGACCGATGTCAACTGCGTCAGTTGCGTTATTGTCGTTACCAACAAACACGAGTGGATCGGTTACGCTCAGAGTTGTCGAGTTAACAGTAGTTGTCGTTCCCGAAACTGTAAGGTTACCAGCAACTGTTACGTTAGCACCCGAAAGTGTAAGAGCAGTTGTTCCGCCAGATGACTTAATGTCGTTTCCTGTTACAGTCAAATCACCAGCAACGGCAACGTTAGCACCGTCAAGTGTAAGAGCAGTAGCAGAAGATGACTTGATATCATTACCAGTTACGGTAAGATCACCAGCAACAGTAACGTCAGAACCAGCAAGAGTTAGAGCAGTAGCAGAAGATGACTTAATGTCATTTCCAGTAACTGTTAGGTCGCCAGCAACAGCAACATCTGCACCCGAAAGAGTGATAGAAGTTGTTCCGCCATTTGCCTTAATGTCGTTACCGCCAACTGTTAGGTCACCAACAAGGGTAACATTTTCTGTAAGAGCAACAGTTACGGCAGCATCTTCAGAACCTGAACCTGTGATAGTAACTTGGTTTGCAGTTCCAGCAACAGTAGCAACATAGTTACCAGTTGTGTCAGTTCCAAGAGCAACCGAGTTGGCAGCAATCGAAGCAACACCTGTTTCGCTGATTGTAATGTCGCCAGAAACGGCACCATAGATGTAATCGCCAATATCTTCAGCAGTAATCTTTCTGTTTGCAGTCGCTGAGGCATCATAAACAAGGAATTCGTCTGCATCAGCAAGTGCTGTCAGAGCAGTAGTTCCGTTTACGTCAACAACGATACCTACTGAATTGTCTGAAATCGTTGTCTTGATACCAGCAGTACCAGCAAAAGTCAGAGTTCCACCAGTCGAGAAG